ACATCAGGTTCATATTTTGCAGCATAACTAAGACTGTTGTACACTTTTGAGTTTTGTTCAATCTCATCTAACACCCTCAATAACTCTTTTCTTGATTGAAGTTTTGATTGAGTAATGTTATCTTTAATGAAGTTTACAACTATGAATATTCTATGCACTTCAGGATATGATTGAGTGCAGTCAAATGCAATCTGCTTTAAAATAAGCTCCACAGACTGTTCAAACATGTATCCAATGCATAATAAAAGGTCTTTATCTTTCATTAAACGTTCTTTGGAGTACTTATCATACTGAGCTATCCCCATTTCGTAGAAATAAGTAGAACGTGCCTCTAACATTAGCATAAAGCAATCACCTATTTTACTTTGCTGAGTTCTTCTTCTATAACTCTCTTCACAGTAGTGTTATATTTCTTTTTCATCTCAGATAATAGTGTTTCTACTTTATCTATATCCATTGTATAAAACTTCTGTGGCTTCTCACGCATTGGATAGACCGTACATTCATACCTACCCCTGTTATACAGGACTTCAACCTCAAACTGCCCGAGAGATACAACCCTACAATAATCTAAATTTATATCCCCCACTACTTTTGATTCTTCAATCTCACTGAGTTCCCCAACTGTTTTTTCCAAGAAATCATTACAAACTCTAGTCAACGCTGTTGCAATATAAGATTGGTTTCGAATGATATTACACACTCTTTCAACAGGCATATTTTCCGTATGAATAAGGGGTTCACTATCTGTTCTCAAACTCACTTCCCTTGTCACAGTTTTTAATGTTCCATCATCTAATATAGTTATGTACATCACTATATCAAGTAACCTACCATCAAACAACCTCAATACGTATAACCCATCTTTAAGTCCAAAGAATCTTCCTAGACTAAGTAGCTCATCTAAATAAACCTTTGTATCCATTTTTGGTATCATCATTACTCTGTCCCCTTGATTAGTTGAAATACTTTTTCTGCTAAATTAACCTTAAATTTTTCGTACCTTGCATTTATACTATCACTTAACTCGTGCCATTGAGTACCTTTTCCAATATAAAGCATACAAGTCAATAAATTAAAAGTTTCTAATTTGGGTGGATTGTTTGATAACTTATGTTCTTCAACATACTGTTCAATTTCATCACAGAATGGATGTCTTGCTCTATCGCAAAATGTTTGTAGTTGTTTAGAAATATCCTCTGAGTTAGATAGTAAGTTTTCAACCTCTTTACGAGTAAATTTACCTATTGCTAACAATTCATAATACAGTCTGTCTGAGGTTATAAAAGATAGAGTCCCTTCAAATAGTTCGTTAGCTATTCCTTTTAGACTTAGTTGCAATTCACCGTATCTTCCATAGAAAACAGTAAGACTATATCCCCCATTCAATTTATGGAATCCAGTACCGTATTTCTCTAATAAATCTTCAATTCTCATACTTACAGCTCCTCAATGTTAAATACTATATTGGTTACTTGATTTAGAAATACCCTATGCCTTTTATAAAGTACCCTACATAGTTCTTCTTTGTTATAGTTATCAGCAGTTAATTCAGTTTCTAGTTTATTAGTGTAAACATCTAAATACCAACTATCCCCATAACTATTAGCAGAACCAACTTCTACATTATAAATGATTAGATTAAATTCTTCTGCTTCAGTATCCTGTTCTAAATCGTTTGTTGGTCTATTCACTCTAAACTCTTCAATAAATTCGTCTTTTGTCTTTTCACATAAATTAACAACTTTCTTTGAAATTGTATCTATGTTTAACACTAACCTTTCAAAATCTTTGTAGACTAATGTTCGACTCCCACCTAGAGGTGTGATGTACCCTTCATAATCCTTAAAAAATAACGATGCACTATAATGATTATTTTCTAATGGAGTGAAGTATAAATATAACATTGCAAAGTTACCATCAACGATGTTCAAGGAATAGATTGACCGAGCTACCTCTAACGTCGTATTTTCTAAAAGTTTTTCAATATCCACTATGAAAACTCCTTGCTTCTACTTTAAAATTTCCTCACCATTTAACATGTTATGATAGAGTTGCGGATTAAATTCTCCACTCTGCTCATGTGCAAAGAAAATATCCTTGTCAGAAGATGTGAGTGTTAGTAAATAACAATAAGCACGATTAGAGTCAACATCATTTTCGTATTGCTTTCTTAACGTAACAAATAAGTCAATATCACTTTCTTCTGTGCAACGGTTAGTAATTGTAGAACCGAATACCTTTATAGAAGAGAAGTATTCTCTTACCTTTTCGTCATTTGCAATCTTTTCGATTTCTAATCTCTTAATCTTACTTATCATAGCTAAATCATACCACAACTCTATATAAATGTCAATATTATTCTAAATCTAAATCAAATTCTTTTTCTAAGTACTTAACAAAATCAATTAAATCATCTGTTGGTAAATAGTTTTCAAGTGCAGTAATTACATCTGCCTCTGAAATACCACAATCACAAATGATTGTATCTAATGCTTGTACTGCTTGTTCATTTGTAGTAATCTTCATTTAATAATCTCCTTAATCTAGTGCAATACTATACTCAATGTTATCTGTGAATCTAGTTTCTAATTCTCTTATAATGGCTTTTTCTAACTTAGAATCGTTAATTCCTTCACCATCTTCGAAAATCTCAACATCTTCTACACAGAAATCTCCCACATACTCACACTCTTGGTAATAATCAAAAGTCGGTTTAGATAAATCTAATTTATATGTAGCAGTTAGATATGCGTTAAAAGTAATATTTCTAACATCTCCATCTTCATTTAATGGGCACCCATCATAAGCAGAAAAGTCCTCATCATCAATCTGAACTTCAACTGTTACTGTTATATCATCTATCCCAGTATCTACTGAAATCTCCTTGTAGGTTACATTTTTACCACCTACTAAATTGTTTGTAATTTCAAGTTGTAATGGTACTTCAATTCTCATATTTTTAACCCCTCAATTCTATTCTACACGTAGTATCTGTGGCAAGTTGTGTTTGCAAGAAGTTTTTAATTATCTCTAATATTTCTAAGTCATTTTTATCCTTTGAACCATCTTGTGTGTAATGTACATTCCAAAGAACTACATCAGCAACTGTACTGCAATCAATCTCCTGATTAAATATAATCTTATCAAGTTTATACACAATGTCAGCTTCAGCATTTACAGTGATTGGTAGTGTATCACCGTGTTCATCTTTAGGACACTCATCGAACATGGAAAAATCAAAATCTAAAATGTAGTGTCGAACATAAATGAAATAATTGTCTTTATTTTGTACAGTAATTAATTTTGTTGTTACTCTAGACTTATTTAACACAGTATTATAGAACTCTATATCAACTGGTAATTTTGCTAACATACTTTTAACTCCTCAATTTTCTTTAAATGTTGGTTAATATGAAAACGAGCATCAATCATCTCGTTTATGAATAAAATAAACTCATTTAGATTATCTCTTGAAACAATAGAAGAATCAGAGAGAGTTAATTCGGAATTAATAAATCTACATGTCCAGATTACTTTTAACTCATCTTCCCCATAGTACTCTTCCAAGAATACTTTAACTCCATCATTCACAAATTCAAAGTAGGTTTCAAAATCAGTTTCAACTAACTTATGTACACCATTACTTACTTTATTTGCAAATTCTTTAAATGTAAACTCACTCATTTATTATACTTCACCCCACTTTTGGTCATCTCTATTATCAATTTCCACACGGTCCTCTTCAAATTCAAACTCTGTCTTATCTCTTGAAACATTTATCTCAATTTCACCCTCTAAATCTTCTACTACTGCATCTGCACCAGTATAATCAGCATCTAAAGGAGAGTATCCTAATTCATCCAGACCACGCTTTTTATAATAATCTTCTAAATCTTCAAACTTAGAGAAGTAGTATCTGATAAACTCATTCTTACCACCACTCTGTACAATACCCATACCTGGATATGTTGAATCAATCGTTGTTGCTAAGTTGTTATCTAAGGCAACCATACTTGCCCCAGTTTCAGTGGCTCGTCCGCAAAAGCCTCTAACCTATATACCCTTGGTTTCCCAATATTTCCTCAGGGAGTAGACTATACCATCACATAATGTGTCGAGATTATAGTCGTTGAACGTCATTCTCAAATTAATGAGAAGTTTCGATGCGTTTGATTTCCCAATCATAAACGATGTTACCATACCAAATCCGTTACTATTTGCCACAATGTTATCACTAACATTGCTTGGTTGTTTATGCTCTAAGGGGTTTCCCGCAATTTACTCGATTTAATGTGGTCTATAAAGACTTAAACCACAGTTGTGTGTAAATATCTTATTTCCATTATCAGTATAAATTAAGAATTGACTATCTGATGAATCTGTTGTAATACAAGCACAATCTACAGCAGGTACTTTAGATACTCTAACTAATCTAATGTTATCTTCATATCTTCCGAACCTAATATCATTCTCAATATACCAATCTTGATTAATAAATAAATCCTCTGTTTCCGTTACATACTCATAAGTGTTATCCTTGTTTTGTACAGTCCATTGGTGTACATCTGAACAAGTTACAGTGCCATTTGTAAAAGTAATTTTATAAACAGTCTTAGGAGTATGTGTTGGAGTTATGTCTAAGATATTGTGGAACTTATTGTCAGTGCCAAACACTTTATCGTCTAACGTAATATCTCTTAGTAGTTTATCCCCACTGTCTGTCACAACTAATGTATCTAATGCTAATGGATTTGAACGAATTACTGTAGGCAAAACAACCGCGGAAGGTTTCTGGGTACAAACTATTGCATGAATAGCAGCACTTCTTCCTAATTGAGTAATAGAAGCAATTAAACTAACAATTTCAGTTCTTAGCATATCTTGGTCTTTTGACTTTTGGTCTTTACTACCACTTAATTGGGTTAACTCTGCCAACTCATCAACTATCGTAACTAACATTTTCATCTCATCAGAGTAGATATAGTTTACACAGTTGTAGTTTACTTCAATCCAATCTATTCCATTTAAACAAACTTCAATCTTACTTGTTGTTTCAGTATTTACTAATCCAACTAGTTCATTTGCAGTCATTTCTTTTTCGACTGAATTAACCTTTACTTTAATAATATCAGTTTCTAAGTAATCTCTACCAGTAACATATACTTTCCCAGACTTCTTAGTAGGTTTATACTCCATGATATTCTTTATTTTTAATTCAGCTAATCTTTGGTTTCTACGATACATTGCCTGTTTTGCAATTCTAAGTACTTCAACTGCCTCTTCTACAGTATTTGCTACCCCAGTAATTCCTTTCATTCCCTTATAGCCAGAAAACTCCGTAAACTTAGGGTCAATTAAGGATAATGCAACTTCGTTTCTATGTGCAATTCCCCCATAAATGATGTTCTGAACTGCTACAGACTTACCTCCTCCGGTTGCCCCACAAATAAGCCCCTGCGGTGCAGAAGGTAATTCCATATCGGCAGGAAGTGGGTTTCCCATCTCGTCTAAGAATTGGCTCTTACCTAATCTCTTTTTATCTACCTTATCAGGCAACCATCCAAATTCACCTTTACCCGTAATACCTAATGAGAAGAATCTAGTAGGTCTTAGCCAACTACCCTTCCATCTTGCCACAGTAGGTGGTTTATCGTATCCAACAAAACTTATTTTTCGTTCTTCTAAGTGCAATTCATAGTTCCATGTATATGTAGATAAGAAGTTATTTAACTGGTTTAAGTACTCTGGTAAATACTTATCATCAAATGTAATAGGGTCTACTATTACATCAATTTTATTAATTGTATTATACTTATGTTCCAAAGTAAAAGGTACATTATTAAAATCTACCCCTTTACCCTTTTTATCAACTAGATTATGTAGAATCTCATATATTTGAGTTATCTCTTCCCTAGTTTTCTCAATACGCTGTTTTCGTAATGTTGTCAAGGTCAATGTAATAGATACACTTACCAGTAAATAAGTAAGCATCACCCAAATTGCATAGTTTATAATTAGGTTATTAACAGCTTGTAATATAATTGCTACAACAAATAACCCTATCAATAATAAACTATCTTGCCTTGAATAATTAAAATTCTCTTCATTATCTGTTGTTACATCCATAGTTATATTGGAAATATACTGTGAAAGTGATACAGATAAGAAGTAAATTAATACATACATATAATTTCCTCACTTTCTAATTATTAGAACCACTTAATTTTAAATGTTAATTCTGGATTCCACTCTTTAAATGGTGCTAGATAATCTTCTTTACTCATGAAATATTCTTCTTCACTGTTTAAGTTAAAGAATATACCCCTATACTCAACTCCATAAAAGTGATTATTTACTTCCACTTCTTCTCCAGTAAAAGCAATCTTAAAAGGTACATCTTCTCCATCTTTATTTATTGTATAGACTTCAAAACCGTTAACCCCAGCTACAAAGTCTGTTAATTCCTCTCTAAAATCGGTATGTAAGTTATGATTTTCTGCTTTCTTAATGTCACTCAAACCATAACAATCTGTATATCCCTTTTTAAATGCTTCTAATATCTCTCTTAATGTCATAATATCCACCTAAATACATATACAATCTTGTGTTATCTCAATGTTTTTAGCAAGTTCTATTAATAATTGATTCCCTGCTATTGTGAAATCCTCATAAGTGTATTTATCAACAGATAGATTTGGTTTAACAGTAATTGTTCCTGATATTAGTTGCCTTGTTTCTGGTACTTGACATCCAACTCTAAACACTAACAAACCATTATATGTTCTATTCATATCTAAAAGAACTACATTACTACCAATAAGATTATATGAAATCTCTAATTTTTTCATTTTCAATACCTCTTCAATAAATAAATAGCATAACTTTACCACTTACTAGAAGCAGTTCCGTTATTACCATACCAAAATTCCAATCTTTCTAAAGAAGTTGTTAATCCACGTCTTGTCATAGAATACTCCTCAACAACTTCCTCTTGTCCTATTCTTCCAACTAAGATACGAACAGTGTAGTCAGACTCTTGCCATACAAAAATCTCTGCTTTATCGGTATAGAATCTAGCCACTCCACCCTTTTCATCTCTCCATTGAACCTTAAAACTTGTAAGAATGGCTAACATAAGTTCACAATACTCTTTACAAAAGAAATGTACTGTTATCTCACTTTTATTAAACATCTACACTCTCCACGTCTTGATAAATAGTTAAATTATTAACAAGGTTAGTTGCAATCTCAACATACTGTTCCTTCATATAACTAAGAGGTTCAAAGATAAAATCTTCTTTTGTATATTCTTCCCTTAAACTATCAAATCTTGTTTGAATATCAAATTCTAGTTCTTTCCCAATAGAATCTACTACTTTTAATGCAAAGTTTAACGTACTACCCCTTAATACTACATAGGAAATATTAACTGACTTAAATCCCTTTGCATATCCCTTATATACAAACTGTAATGCTTTCATATTATATAATCCTTTCCACTTTTAACAATAATTTACTACCCATATATTCCCTTCAAACTCTCTTGTATGTCGATTTCTTAAAACGTGAAATCTCCATAGAAAAGATTTCGATAAAAACATTCTCAATCTTTTCAGTATTCTATTATTAATCTGATTGATTTGCTTTAATTCTTAACACCATCACTCATGTTTCATAACTTAACAGTAAAACATTCGTTCTAATAAGAGTAAGTAATGGATTTACTAACTAAGTTTTCCACATAAATCACTGAGGTAACTAGTGGTAAGAGTAGAGAACTGATACAAATATGCCTATCACATACAAGTAAAATAGATGTATCAATTCTCTTATTTCAATTAAACTCTGAGTCTAACTGAGCGTATAAGTCTTTCAAACTATCTTATTAATACTTAGGAAGTTACTCCTAATACACATAATCTCACCCCACACCCAGAGATTTACTACATGTGTAAAATAAAAGAACACTTCGTACTAAAAGTGTCCAAAGATTACTATTCTTTTTCTGTGGTTGCCATAAGGTTTTTACCCTTGCCTAGCAGTTTTTGATATGAGTTGGTTGTCTTATTTTTACGGACAACTCTGACGATGTTTCTTTCAATAAGATGAGACAGAATTACACCGAGCCTTTTATCTACTAACTGGGGTGGCTAACCTACGAGTTCTACTTCCATACAGTAAAAACCTTGTTACAGGAAATAACACCTATGCCCGCTTGTGTTATTTTTAAGGAAAATTGTTGCAATCTAAATTATCTGATACTCAACCCAATTAATTCTTATTGCAAACTACATTATACTAAATTTTACACTTTCTGTCAATAGGTAATTTACTATTTTTAGAAAATTATTTTATTCATCAAAGAAGAAGTACTCATTTTCATCAGAAAATTCTCCTTCAAAATCAATTACATAAGAATCTTCTATGTAATCTGCATTAACTGGTAGTGGCATATCCTCAACAAACCTATCGTCTTTTAACTTTTTAAGTAAATCTTTTCTATTCTTCGCATTTACAGTTACATATCCAAACACTTTATGCACTACTGGTACTCTATATTCCATTATTCATCTCCTATTGTATTTTTATCTGCCAATTCAAACATATCAGCCGAATATTTCTTCATTCGTACAATCTCTCCAAGTGTAAAATCCCTTGGATGTTTTCCCACCAAATTTAATTCATCCCCATCAACTGACTTCGGAATGATAAGATTAAGAAAACTTCCATCTTCATCTTGTTTGAATAATCTCTTATATTCTTTGTAAGAAATCATAGTTACTTTTCTTCCTTAGATGCTTTAGATTTCCTCTTAGTTGGTTTCTTTGTTATCTCTTTTTCCTTGATTTCTTCTTGTTTCTCTTGTTCCTCATTTGCACTATTTAACAAATCTAATACCGTAATTGCTAAAATAGTACCAACAAAACTAGAAATAATTCTTCCAATCATATTTTACTCTCCTATCTACTAAAAGAAAGGGAGAACTTAATCTCCCTATTCACACACTACATTATCAAGATGTTTATATCTATTACCTACATCTTGACTTCTTCCTTTATTCGTCTTTGGGTAGGAAGAAATATACCCACAAGTTCTATATGCATAAGACATCTTATCTGTATCCATATTACCACAGCATGTACAAGTAGGTTGGAAACTTCCATCTTCCTGCTTTACCATGTGTACCATGTTATGTGAACCACATACGCAACATTCTGAACTCTCTACATTGATTTCGGAGTATTGAACATTCTCATAAATAAAATCCACTACTTGTTCCATAGCATCTAAATTCTTTGACATATCTACAGATTCGATATAAGTAATTAAACCACCTGGACTTAGTAATTGGAAATCCTTTTCAATAGCCAATTTCTCAAATGGATTAATATGTACCCATACAGGAACATGGCAAGAGTTAGTAATAAAATCTCTATCCTCACCATCTAGTTTGATAAATACATCTTCACCAAATTGTTTCTTAATCTTTGTTGCAGTTCTATATGTACCACTCTCATACGGTGTACCATAGATAGAGTAATCAATATTTTCTTCTGCCTTCCACTGATTACATAAATCATTCATGTGTTGTAAGATGTCTTTTCCTAACTGTCTTGCTTGTTCATCTTCATAAAAATTCTTTCCTGTTAATGCCTTAACAGTTTCATATAAACCAGAATAACCAATGCTGGAAGTCATATAACCATTATGTACTAACTTCTCTAATGTTTCTTCTGGCTTTAATCTTGCATAAGCCCCATAGCACCATAAAATAGGTGCTACCTCTGCTTTTGTCTTACATAATCTATCTGCACGAACTTTCTGCATCTTATGTGCAAGTTCCATATACTTATCTAGTAACTTCCAGAACTTATCCATATCCTTATCAGCTTCTAGCGCAGGATACAAGATGTTTACTGTAGTCACACCACAATTTGCGCGGCCGTAGTACTGATGACCCCTTGTTTCTTCCCATGTATTATTATTTGAAAGATTTTCATTAAAACGACATGGTGTTAAGAAACTTCTACACGTTTTATCCTATATCACTATAGGCACTGACCATATCTTCTATATAAACTTCATATAGTTGTACGCTTCGATTTTCAGTTATGCTTTGTTTCCTACATAACGGTAGTGCTTATCTCTACCCCTACTCCCATACATTCATCAGGGATGGTCGATTAACTTTCTAAGTATTTTTACTTAGTTTAGCACAGTCTCATCTGTCGCACGAACATTGTCGTGTCAGACCTAACTGTTAGCCATGTTTCCATGACACCCTTTAGCAAGGTTCACACAATTTTAAATGAGCTGTAGTTTACACTTACCCATTGGTGGATATACATCCCCCTTATTTTCTAACATAATCTTCTCTGATACATAATCAGGGCAAAGTCTTAGGTTAGTACATTTGATGCTCAATTTCTTTAAGTAATGATACTTTGAATTTTCATCCATTATATACTTATCTAAACACATAATGAGTTTAGGGAAAGCAATAGTAACAGGTACTCCAAATTCATTCTTAATACCTTCAATTCGCTGTTTTAGCACTTCTTCGATTAAGAGTGCTAGGTCATCTCTTTCTGGTTCATTCTTAGCCTCGCCGAGATACATAAATAGTGTTATAAATGGACTCTGTCCGTTGGTAGATGACATACTATTTACTTGGTAATTGAAGATTTGGACTGCATCTTTTATTTCTCTCTTCACATCAGCTTCGACTAGTTTATCTGCTAGTTCTTTTGGAACACCCGCTTCCTTATACTTCTTAATGAATTTTTGTCTTGATTCATCCACAAATGGTGCTAAGTGTGACAATGTAACAGAAACACCACCGTATTGAGAAGATGATACTGCAACTATTATTTGTGTGGCAATGTTTGTTGCGGTTGTTAAACGATGTGGTTTTTCAATCAACTTTCCATTTAACACTGTTCCGTTTTGTAACATATCTTCTAGGTTAACTAAACAACAATTTGTCCTAGTAGCTTCTGCTAAGTAGTCTTTGTCGTGAACATAGATAGCACCTAGATTCTCTGCATCTTGAACATCTTTTGGAATGATATATCTATTAGCAATATCCTTACTAACAATACCTGCAATATAATCTCTCTGAGTGGTGATTAACTTTGCGTTCTTGTTTGTATTCTCTGTTGCCCAATCCTCATTATTTCCACCAACAAGGTCTAAAATTTCTCTATCTGTGTGACTACGTACTAAATCTCTATCATGTCTATACTTGATGTATTCTCTGGCTACATCTTTTCTCTTTGTGGACATCAAGCCATTTTCTACCATGTCTTGAATATCCTCTACAGAAATCATCTCTTTATTATTGTTTAGTACTTCTGTTTCAATAAAGTTAGCGATATTAAGTGCCTTTTCTTTTGAATACTCTGTTAATTCACTATCTACACTCTCAAATGCTTTCTCTACTGCTGTTTGAATCTTTGTTTTGTCGAACTTAACCCTTCGACCATCTCTTTTTTTAATAAACTTCATGTAATTTTTCTCCTGTTATATAAATTAGTTTTGGGAACTGCAAAATTACTTACAATTTTAAAGGAATTGGTCAATGTTATTTACACTTAACTTCTCAACCTTTTCCTCTTGTTGTTCTACCTTATCTACAATCTTATTAGTTTCAACCGGTAGAGGTGTTGAAACTTTTGTTAAATCTACTACGTTATTATCTTCTTGTTCTTCTTCTTTGTTATTAACATTGATATTAAAACTATAAGGAATTATTCTAAATACCTCTTGGTTTCTATTCTTTGATAATAGTTGGAACTTTGAGATAAATAATGCTGTAGGTGATTTACCGTTTTGTGGTTTCTTCAATGACATAATATCAAAACTCTTGTCAAACTTCTGTACCCCTGCCAACATTTCTGCTGTCTTTTGAGTTGCACCTGCAAAGATAACAAAGTTGTTAATTGTCCCTAATATTGATTGTACAAAGTATTCACCACTTGACATGGCAATCTGGTTAATATCTAATAAGCTAAATACAATCTGGATACCACCACTTCTGCCTTTTTCTAGTAAGTCTTTAATAATGGTACTGTTCTCAATTGTACCAAATTCATCGACTGCTAAAAGTAATTTAGGTGAGTATCTCTGTCTTGTACCTCTATCCATTAAGTCTTGGAAAATCATTGAACTTAGACTAGTTGCCAACTGTTTATTTGCAGATACGAAAGAGAAACAAACAACAAACTGCTTAGTAGTATTAAAACTAAACTGCTTTTTATCTTGTGCAAATAAGTGTTTTGCCCTAGATGTCATAAGTATCTCTAACTGCTTTTGAAGAGTATATAAACCATCTCTCTCGTTTGGCTCTGCTTTATAATTCATTAAGAAATCAGATAGACCTTCTAAATAATTTCTAGGGTCCCCTGTCTGTTTTCTCCACTTATCATACTTTCTAATAGCGTTCTGGATTGCTAATTGAGTAGATGTTCTATAATGCTCATCTGCACCACTTACATCCCAACGTCTAGTATTCATTAAAGCTTCAACCTTACCAGTTTCATTTAAGTTGATTAAAGGGTCATAGCAGAAATCACAAGTGTCAATGGAGAACTCATAGAATTCTACATTTAATGCCTTTGCAATACTTCTTAAATGGTCTACAATATCCTTTTCTCCCTTATAATCAAAGAAAGCAATAGAATAACCATCTTTGATACGTTGGTTCATTATTGACTTAATTAAGTAAGACTTTCCTGAACCACTCGCCCCAGTTACAAGTGTATGACCACTAAGGGTATCATCGTTTAAACTAATCTTCTTATTGTTCAGTTTTAACTCTTTATAATTCGTAGGTAATATTTCCCCAATTACAACTTCTTTGTCTTTTCGCTTTTCTAGTTTATTAATTGCACCAGAAACACTTAATACTTTATCATTGTAATCTAAGTAACTTACTTCTTCCTCTACAAATCTTCTCTGGTATCTAATATATAACAATGCAACAAATCCAATTACAACTCCAATAGATAACCAAGTATTTAATAACACCGTAAGTATTGTTATTGATTGAATAAGTGCTGCAATTGCTACTGTCATCTTCCTAGACTTTATAATATTAAAAAGAGTTAGGATAACTATAAATGCTACCCCAACCCCTAGTTTTATGTATAACATATTTTCCATAATTTCCACTCCTTTTTATGTCAGGAACTATGGTCTTAAATAAATTCCTGTGTCTGTAATCTCAAATCTAATCTTATTAATAAGATTGCTCATAAATTGTGCAATAGAGATACCAAGGTTTGAAATTGTCTGAAACAATTTAACTTGATTTACTCCACCTAGCAGTATAAACAACCCTAGTCCAACAATAAATACTGTACCTACTATTGCTAATATTAGTTCTCCCATTCCTGATGGAAGTCCAATTCCACCACCAGAAGAACCACCAGAACTCTCTCGTCTTACACCTTTACTTTTTGGTAATCTCATATATCTTTTCTCCCACTATTTGATTTCTTAAAAATCCCCCATATTCTCGACTATCCTTACTGTTCTCTCTGTTATCTCCTAGACAGAAGTATTCATTATCCTTAAGGGAATATTTAAAGTCTTTTGTATATCCATTGTTATACTTGTCTTGTACCTGTTCTCCATTGATATAAAGTTTATTATCCTTATATTCAATCGTTTCATTTGGTAGCCCAACTACTCTTTTAATGATTTTAACATTATCCACATTGACTACAACTACATCGAATCTATCAATGCTACTAAGCCTGCTGCATAGTGCTAAATCGCCATTATGAAGTGTTGGAAACATACTATTACCAACAATTCTAACTGGATAGAATATTACCACAACCCCAAGGACTAAAAGGGAGAATACAATGTCTCTTAGTTTCATTGTACCATTTCTCCCGTTTTCAACAATAATTTACCTTGTTCATCTTCATCAGAGATTGAATAGTTAGATAATTGCATTGCAGGAGGTGTATATGGAAGTAAGTATAATTCACAATTCCCTAATCCACCAACAACATCAAATGCTTCTCTGACCATCTTAGCAATACGAGCAGTACCACAGAAGTATAATAATGTTCCGAACTTAATGTTGTCCTTATAGTTCTTCATTATCTGTTCATACTTCTCTTTTGATTTTGGACTTAATTCTATCTCAATTGCAAATGATTGAGCCTTACCATCTTTTCTGGGTAGTGGAATAATAACATCTGGTGTTTGAACAATAACTCTCTTGCCATACACAGATACAATAGGGAAAGCAGTAAAATCAGAGAACTCTGTAGTGAACTTTGCACCACTTTCAATCTCTGACATAATTTCTCTATCTCTTGTTACTAATTCCTTTGTATCATATCTATTCAACCTAAAATGTGTTTCTCTTAGAGCTAAAGTTCCTACCTCACCATCACAAGTAATTCCAAGTGGATGATATACAGGTAATAGTTCTTTCTCTTTAATAATTTGCCACATTTCAGATTTCCTATTCCCCATATGCAAGTCAAAAATCATCTGTTCTTCCGAAACAGTGTGGTTTAATAGTCCGAACGGAACAGAGATATAGTTATCATTCTCTATTTGAAATAAATCCAACAAGAACTTTGTAGGTCTGACATATACCCCCATCGAAGTAGTTTCAGTCCAAACAAGTCCAACCTCAATCCAATCTAAGATTGATTGAAAGTAATCATCTCTATGATATATTCCAAACCATTGTTGGACTAACCATACTGGTGCGAATTTAAAATCTGCAATAATGTATAAGATTACTTCTTCTAACTTATATAGTTTACAAGATGTGTCAATCGTCTTAACAACAATGTGGTCTGAATACTTTTCAATGTTTGGGGTTACTTTAGGATGTCTGTAAAAAGAGTTTCTGACTACTTCTGCATCTTGTAATTTAAGTAAATCAGTAACTCTACTCATTATTTCTTACCAACCCTTTTTAGATGTAAAATACAATATAAATAGCCGATTGGTGGGATTACCCATAAAATAGTTGACCACTTCTTAGTATGTTTCTTACTAAACTTATACATTAGTCCTAGCCATAAAGCAACCATTCCAATAATGAATACCAGTAACCAATACTTTGTGTATAAAGATAATGTAGCTACACTCTTTGGTACTAATACTTCTAACTTAGTTGTATCTCCAATTGTTGTCTGTGTACTATATGTACGTAAAATAAACATTTCTACACCTAAACAAAAGATGTAATATGTATAGAAGATTGGTGTAAGAATTGATAAGATAAGTCCTAACGAACTATCTTCAACCTCTTTACCCAATGCATACTTATTAAATAGTGGAATAATTGCTTTCCACCACTTAATGCCAATTTCGTTAAATAAGATACCTCTTAAAATAGTATCTATAATAAATACAATAATTAAAATGTTAATCATAATTTCCTCTCCAAATCTCCTTAGCAATTACAATAACTTTATCATCTCCGCCACCATGTATACACGTTTGTAAGGTGATGAACTTATCCCCCTGTTGAATAGGGTTTAAACTTGTAACAGATGTATGACTATTTGCAAATTCTAGCCAATCTTGTAACATCTTATCTGTAAAATTTAATGTTTGATGATTAAATGCATCTAAATCATTATTCTGAATGATATAACTAATCTGATAGCGTCTAACTTCATTCTCTGTGTAAAATGTTAAATAACTATTCTTAGAATACTCTGCATAGTTGTTTAATAATGTGTTCAAATTAGAGAATTTCTGTGTTCCAGCATATACCCCAGCATGCCCATAGAGAACTAAGTTAGTATCATCTAATTTGTTATCCTTATTCATAAACACTGTTCCAAAATCATTATATCCATGATTAATGTCATGGTATAAATAATAGGAATTGTTAGTTGTTTGTACAACAGGTTCACTAATTAAACCACTATCAAATTCTAAATAACCAATTACATCAGAGTTTACTTCTTTCATTCTTGCTAAATCATCCTTTGTGATTGTTTGTAATGAAAGTTTAGGAATAGTAATATCTCCTGCTTTTATTGTTGTTTCCTTTGTATCAATTACGTTCTTGATAGAATTGAGTGCTTTCTGTTCATCCGCGTTCTGCTTATAAATTAAAAACAGGTTGTATAACGAGAACATAAGTACACCGACTAGTACAAGAACAATAAAAGGTTTAATTTTAAATTTCTTCATAATATGTTTCTCCTCACTAAATAAATAGCATAACTCACTTGTATGATGGTCTAGCCGCAAAAGTATTTAGTGTTGGCTTATAAACATCCATCATAAACTGTTCCATTTCTGTTATTATACCATTAAACTCTGTGGTTTGTAAATACTTTTTCGGTATTGTACACAGTCTTACAAACTTTAAATCGGATAAGTTATACTTCTTAGCCATTTCATAATACTTATATTCTACCTTATATACTTTTAATCTCTTATTCCATGTTTTTAACCCAATTAAGTGTCGTTGTGCTTTCTTAAAGTTTTCCTTATGTTGTTTTACTCTTGTTGCAACATTAACACTTTGACCTACGTATAGACATTTTCCTAATCCAGAACCTTTCTTAACGAATATACCATATATCCCTGAAACATTACCAATACGTTGTATATATCGTTCTTGATATTTTCTTGTTTTATGTTTCAATCTCGTACCAAATATCTCATCTAAACAAGATAAGACTTGTTTGTTCTTCGTGTACTTTGGTTTCTTTAATTCTTGACACTTTAAACAGTGGTAGTTTTGAAATTTTGTCTTTCCGTGTATTTTACATACATCTGTATATACATCGTCTTTGTGAGTATAACAGAAGTTATACATTGTCCTGTTCTTGCAGCCACTATGTAAACACTTATGTAATCTACTCACAGTCAACTACACTATTATATACACGTTCGACATATTCAAACATTGCACCACCATTTGTAACACATTGAATACCAGAAAGTCTAGTTAATTCCTCACAAAATTCAATAACTCGATATTCTGTATCTTCATCAATAACATTAAAATTTCTATCAAATAGTAGTTCTCGTTCTTTTCTTAAATCCATGATATAGTTCCTTTCTAATAAACTGTAACTGTAGTACTTACAGAAGTACCTGCAGTATTTGTAAATGTAACTGTATATGTGCCTGCAACTGTTAAATTTACTGATGCAAAATTAACTGAAACAGAGTATCCAGATGATACCCCACTTGTAAGTTGGTCAGATAATACAGCAAAACTTGTTCCAATAGGCACAGATACAGGATGTACTCCTACAATGTCAGTGCCTGGCGAATAACTAGGTTGAGTATATGTAGGTTCTGTATATGTTGGTTGGTCATAAGAGGGCTGCACATATGATGGTTGTGTAGGTTCTACAGGAGCAGGTTCTACCGGTTTATCCTTAACAGCAATTACCAATGTCTTACTACTCTCATTACCTGATTTATCCTTTGCAACATACTTACACTCTACACTATCCCTTGAAAAATCTAAGTTAGTTGGATATTCAACTGTAATATCCTCTGGTTTATCATAATTATCTGTTACAGATGCTACATAATTCTTAGAATCAAATGTTTGTGTATCTACGTCTCTTGTTAATACCAAACTATCCTGTGTTAAATTGATAGTAGGTGCTTCCTTATCTACCACTTTAACCTTTAAATGTAGTTTCGTCTCTCTTACAGAGTTGGCAGAAGTATACACCAAATCATATTCACCTAATTTATCTAGTTTAGGTGTGTCTGGATAGGACACATTTACTTTATCGCTATTTACAATACAATACTTCTTGACATCTAATTCTGTGCCAACATCAACTGTAATCTCTTGTTCAGTTAGTATAGCACTAGGATTTACTACATAGTCATATATCTGTGTTCTGTATTTATATCCTACAATGCTGCTACTTACAAGTCCTACCAACAGACCTACCAAAAGGTATCTAGCATAATGCTTTACTTGCTTTTCCCCAATGGTAATATCTGCTCGTTTATAGTAATACCACTTTTCCAAAATTAATTTCCTCCCTTGATGATGTTAGTTATTCATCATCTTCAACTTCCTCAAATAAGTGTTTAAATTCTGACACTGAGTTATCTTCTAACATTTCAGCGTATCTTTCAACAATTTCCTCTTGGTTATCCATTAATTCACTCTTATAGTCATAACTAGACTTAGAATCTAAATTACCATAGGCATTAACTCTAACATAATCATCCATGTAATTATAGTGCCCAAAGCAAACTGCTCGTACAGCGCTCATCATGTCATCCTTATATCTAGCTCTGAAAAAATATTCGTCATTCTCATAGTAGTAATATTCTTCTAAACTGTCATCATATGAAGAACATTCACGTACCATTCCTTCTAATTCACTGATACCAACTTCTTCGTCAATTAACTTATATACCATATTTATTCTCCAATTTCTTTTAATATAATATCAATACAATGCTCAATACCTTTTTCAAGATATAAACTTACTAAATCTTCTTCTATAACTGCTCCATTAACTGCTACAGCGTATTTATAATCATTACCGTTCCTAAGAAGAAATGCCTCTACCTCTGGCTGGTACTCTAACTTTTGAATCCTAGAATCTTTGAATACTGCACATTCAAATTCCCCTGCAATTAGATACTTATAGTGGAAAATTAATCTTAATATTGCTTCATCATCGTCTACCCCACGTTCGCATGGATAGACACATATACGTATGTCAAAGTCTTCATCTTCTAATCCTCTACTTTCACAGAGGTCATGTAGATATTCTAACTTCTTCTCTATATAGTCGGAACAGTCAATATATTCCTTAAAATTCACCTTTGCCATAAATTATCTCCTACCAGTTTGAAATTGTTACAATCATTAGTATGATTACTCCTACACCAGCAACTAAGTCTATAATAGTATTTACTGTACCACCAGTAGTTACTGTAATAGGTAATAATCTAATTTTCTTCCACACTTTTCCTTCCCAGAAAAATGGGAATGGGAAAAATAAACATACACCACTATCTGAAAATGCATCTTCAAATAAATGTGCAAAATACCCAAAAGCAAATAATTCACCTAACAATCTTATATTTGTATAAGTTGTAGTAAATATGTAAATTATAACAACAGTTGGTAATATATAACGCAAGTATTTTGGCACTTTCACTATCTTATTAATGCTAGACAATATCATAGCACTACCAATAAAGGCTGACATAAATGCCAGAATAATAAATAAAGTAAGTACAGAATTGTTTAGTAAGAACTTATCTAATTCTCCAACCTCAATACTTGTCTTTATGTTTGCAAATATCGTATAGTTACCAACTGGTAGTCCGAAATGGAATAATAAAAATAGTCCAATTGCTACAATTGCTGTATGCCATAAATATCTATGTTGTGTAGGTTTACCTTCTCTATTAACTGGAGGTCTATCCTTTTTACCATGATACAATGTCCAAATTGTCTTACTTGTAGTCTGCATAAATAAAGTAAATATTGTAGATAATGGGCCTAGCATATATGCAGAGTTATGTACGTCATCTAAATCTACAAACAACGTACCACCAACGAATATAACAATTCCAACAATAAATTGTAGCCAACTACTCTTTAATTGAGTAGCATAGTCCTGTATAATATCCACAGGAATTAACATCAATCCAAGTAAAAATATCATGGATAGTAAAAAGTGTGTTCTACCCATGAACCCATCGGATTTCATTTTTAATATCTTCTTTATCAAATTAAATTCCCTCCTAAAAGAGAAAGAGGTAGATTAAATATCTACCTCTATTCATCATCGTCATCAATGTCAATAGGTTGTTGGAACATATCTCTCACAGCATCCATCTTACCAGACTGAGTAGTAGGCTCATCTTGAACACTATCTAATCCCTTAATTGAGAATACCGGTTTCGAATCCTTATCCAACCCATTTTCCTTCTTCCAAGTTTCTTTTGCACCTGCAATGAGGTCAGCATACATTTCCTCACTTGTCTTTTGCACAACTTCACCCTTAGTTCTTACTTTATCTACAAGTTTTCCAGATTTAGTTCTATTATTATGATACTCAATAGAACTCATCTGTTTTACAACTGCCATGTTATCGGCTTCTGTAAGTTCTTGACTTGATGCAACTCTATGATTCTCTAAAGCCCATAGTTTCTTATCAAGCAACATTCTGTCCTTAACTTGTGTTCTATCCTTAGTATCAACACTCTTTAATAGACCAGTATAATTCTCTTTGAGTTCATCATACCTTTCTTCTTGTGCCTTTAACTTTCTATTTTCAATCATAGAATCTTGTAAGGTTGTCTTAGCCTTTTGAGTAGCAGTTTTCTTTTCGGATAATTCTTTACTTAGTCTTTGTCTTTCGTTTTCTTCTTCTACACTTAGACCGCCTACTCTATCATTGTAATATGTAAATGACCTTTGAATAGAATCTTCTAACTTCTGAGCATTTAAGTATTTCTTGTGTAATGCAATTTCTGTATCATTCATTAATGAGTAATCTGCAACACCAGTTTCCATATTAAATGCACCGTTAGTTTCTGCAACAGCCTGTGTGGCAATATCGGTTTCCACTGCTCTAATCTTATCTACATAAGCACTTGCATCGGAAGTACGTAAAGCACTATTGACACTTGTCTTATTTGCACCAATCTTCTTGAAACCATCTGCAATAATATCAAATGTAGATTTTGTATTGATTGGATTTTCCTGCAACATATTTTCACCAATACCTGCAAGTGTGGATACAACACCGTTACTCTTAGTAGCAAAGATTGGTGTACCATCTTCTTCATATCCAACAACAACTTTCTTACCCTTAGCTGCATCTTCCTTAACAGAGTGTAACTTCTGTCTAGCCCAAATCTTAGCGTCACTCTTTAATTTAGCAGATTCTGGTGAGAACTGTCTTTCATATCCACGTAAAATATCATCTATTGAACGTTCAATAAGTGGATTAAACTTCATCATAATAGAAAGGAATACGATTGCAATTACTAAGAATATAATATTACCTGTAACCATTAGTGATACCACAAATATAATCAGGTCAAAGAAAAGACTTAGGATAGTTACTTTAATTGTTGCCACTAGGAATATACCTAATAAACCTTTACCAATAGATACTGCTTTCTTGTTTGTTGTTAGAATTAAAATACCTGCAATAGGCATAGCAAGTACTCCTAACAAAATACCCATCTTAGCAATCGCTACTTTAAATGCATATTTAGCAAGACAGTATGCCATTAGACCAAATGTAGCCATCAATAGTAGCATTTTAACAATGCCAAATCCGATAGATGGTCTAGCTAAGGATAACATAATATTAGTAATGTTAGACTTTACTTCATCATTTCCATTATTATACAGCACTTGCAAATAAGTAACCATTGAGGATAACTTAGAATCCTGTGTTTCCGAAATTGTTGGAAGTTCATTCTTACTCAACTTCTTAGCACTAGAGTTAGCAAACCAGAAATAGTATCCTAAGTTCTTATCAACTGTAGTTTGGTCTGACTCACTATATCCCTCTAAGTACTTCGTTGCAATCATACCATTTTCATCTCCAAGAGATTTGAATGATAATTCACTAATATCATCAACCCCAAACTGTGTACATATTTGAGAATCAATATATGCTTTATTAACTGATGACATCTCAATTGTAGCATTTGTTCTATTTGTATCTCCACCTGTAATACTCGTATAGAAAATTGTACCATCTTGCATTGTTGGGTTGGCACTTATCAATACCTTATTAACAAAGGTTGATAATGATGTACCAATTTCCGTTGGTTTTCCTAAAAGTGCTGTGCCAACAATAATAAACCCAATTATTGCAACAACAAATACATCACTAAAAATATCTTTGGACTTTGTATGCCCGAAAATAAAATTAAATGCTGTTGCAATGACCGAAATGACCAATGCAACTAATGCGAACATCATAGCAGGAGCTAGTCGTAATGTACCATCTGCACCATCTGAAACAACAAACAACTTTACAAGTAATTCATTTACCTTATCCAACTTTAAGGCATCCATAATTACACTAATGTTAATGTTCTTTAATTGGATAATGATACCCATAACAGAGGTAGTTATTCTAGTAAATAAAGATAATATAGAATACACCCAACCAAAAGGAATACCACCTACATTAGCCAAAGCAAATAGTCTTAAACTTACTATCTTTTCACCATTCACAGCTTCTAATGAGTTAATTGTCTGTTCTTTATTTTCTAATCCTGTTTTTCCCCAATAATCTTCGTTATCAATAGATGGATTGTTCTTCTGATATGGTAAGTTCCTCATACCAGAAAAAGCATTGCCATCTGAATCGTGAGTATTACTATAAGGTATCTCACCAACATATTTAACAATATCTTTACTCACACCATATAATAAGTCAAATCCAACTTGATTAATCTGAATATCAGCATCTCCAAAAGGATATGTGTGTTTAGTTGCTAAACTACCACTGTTTGTATTCTCAAAAACTTCTTCTAGGTTCTTGGTAAATAATCCATCTTTTTCCTTAAACCCACTACCTGCACTTACTTGTAGACTGGTGAGTAGTATCACCAAGATAAGCATTAGGTTTGTAAATATCTTCTTTAATCTCATTCTCACCCTCTACCTTTCTCTTTAATATGAAACATTTAACATGTTTACAATTTCTTTATATTCTTCAAAAGATAGTGAGGTTAATTCATAAGTTTTATTACCAATAAACACCTTAATACTATTATCTCTTGAAACAACTGCACATAAATTTACATCATTAATAGAATATACTCTTATTTCATTGAAATCTACATCTGGATATGTACTGTAGAAATAGTGCAAGAAATCATTGTATGGTTCACCTGTAACACCCTCTAACTTTGAGTATGTGGTTGCCACATTAGATAGATTTCCTAACTTATTAATTACTTCTTCCTTTGTTATCGTTCCTGTACCTTCAACCTTTGTTGTTGTATGCTCTTCCCATACACCATTCTTGTAAATGTATTCCTTATTACCCAACTCTTTAATTAAGTAATTATTATCGTTTGATAATCTATAGGTTATACCTTTTACTGTCTTTTGCTCTATAATACCCACACCATCACTTGCATTAGACCTAGCAATAAATAACTCTCTGTAAAGATTGTTAAGTTCACTATCTGTTAATTCCTCTTGCACGGATGGTTCTACTGTTGGTTGAACAGGTTTAGGTACTTCTGTTTCATTATCAGCTACCTTTTTATGTGAAGTAAGAGTGTACAGCAGTATAGCACCAACTACTACTCCTACAATAACAATTCCAATAATAATTGGTTTTCTAATCTTTCTCATATTACTTAATACTCCTGAATGGACTTTGTTCATCAACTGTACCTACATATCTATAAACTACATCTGCAATATTCCATGGATTTCCAACATCACTTAAACTAGCATAGTAATCAAGATATGAACCTTGGTAAGTATTTGCAGTACTGCCTGGATATTTCTTTTGTACTAATGAATTGTCAGTCCAAGTACCGTTTTCCCATGTTGCTACATACATCCAAACGTGTTGATAACCCCCATGATTATTCCCCATGGCAATATCTCCTGGCAATATCTTATCACCTTTCGGAACTTGTTTCCACTTACCATCTCCACCACCATTTACTAGGTAGCCAGTGATACTTCCTTTTCCCCCACTAAATAGTTCAAAACCACCTAATGTCATAGGGAAATTATCATCAGCACCACTCCACAATACTGCCATTGAAGTTGTTAGGTCGCATGATGCATAAAATGGTAAAGACCATGTTACTGTATTTCTCTTACCATCAGATTTAAGTTCCTGTGCAGTCTGTACAATCTTTGGAACTTTGTCTAAGAATGTTCCTACTGTATAATTGGAGTTTGTGGCATAAGCCTCTACATCACCAAAACCATTAGCTGACCAGTTAATTTTTCTTCCACCAACTGTTTCATCTGTTGTGGCAAGTGAAATTGCAGCCTCTGCAATACTACTATTATTCCCACTAACCGAACCGAATCCTTTGCAATATTGTTGATATTGTTCTGTTGATTTTACCTCATCACTTGCTTTTGCATCACAGTAAAAATGTGGGCTAGAACCAACTGTCTGACCGATTGCAATTAGATAAAAGGAAATATTTAATACAATTAACCCAATTGGTACTAGACCTATTAACATCATGGTTAATCTGCCTGCACCTTTAGCCCAAGTAACAAAGTGATTTAGTTTTTTATTAACCATTATCTTCCAATGTTTAAAGTTCTTTTGGAAGTCTTTCTTACGAGTGTTTACAGCATGTGAGACTCTACCACGTATTCTTTGAGTAAACTTACTCATCTTGTAGATACTCTAGTATCTCTTTCTTTTCTTTCTTAGTTAGTGTGGTAGATAACTCTTTTATGTAGTCTTGAATTTCTTTAGTAGATGCCTTAATTGAGAATGTTGAATCTTCTCCTTCAATTCTACCATCTATGTCAATCCAACTCATATTATCACTCTTTTCAACTACTGTTATGTTCGCAGTTTCTAAGACATGACGACATCTTCTTTTTCCTACGTTTTCTTCACTTGCAGAACATTCGGAACAACCACCATCAATTAGTGGTCGAATATATTTAATCTTTCCCATTTTGCACCTCTCCATCCTTCATCAGCACATAATATGTATAGGCAATAATAGGTATAAACATTGCAATGTATGTATAAATCTGGTCATGACCGTGAATTTCATTATATGATTCATAAATATGTTTTGAAATATTTAATGCATAAATCAATAATACAAAGATAATGACAGAGTACAGTAGTATGCTAAACAATACAAAACTTCCATAAGTAGGGTTATTCTCTGTAATCGCCTTAAAGAATACACCACCACAAATAATCAATAGTAGTACTGTTAAAACTATAACTACGATTGAAACTATTACACTCTTTTTACCCCACTCAGGTGTCTTTGCAATATCTCTTGCAAATATGTACTGACTATAAATAGGAATTAATCCTTTCCAAAAAGGAACTCCATGTCTTTCAAAAATAACACATTGTAAAATTGTGACTATAATAGCCATAGCGTTGACTATAATACGTGTTTCTCCACTCATAAATTATTTACCTCTCTTTTATAGACTTCCCTTAATTACCCATGTCTTATCTGACTTAGCAACAAGTAAATAAGTAGAAGTTGTATATGTAAAACCATCCTTTGTAATGATTGTATAAGTTACTTTTGCATTGTAGCCTAACTTGTTTGGAGTTTGATACATCTTGAAGTCATTTACACTACTAAACTTTGCACCATAGTTGTTGAAAGTTAAATAGTTTAAGAAATCCTGTGAGGTATCTCTTCCCTCGAATAAATCTTCTAATGTCTTTGTAACTTTAATCTTAGCAGATTCTAGCACTTCCTTACTCTCTGATTCACCACTAAATGCAAGCAACTCATTTTCTTTAACTTCTGGTGTATCAATTCTATTTAATGTATATAGAGATAATTGTTCAACCGGTCTATAACCACTTACTGTTCTTTGATTTTGGTCGTTATAATTACTATAATACTCAATAGGTAGATAGAATGTGTATCTACTCTTTTCACTATACCCAGCAGTAACTACATTACCTGAACCATCTTTACTGTCCTTGTGTTTTACTGTAATATCCACAGAAAAGTATGTTCTGATTACATTAGAATTGATTGGAATTGTAGCATCAATGGACAGTGAATCTAATTCTGGGGTTAGACTTTCTACATCACCATCTTTAAGTGATGTTCCTTTATTAAACCAAGCATTAAAGTTTTGTCTAATATAACCTTCCAATCCTGCTGTTGGGAATTGATTAACTGTTTGATTAATAACTTCCTGTACATCTCTTGGAGTTAGTTGGTGTTTGAAGAACGTATTAAATGTTCCCCATAAAAAGAATATTGTAGCGAATATCCCAAGTGAAATCTTTACAATTAACTTATTCTTTTTCTTTTTTCTTTCTAATGCTAATAATTTACTATTTCTGATTGCTTCTCTCTTTTGTACTTCCTCAGCAATCTCTGTCATTCTTTGACTTTCTTCTTTTGCAAGTTCTTCTGGAGTCTTGCCTAAAACAAATTTCATACAAATAATCTCCTTATTTTTCTTCTAAGATGTTAGTTTTAAAGCTCCACAACCATCGTCAAGGCCTCTTAGTACCTGTGGAGTATAATAAAAGAGAGGGTTACTAGCCCTCTCCAATATTATCAATTACTTACCATTCTTTTTGAGAAATAGTACCATTCCCACACCTGCAAGTGCTACGAAACTTAATCCTAACCAAAGGATTGGATTTGTTTCCACCCCGGTTGGTGGAATAATGATAGCCTCATCAAGTACAGTAATCTTAATTAAGTCTACACCTAATGTATCCTTACCTGTTAACTTAACAGGATACTTTTCAGTTGAGATTTCATATCCTTCAGGAGCCTTAGTTTCCATAACGTAAGTACCTTCATTCGCTACTGTATATACAACATTCATTTCAAGTTCGCCATTTTCGTCTGTAACTCCAATAGCATCTTTACCATTAATGTCTTTATATACTGAGCCATCCTTATTGAAAAGTGTAAATTCTGCACCCTTTAAGAAGTGCTTGATGTTATCCTTATCAGCCTTAGCAATCTGTAACTTCAACTTCATTGTAACATCAAATGTCTGTGATTCATCGTTGATGTCAGCATGGATACCAACTTCAATACCATTTTCATCCTTAACAGATTCAAATGCTACAATACGTCTACCTGCAACTAATGTCGCATTGAATGTAAATGGAACTTCAACCTTACCATTTGTTTCAGTAGCAGTAAATTCTACTGTCTTTGTAATTGGCTGACCATCTACTAAGATTGGTAATCCTGTTTCCTTATTCATAAGTGTACCAGTAGCAGTATATTTCTTACCAACTTCTAGTCCAAAGTATGAAATAGTATCAATAACAGTTTGTTCTGTCTTAGTACCATCAATAATGTTATCTCCATCCACACTATCTTTGATTGTAGTACGAATCTTAGTTACCTTAACTGTCTGGTCTTTATCTTCACGAACCTTATGAGCAACTCCGTATTCTGGATTTTCAATGCTTACTAATTCTTCGTAGAAAACTAATTCTTTATCACCATACTTAGTTGTATCTACTTCAACAACTGTCTTTAATTCACCGTTGTAATCTGTAACATCAACTTCCTGTGTATTGTTATAAACAATTTCATCTTCTGCTTCTGTTGTACCCTTAGCAACTAATGTTGTGATATAGTTGTACTTACCTAAACGTACATTTTCATAGTTAGCAACATCTTCTAACTTAACTAAGCCTTCCTTAACTAACTTACTACCTGTACCAAATTCATGTGCATGAGTTCCTAACTTCGGTTCTTTTTCCTTATCAGAAACTGTTACATCAGTAGTCTTACCGTGTTCGATGGCAAATTCTACATCTTCGGCAGTATGATAGTTCTTTGGTGCTTCGATTTCTCTAACAGCATAATTACCTGCTTGTAACATATTTGTCCAACCAGTAAATGCACCATTTTTGTCAGACGTAAATGTGAAGTTAGATTCACCACCGGCAGGGATTACTTCTAAATCTTCATCATTTTCATTCTTTAATACTACATCGTAATTGTTCTTATTAACAATCTTAAACTTAGCACCTTCTAATGCCTTGCTAGTCTTGCTATCAACCTTAGCCACATTGAATTGACCACGAGATACACCTTCTTCGATTGTGTATTCATTACCACCTGCAAGTTGTGGAATACCTTGTAAATCTTCTGTAATATTGAACAGAGCGATTCCACCAGAAACTTCTGTACCAGATTGACTTAGTGTCTTGTGTTCAAGAGTGTATCCATCTGGGGCTTTTGTTTCCTCAATAGTTATAGTTCCTAATGGTAATGTTGGAACACCTGTATTAGGCTCAATATAAAAGTCATCGCCAGATACTTTCCATTCGGCACGTAAACCTGTAATATATCTACCATTGATATTAACCGTCTTAATTACCCAAGTTCTTGTTGCATGTTCAGGTAATGTATCTTTAGTGTACTGACCGGCATAATACTTAACAGTAAATTCTGCACCTTCAAGAGAAGCAGGGTTTTCTACCTTATCTGCAGATTTCTTAGTTAACTTAATAGCTACAGGGTCATTCATTGGCATATCAGTTGAACGTACATACCAACCATCAGCGGCTGTGGCTAAAGAAGAAACCGTATAAATCTTTGAGTCTAAAGCAAATCCTTTAGGTGCTTTTAACTCCTTGACATAAAGGTTATCACCTGCATTAACTGTAATATTCATTAATGCCCCCACACCATTAGCATCTGTTGTGATTTCTCCAACCTTATCTGTTGTTGCAGTAGAATCACGGAATACACCATATACTGCACCTGATAAATCCTGTGCATAGCATTGATTGTTCTTTGTAATTTCTGGATTACCATTTGATTTTTCTACACGTACATACATCTGTACTGCACGAGGAGCTGTCTTGATTACCCATGTACCTGCACAACGTTGATAAGGAACTGTTCCTAATTGAGCGTTCCAGCCTGTGGCCTCTTCATTTGTTCCAGGTTTTAAGTAATGTGGTACATCAATAGATAACGTAACCGTTCCATCTGGTGCAACACTAGTTACAGTAGCATTATAGACATATTCTGCCTTTCTACCTAATGACCAAGCATTGATATTTGTTAAACCAACATAACCATGTTCTTGGCACGATACATATTGTGAACCAATAATCTGGTCTGATACTTGTGCTAATAAACCGGTAACTGCATCTACATAGAAAGTTTGACTTCCTACGTCTGGGTTTGTATTGCTTGTACCAAATGTACCACTGAATGTATCACCTACTGCTAAACTATTTACATCCCCTGTTGAACGCTTTTTACGTGAGTGTGTTTGACTAACTCCACCAACGATTGATACGTATGCAGTATTCTCATTTGTTTGATATTCTACATCACCTGTAAATGTTTCATATGAACCATCTTTATGGAACGCTACGAAATATGTAACTCCTGTGGCTTTGATAACTGAACCCTTAGCAATCTCTTGACGAGTACCCTCATCCCCTGAAATTGTTTGTTCAGAGCCACTTGTTTCTACTGTTACATCTGTACCTTTTACATCTAAAAGAACATTACCGTCACTTGCCTGTTGTTCTGATTTACCATACTCTAATGGTTCATAAGCATGTACAACACTTAATAAGTTTGGCATTGTCATAGATAAGGTTACTGCAACAGTAAATAACTTCTTAATAAACTTATTCACTTATTATTTTCCTCCTATGTTACCAATTCTTTTGATGGGAGAATTTCCAGAACCCATTTCAAATATTTTACCACATATAGTGTGGTGTTGTCAATATATTTAACGATAAAAAGAGGATATTTCTATCCCCTTAAATTTTTTGTAAAAAGTTTGTTTTTTAGTATTGGACTTTAGACTCGAAAGCATCTATACTATGAGTACAAGTTAATTAACAACCACTTGCAACTGTCTCAGTCCAAGCCTGCTGGTCAACTACCCAAACCTGTTGAGTTACTGCCTCATGATGGATAGTATCAACTTGAACCTGTTTAACAGTGTAGTTACCATCTTCATCTTGCGCATAGAACTCATCTAAATTGTTATAAATACGACCTGTCACTAAACCTACAATACGCATTGCATATACTGGTTCATCCCATGCTTGAGAAACTACCTGAGTTTCATAATGACCTTGTTCTGGATGATTAACTGTTGTATAAGTTGGTACACATGGAGTGCTTGTTGGCTTAGCAGTATTAGATACTGTATTTGAAGTAGTATTGTTTGTTGTATTGTTATTCTCTGCTGGAGTAGAAGTAGTGTTGTTTTCAACATTAGTAGTCTTTGTTTCTTCTACTGTTGTTTCAACTTTCTTATCTTCCTTCTTATCTTCCTTAGTTTCGTCTTTCTTTTCATCAGACTTCTTGTCAGTCTTAACTTCTGTCTTTTTATCAGACTTATTATCTTCCTTAGTCGTAACTTCAGAAGTTTTGTTAGAAGTAGGCTTGACATCAGCCTTCTTATTTGTTAAGATATAACCAGTAGAAAGCACGATAGCTAATAGTAATAAAACGATTACAACCAACTTCTTCTTATTGTTTTCTAAAATGTTCTTAATCTTATTCATGGTTTTCTCCTTGGGCTTAGTAAGCCTTTTTATTTTACCTAAATGTTCGCTGAAAAACAGATTTTGTCAATCCCTTTTCCACAATAACATCATAACATAAAATTGCTATATCTGTCAATAGGTAAAATGAAGAAATTTTAAAAATTTTTAAATAAAATAAAAGGGTGAGGAAACTCACCCCTAATCAAACATTCTACCCAACAATCTCTTTGTAAATCTTACAGGTATTAATATAGTCTTGTTGAACTCTGTCTGTCTTATCGTAGTAATTAATAACAACTTCACCCTTTGGTTTATCAAAACTCATTCCGTAAGTCCAATTATCTTCAACTGGACAAGAACTTGGCAGTACCTCAAACTTAGCACCATTTAATAGTTTAACATCTGATGTGTGTAAATGACCACTCAATACCTCTACATTTGTTGCAGTTGATAATTCTTGCAATAACTCTGGTTCTACAAAAGGTAAATTCTTAATGTTCTTTCCCTCTAAGTAACCATGTGTCATACATATAACATTAGAACCATATTTAATAGTTGCTCTTGGCTTTGGACTATCACTAATAAGGACATTCTTTACACCTTTAAATCTAGCCCACAACCAACTAGTTAAATAGAAACCAACCATTGTATCATGATTACCTTGTACAAAGTAATACTCTACTGGTGCAACTTCTGCTAACTTCTTGACTGCATACTCTAACAACCCTGTGGCTAAGTAGAAAGCCTCTTTCCAGCATAAATCATCTTCTTGAGGTGTTCCCCTAGTAGTTGTATGTGTTGAAGTATCTGAATTTAAGAAATCCCCACAGGTATTAATGATAATTCTATCAATCTGTCTAGGGCTGTTCTGGAGATTAATAACTGTTTTATCAATTATTCGCATAAACACTTCTGATGCAACCTTTGAATCGTAATTATCCCCAAAACCCTCTTTACCATAAACCAACCTGTTTAAATGAAAGTCAGCAATATTAACAACTGCCATCGCCCTACTCAGTGTTTTTACTTTCTTTTCAGATTGTTTAATCTTATTAGTCTTGCCAACTCTCTTTAAAGTAATTGGCTTAACAGTTTCATTATTAACTGCCCTAATGTCGTCTAACGTAAATGAATTATCATTTACATACACTACCTTAATCGTCTTTGTAGTCTTATTTAACTGTGTGATTACACAATTATACGGAATTGAAAGATTTTCTCTAATTGCATCTTCCAACCTTTTACCAGTTAAGTGTTGATATTCTTCAACCGGTACTGTAACTGCAATACTTTGTTTCTTTGTGTTTAAGTTGTTCCAACTCATTAATAATTTCCTCACTATTTTCTAATTTTAGTTCTTCAACCACTTATCATCAAATATTTCTTCGACTGTCTTACTTGCACAATCGTACTTTGGTAATAATGCGATTTCATCATTCATGGATACGTAGAATCTTCCTTCTCTTATTGTATCACTTGTGATGTTTCTTGCTTTACTGGCTTGGGCTTTCGTATAAACCTCTAACCATGTTGTTCTCTTAACTTCAGGTGTTCCACTCTTTTTGAAAAGTAACTCTCTCTTTTCAAACTCCGATAACTGCTTATCCTCTTGTTTTGGCACTGCTTTTTCTTCTTGCCTTACTTCTTCCTTCTTAGGTTCTTCTTTCTTTTTCTCTGGCACAAGGTTAAAATTAAATGTAATCTTTGGCTTTTCTGGATTAGACACAAACCTAAATGGTTTTACTACTTTGTTTTCTTCTTCTTTTTTAGGTGGAATTACCTTAATTTGGTCAGTCTTTTCATCTTTCTTAATTACTTCGACATGTTCTTTGTTTCTAACTGGCGGCAGAATACGTACTTCATCTTCTGGCTTTTGGCTATAAACTACATCACTTTCATCTTGTTCTTGTAGTTTCTGCATAAAATCCTTTAGTGACATTACTCCACCCCTTTCTAGTCTTTAACGAGAACCACCTTATCTGAATTTGCAATATCTAACATTGGATATACTAAGTCCATTGCTAGAAAATAGTCGTTCCCATAATCGAGTTGGGGTCTACCATTGATAAAACCATCTGTTAAATCAATGATAGTTTCCCCACTTTCATTTAATACTTTATCGTCTGCATAATAAATAACACCTTGAAAAGTACCTACCTCATTGGGGGTACAAGATTCACTGCTCTTATTATACAATATTGTAATGATTCTGTCAAGTAATAGTTCTTCCTTGGCTAAATCCATAATATCCGACATAAACTGCTGTCTCATAAAATTTTCTTCCTAAACTACTTTACTTAGTTGATAAATTCGTTTGATACGTTCTGGAATACATCAAATCCACGTTGAGTGAATTGCTGTGCAAAGTCTAAGAAGTTTCTCCAATTCATTGCCATCATGATAAAACCTGCAATAAGCAAGATAACTGCTAACATACCTGCTGCCTTCCAAACACTAACCTTTTGTTCTCCACGAGTGTATCCCCAACCAAACACAATTAAGCCGATAATTACTGCACCTGCGATTACAATAAGTCCTAATGTACCAATCTTGTTTAGAATATTGTCTGCAAGCGTTACGGCTGTTCCACCATCACCTACTGGTGCAAAATAAATAAGGTTCTTTACGATATTCATAATTTTTCTATTCTCCTAATTTTTTTCTCATATAATTTAAAATAACCATAGTTTGTTCTTTAGTAAAATTCATAAACTTATAGTTTTCCTTTGTTAAATCTTCGATAACTGACATACATAGTGCATCCATGATGATAGATACATCGTTATCTTGTTGTACAGCTGGTTGTTCAACTGTTTCCTTTCGTGGTCTACCTCTACCACGTTTTACTTCTTCAACTGGGTCATCATTATCTTCTTCAATATTCTCTTTTTCCTGTTGAATTGGTAATTCCTGTGTCTTTTCTACTTCTTCTACATGTGGTTTAGGAACTACTCTTCCATATAATGCAGTCTTGCTTTCTTCTGACATTCCTTCTAAGAACATGTCATCATCTTCTTCTAGCATTTCATCCACAGTGTAGTCATTTGTCTTTTGCTCACTTGCAAAAAGTCTATCAATTGCGTTCTGTGTTGGCATTTCCTTACTCCTCTACAATCTCAATATCAAAATCTTCATCATCTTCTGCTTTTGTTATCTGATTTAATTCTCTCAACATCTTAGAATCTTCTTCCTCAGTTGTTTCTGGAATTGCCATTAATGATACATCAATCTTCATCTTAGCCAATTCAGTATTTACGAGGTGTAAATCTCTTTCAAGTTGAGTATTTTTCTTTGATAACTCTGCATTTGTTGTTTCCAACTTATTAACCTTTTCTAAAAGGTCAGATACCACTGTTTCTACATCTTCTGGGTATGCCCCATACGGTGTTGATACCCTAATATTTAGTTTTTCTAATGTTTCAGGTAACTTTTCTTTAACAGTCTTTGACTCTTTTTTCTTGTTCCAAAACATGTTAATTAACCTCTTCGTACTCGTTTGTATCTCGGTTAAACTTTAATGGAACTACCTTTGTAGCAGTTAATACTTTGTTGTACACAATCTTGTCTGACTTAGAAACATATTGTTCGGAATCTAGTTTTCCATAAACTCGAACCATGTTTCTAGGTGCTAACATTTCTGTAATTTCCTTTGTACCATTCGTAGGATACAATACACGAATATAAGTATAACGATTGCGCTTTGTATTATCTACAAACTTATATTCACCAGTAATCGCACAGATATTAAAAGTAGTCATTTCTGACATTACTTTTGCATCCTTCTGTACCTTACCATCAATTACAATTTCATTTTTTACCATAATCTCATCCTCTCCTTAATTTAATTCGCAAAGTGCAGTTAAGTACTTGCACAAACTCTCATTATTCTTAATGACATTCCAATCATGATACCAAGAAACACGTTCAATCATATCTTCCATAGTACCAAAGATTGCTCCAACTTTTACTAATGGTTTAAATAGATTTACAATATACTTCAATAAGTCCTTATTCTTAGTTGCACGTGTGATTACTAATCTTGTCTTTTCTAAGATTTCATCCTCTTTTGAGAATCGTAAGTTTTTACGTGAACCATTTAAGGCTTGCAACTGTTTCATCATAGATTTAACAGAAGGTACAGAAGTGTTTGTAGTTAAAATTAATCTATCTACAATCTTATAAATCCTAGTGATTGGTTGAATATTCATGTAGTCGATACCTGTATCGAAGAATACCACATCATAGTGCATAATTAGTTCTTTAAACACTGTATCCCAAAACTCTGAATCTCTTGTAACTTCCTCAAAAGCCATTGGCATAGCAAGATAAAAGTCTACATTTGCACCAAAGCCATCAGACTTAACTCTACAATTATGTAGATAGTTAAAGTCCTTATTTCCTGCCTTATATTGCTTATAAAAGCCTGCAAGTGTTGGTGAAATACTGCCAATCAAAGCACCTAACTGTCCATCAATAATGTCAAAGTCCGCAACTGCAATTCTCTCCGTTGGGTGATTTATTGCGTAATTCTTAACTGCCATAGCACAAGTAGTAGTCTTACCAGAACCACCTTTAGAACTACCAAAAGCGATTGTCTTAGCAGGAGTTTGTTTCTTTTCTCCCACTACATCATCATCGAAACTTAAGATAGAGGTCATAGAGACACTATCAATTCCTTTATTTGTAGCAGAAATATTATCTACAACAAAGTCTAGGCTTTCATCAATAGCTAACTGAGGTTCAATCTCTCTCTTATACTCTTCAACTTCGTGTTCATCTTCTTTTTGTTGTTCAACCGTTCTTGTTGGTTCTGGCTGTAAATCTTTTTCAATAAGTTTCTCAACTGTTGGTTCAACTGGCTTTTCTACTGCTGGTTGTGGTTTGTCAACCTTATATAGCACAATCTCATCGTTCATTGGGAAATCCAACGCAACATCAACATCTTCCCATTTGTAGTAGGTAATGTCTAATGACTCTTTGTAATTACTAAAGGCTGTATAGATTTGTTCTGTTAGACAAGCCACGTCAACGTAGAAATCAGTTTCGACAAACTCACCCTTATTTAAAAATTCATCTACTGTATAGGTTTCGTACTCGAAATCTACCACATCTTTAGGGATACGTTTGTCATTTGTTAAAATAACATACATCTTTTTTCATCCTTCCTCTCTTAATTCAAAGGAGTAGTATTCTTTGTTTCTACTACTCCTCTCATAATATAAATAGCACAACTTCCTAGTGATTATTCCAATATTTACCTGCAACATATAACTTGTTCTTTGTATCTGCAATCATTCTTCTTACATTGTCAGGTGTAATCTGATAAATTATCAGACCAAGAATAATAAATACAGCAGTACTTAATAAACCATTTCCAACTAATTTCGTAAATAAGAATGTAAATACGAATAATCTAGTACTTGCTGTTAAATAACCTGTTGCATATTCCTTTAATTTATCCAATCCTCCAGACAATCCTTTATTCTCTGCAACTAATTCATATAGTGAGAAGAAAATAAATTGGAGTCCTAAGAATATTAGTAACATAAAGTTCTTAATCTTTTTGAAAATGATTGGTAAGAAGAAACAACCTAAGATAAGGACATGTAACATCATTACCATTGATTGTTTTAGGAATTGTGTGTTAGGTTGTCTTGAATCTGTATAGTTTGCAACCTCTGTTCCATCACTATATATCTGTGGTGAAATATTCATTGTTGCATCTACAATTCTAAATAGGTCTGCATTTAAGTCTGAATTAAACGCAGTTGTTGTAGCATTAGGGAATACTGGGTTCTCGGATATTGTTCTCTCCCCAGAAACATCTTTATAATCTATGTGATATTTTGATTGTACAGAGTATAAGTATGCTCCCCAGTTCTTTACAAATTTGCCATTTCCAACAGGTACAGATACATCACCAGTCTTACTAGCACTATCAAAGGTAAATTTACCTTCCTCTAATGCTTTTATTTGGGACTCTGTGGCATGAGATTGATTATACTTTACACCAACATCTGAAAATTGTGTATATAAGTTCTCATAACTTGTACCAAATTGCCCCATTATCCACGGTTCGAAGATTACTGTTTTCCAGATAGCAGCCTCAGTAGCCTTAGAAGCTACAGAACTACCAATTACATCATCTGCTTGATATGTTAGGTTGATTGCCTCGTTAAATATCTTATCCACAAACGTTGTTCCTGCCACAATTACATTACTTAATGTAGATGGATTATTTCCTAATGTGAAGATAAGTCCAATACTAATAAATGATGCAAATACACGTTGAGCTATCGCCCACGCATGTGTTTTACCATGTATGTACTTGGTTACTAATCCAACAATGTTAATAATGGTAAATATTACCCCATAACTTGTAAGTACATATAATAATGGTACAAATATTTTACCCCAGATTTCTGTGCTTGAAATGGTTTTGAATATCTCCATTATACCAACCATAGGTGCATCACTCATTAACAATGTAATAAATGATGTTAATACCTTAGCAACAGATAGCCAGAACTCTCCTGCAACAAAGGAATATCCATCAAATCTATTGTTTGATAATGCGAATACTCTTGCATCTGTTTTTCCGTCTGTTATCTCTTGTTGTGTCAATACTCTAGGTCTATCATCATATACGTTGGCACTTAAATATCTATCACTTTGGTAAAATATTGTATCACCAATTGAAACATCGGTACTTCCATCTTTTACAGTACTGTATATATGGTCTACCAATCCAACTGTTTGAGTAACTTCACCTAAATATCTGTAATAGTGTACATCAGAACCAAACAATTCATACAAACTGTATTTATTCTTACTTTCACCACCATTAAGTGATTTATAGATTTCAGTAGATGCAACATTTGCAAATTTATCTCCTAGATGTCCTAGGTCAAACATAAATCCACTGTTCTGAGCCATCTTAATAACTGGACTAATTAAGTCTTGAACAATACTTCTATCTTCTGGTTCATTAGTTGGATTAACGGCAGTAGTATTGGCAAGTTTTAATACTTTCTCACCATATTTTCTATCACCTGTATCTCCATGGAAACGATTATACCAATCTAATGCTAGTTCTCTTCTCTTTCCTGCATTATGAGTATTACCCTCTACATTAATCATGAAATCATTTGTAGCATCATCTACATTGGTGTAATCATTTTTAGCATAAGTATCTATGATATAATCTGCTTTGCCATCAATATAACCTTTTGGGTCTGTTTTAGTTAGCATATAAGCAAGTTGTACTTTCATGTCATACCACTTTAACCCATGAGATTCTGCCCACAATACAAGTCTACTTGCTCTAGGTCCTGTAAATTGAATCAAACCTATACCAACAATATACTTACCATCTACACCTAAGTATGCTTTAGAATTGATTGTATGTCCATTAGAACCAGTAACACTTTGGACTGTATTACCAAAACTATCACTACTTCCTGATATACCCCAACCACTATTGATATACTTCTGTACTAAATCATTTCTGAAATATGCACTTAAATCTTTAAATGCCTGTGATTTCTTCGAACCATTAGCATCTCCATATTCTCCATAAATACCTTCAATAGAAGTGGGGTCAGCACTTGATTCAGCAAATATGTTACCCAACATGCCTGCGGCAGCATAGTCACTCATCCCAAGTGCTTTACACACACTCCAAATTCTGTATGCGTTTGACCCTCTTGTAATTGGTTCATCCTCTATATTTGTAGAGTAATTTGCACTAACGGAGAAAGTAGGTAATAAGAGGAACATTACCATAAAAACACTAAATATTCTAGTCAGTATCTTCTTCACGTATCATCTTACCACCTTTCTTCTTTCTTCTTCCACCAATCTTATTGTAGACAAGAGTTTCTCCCTTGCCTGCTTCTTTCTCATTTCTAATATTTGTAATCTTGTTATGTTTCAATGTTTCAAGACTTTGATTAATCTTCTTAGATTCGGCACTTGATAATGGAGATTTATTATCTTCATCTTTCTCTGATTGTACTTGTTCTGTCTCGGTATCTGATAAATTCCACGATGATATAGCATTACTTGCTTGCTTATCTTCAGGGGAAGATTCAAAACCTAATTCCTTAGAACGTTCGACATCTTCTTTCCACTGTTTATACAACTTAGTATATCTCTTGTCATTTGGATATTTAGGTGTACCGTCTGGGTAGAATAATACCTCCCTGAGTTTAGCACGGTCATTCATATCCTCGTTTGTTAAGTCTAAACCAAGTCTTTCAGCAGTACGTTCCATTTCCTCATCTTCAAGTCTATCTCTTCTTTCTCTTAACACAACCTTCATATTTAATAATGCCTTTAATGGTACAAGCGTCTTAGGGAAATACTTATTTGTACTCCATGTTAAGATAATTGCTCTTGTAGTCATAAAGATACCAAGTTGTATTAGAATAGCAACAAGACCAGAAATATATCCATTAATATATACAATTAATGCTGAATATGCTCCTAATAGTATCATTGCTAGTAATGGACTAAGAGTATCAGAAATAATATCTAACCATGACCTATTTCTAGTCTTTTCCATAAGTGTAATAAAGACAAATGTATATATCCTATACCACAACCAGAAGAAAGTAAGTAACTTAATTAACGAAATAAAGAATACATTTAAAATACCAATAAACTTTGAGATAATATCAAAGAATCCATGTTGGAATTTACCATTATAGTTCTCATTTTGTGCAACAGTTACCTTAATATTACCATTAGATAATCTTTCGTAATTAACTCTTGGTGCATTAAAGTGGTCTACTACTCTATATGCGTTGTTATTGATAACTCCACCATTAACCGGTTTTCCACTACCATCTGCAACACTATAAATTGAATTACTATCTCCATGGTAACTAAATGCATCTGCTAGAACCACAGACCAATGTTGTACATCTCTATCTGCTATTCTCGGTCTATACATTCCAACTTCTTCTGTATCGAATTTTTTAATATACTGTTCTTTATCTAAAATACCATACCCTGTATTATAAGTACTCCATAGGTCAAGATACGGAAGATAATAAGTAACTCCACTTGGGTTATCTCCAAACATGTAGGATAACTCATGTTGTTGTTCCATACTAATCTTTTCACCAAAATTCATAACAGTATCTAAGGTTTTCTTTGTAGTATCCCATGTCTTTTGGGGATTTATCATAACATTTGCTACAAAACCAACCTCTAATACTGCTACAAGGAATACAGCAATTATCTTAGTAAATCTACCAGTTTTAAAAAACTCAATCGTATATTTAACAATTCTTGTAATAGTTAAGAATAGTACTACCAAATAGAATAATGTAGCAAATCCATTTGTAAACATATCTACAGGGCTAAGTCCAATTGTATCTAAGAAATCAAAGTTGATTAGTGTTTGGAAGAATACACTTAATTCTGTTATTCTACCCCCTAAGTCCACTAATATTCCTTGTAACTTGATATAACTGTTAAAGTTAAATGAAGGAGTAAACTTAGTAATCAAACTACCAAACATACTATCCTTATATAATTTAACTCTAGGGTCTTTTATAGTAAAGGATTGTCTATCAATATCTGACATTGTGTCAATATCAAAAGGCATTACTCTACTATCTGCTGAATTAGATACCTTAATATCTACTCCAACAGACTTAGCGTTTAACTTCATGATTAATGTTAAGTTAGATAAAACTTCATTGTAATATCCACCACAATAATCTTGTAATTTCTGTAAGATTTTAATAGTATCTTCTCTAGTTAAGGTTTTCTTATCCTTTGTAATCTCATATACACCACTTAATACATAAGCATGAGCAGTTGAGATTGTAGCAGGCGAATCTTTTCCTAATCTAGTAGTCTTACAAGCACCTACTTCATCACTGTTGATTAAACACTGTCTATATGAATCATCCTTATTAAATTTCTCAATAAAAGCATCATACTGTTCTTTACTCTTAGTTGCATCTTCATACTTTTGTACTATCTGTGCGAGTAAACCATCAGACTTCTTAGTAACTTTTAGACCTGTATAGTCAGGTAAAGTATCATCCTTATCTTTTAATGCTCTGTTTAACGTTTCTTCATCAGACCCTTGTTTAGGGTATTTATCAGAATACTTATCTCTCCACTTTGCAAACATCTGAATATATGTTTGACTTGGTTCTACGAGTTCCCCATCCCCAAACAACGCCATATTAGCAGAATTATATGTACTACCCTCTATCTTATCAACAACGGATTTAGCATACTTGTAAGCATCTTCACCCTCTAAATGAGTATTGGCATCTACATCTAAAGATAAGTTTTCTATTATACTCTTAGCATTTGTAACAGTTTCATTTGAAACATATTCTTTTCTAAACTCTTCTGGGGAACTAAACTGACTTGTAGAAATAAAATCTTGGAAATATGGAATCCAATTATCCTTAAAAAAGTTAATTACATTCTCTGAATTTGTTCCATATCCATGATTATAGTAGTTGATAGTATTAAACTGTTCACTACTTGGAACATCAATAAAACTTCCACCGAATAAGGCTGTAATACCTTTCATAATTACTGGGATAATACCATCTGGCACAAGTCCATCTGAACTCATATAAGCCTTTGGATATTCTCCTAAATAGGTATAGTTAGGTATCTTAAACCCATATCTACTAATAATATTATCTGAGATACCAACTGGAACTAGCCATTGAGTATCCTCTACTTTATATGTTTGATTTGTATAGCCATCACCAATATTTGATATTACTTTATTAAGTGCTAATGCCTGTAAGTTTGGAACATTATAATACCCTTTTATATAAGTATTACCATCTTCTCCCACATACTCTTTTAACACTGTAAATGTACCTTTTTTAGATAACCATTCTAATGCATTTGCTACATTAGAGAGTTTGAAAGTAAATAACTCTTTTAAGTTCTCACTACTTGCAATATAATACTCTCCACTACTTTCAGTTTGTGAGTACTCTGGTTTTTTCTCATCTCTCTCAGTTGTAGTATCTAAAGTTCCAGTTGGATTACCAGAACTAATAGTATCATCTGCTAATACCCTTTTTGGTAATAAAGTTATTAATACTAGAAAACAGAAGATACTCAATAGTATCTTACTGAATTTATTATTTCTCACTTGAGTATCCCCCCATCTTTTTCTCTATCTGCAGAGCGTTTCAAACTTCTCGCTTACTTTAGTAACACAATCATTCCACTTTTTGTGTAGATTCGTTATCTCGACAACCTCTTGTTCAGTTAAAAAAGCTGTTTCGTATATATCTTCTCGACAATTTGAGATAAAACATACAATCTCACCATTATATTCACCTAGTTCAAAGTGAGTATAGCCAATTTCCATACTTGTGGTTGTATTAATATATCTATCTAACGTATCAACATCAATTATATTGGATAGTGAGTTAATTAAAGTAATGCTAGAATCATAAAGCTTTCTAAGTTTAATAAAACAATCATCAATATCTTGTTGAATCTTGTTAAATCTATATAAGAACTCCTCACTTGTTTCACAGTGTATTACAGTCTTACTGTTAAAAACATTAGAAATATCACAATAGAACCTTATATCATATCCTGTATCTGTGTGTTCAAATAGCACACCTACATCTCCAAGTGCATTATAACAAGCAGGAACTTTACTATTTTCTGCTACATACTCATCAGCAGTCATTAACATATTTCTTTTCTCCTTACAAATATGCTTCTATTACTTCACTTTCACTATATCCATTTGTACTTTGCCAATCATGTTTCCAACCCATTTCCCTATCTGCTAACTTAAAGCCTAATAGATTAAAATACTTGGACACATAATTTGCTTGTCGTTTATGTTCCTTATAATAAATAAAACGAACCTTATTACCTGCAAAGTAATGGATACAGAAAGATAACAGTTTAATTAAATCTTTCTTACTGGTTACATAAATATAATCAATCATAACAGTATTTATACCATTCACTTGAACAAAATGGAATGTAATAAAACTATCTTTTCTATATACCGTGTATCCAGTTAAGTTAATATTCTTATGGTAGTTCTTACCATTTTCTCTATTAATTAGCTTCTGTAATTCTCGTCTTTTTAAATCCACAATTACACATCCTCTCTAAAAAAGAAAGAACAGGTAGTTACTCCTGTTCTTCTTCCTCTTCTTCTACTCGATACTTAAATGGTGAAACATCATTAGGGTAATTTACATAATCATCTACCATTGAATCAATATGTCTCATTACTCGTTCTCCATCTAATCCTTCGTTACCATTTGAATATAACTTATACTGGTCAGACTTAAAGAACTCTATACATTCATCAAGTAATTTTTGACAATTACTTACTCCTGTGGCAGTATTCTTTCCCTTTGCTAACTTTCTCTTGCACACAAAATAATCTTCACATGCCTTTAAGATAACAGCACTTGCTAATTCACCACAAGCTTCTACTTCTGAAATAAATCTCATTATTTATTATCCTCTCTTATAATTCTTCTAAGAACTTTCTTAACTCTTCTGGACTAGGACAATTGTCCATGTAATGTCTACCAGCACTATGACATAAGAACCCACTATTTACTCGTTCCTTCATATCTGGATTTTTGTCTAAGAACTCACAGATTACCTTATCTGTTTCCAATGTTCTTTCTTCATGTCCAAGATAACCAAAGACAACACCACCATCAAGATACTTGAGTGTTCCTTGAGTGAAATACTTTTCTAGTAATCCGTAATAATCTTCTGGTTTCATACTATCGTAATCTTTTGTGTAATTGATGTATCCTTTATCCTTACGAGCATCATACACTTCCTCTTGGCATAACTTAAAGTGCTTATTATATAGTGTCTCTAAATACTCTTGCTGAGTTAAATCAATATTCTTAGCATCTATTTCATACTTTGACATAGGTTTAAACTCATATGAGCGACGCACTAATTTGCCATCAATATTTTGGACTTCTTGACACTCTTCCTCATCGGCAATTTCATTAAATACATCGTCATCTATCTCGAAAAACAGTGACTTATCTCTTGATGTGAACGTGCCTTTACCTTGCCCATATCGAACTTTTTGTATATTTAACATAGTTAATCTCTCCTTTAAATCTTATTAAAATATTCATCAAAAGCAAATTCAAGAAAGTCATTAAACCCAGAAAAATCTAATTCAAACAAAACTTTCGTTAACCCCTTACTTTGAATCACCTCTCTATAAAGACACTTTAAGTCATTGTAAAGCCTAAGTGTTTCATTAGTCCAACAGCAATCAGAATCTTCTAAATCTTCAGAGTTCTCATACTTTTCAATTACAGAAAGTAGAAATTCACTAGCTGTTTCTTCTTCAACATCAACTTTACCAATTTTCGTTCTTAATAAACCTAACAATACATCCTTACCCTTGATTTGCTCGATATATGGATAAGCAACGTTCTCAATACCCGTTTTAGTGTTAAGAAGTGCAAGGTAAGCGTGAAGAATTTGCTCTGAAAGTAAATTAAAGAACTCTGCATAAGTAAACTTTCTAATTGAATTATCAAGATTACCAAAATAAACACATAAATAACCATCTAAATCATTTGTGAAACTGATGTGATAATGTTTTAATCCCATCTTTTTAAGATACTCAGTTAATTCACTTAAATTTTTCCCAACAACAATTCTGGACCGTGGTACATGAGTGTAAGGAAAACACTCTCTTGACATGTCAATCCATACATCAATAGGTATGTCTGTTACAACATATTTATCTACTAAACCGTATAACATTACTACTCCCTATATGGATTATTTAGTAAATCACTTACTTTGTTATAATCTTCTAACACTTCTTTAATTTTATCTAATAGTTCTCTTTCTGTGTTTAGTGTATATCTAACAACACCAAGAGTACTTACCCCCTCATCTGCATTAAAATGTCCACTATGAGTTAAAATATAACAGTCAACCTCTGGTGCTTTTTCTACTTCAAATAGCGCCCCTAAGTATGGGTTGAAGTTAATCTCAAACAAGAATGAATATGGATTAAATGGGTCATAGATAACCTTTTCTACTTCAAACTGTTCTTGTATTTCTTTTTCTAATTTCTCAAGCATTATAACATACTCCTTCAATTTCACTAAGTTTTACTATGGTTGAATATAGTGGTGTCTTAATTTCTCCTATATCAGTGTGCAACACTAAATAGAATGCTACATGCACAGAATCCTCTCCAAGAAGAAATCCATCTGTTCTAAGTATTGGCAGAGAATTACAATTAATAGCCTTTAATATCTCGTTTCCACAATACGCATTATTCCCACCGATAAAGTTAGATGAAACATGATTTAACTCTAAACTATATTTATCCCCAACCTCGTATATTAATTCTTCCAATTTCTTTGTGTTTTTTACTTCAAACTTTTCCATAAGATAATCTCCCTAATCGTATGAACATTGCAATTCTTCCACAATTCCATTAACATCATAGAAATTATATTTAAACTCATTATAAATATTTTCCACAATGTCTAGTACTTCTTTATAATTGGTTTCACTAACAAAACCATGGAGTAGTGTCTTTTCTTCATCAAAGAACAATCCTTTTGCTAATACAATCTTAATCAAGTTAGTTTCTTCTTCAAACGCTATAATTAACTTAATGCCACTAGCTAGAATTACTGTTCTTGGACTACCAAACAGGTCTTTCAATTCTCCAATAAATTCTTGCTTCCAAGACCTTGTGCTACGAGGAATTGAGTGTTCTTCAAAACCTTTAAAATCATGTTCAAGGTCGGTGTCAAGTTCTACTAATCTTGAAATTGTACTTGATATGTCATCCATAATTTCCTTAACAGTCGCATTGGTATATTTATCTTCAAAGACTGGTATGAAATTATTATTATACACCAACTTCTCGGAAACAACAATAATTGACTCATCATCAATTGTATCCCCAGATATTTCATATCGTAGATATACGCCTGTCTTTGTAACTGCTGTATTGAAATTAAGTTCAAAACCATTACAGTGTATGTCTAATATTTCAATACCAAAATCTGTATTCTGAATTAACTTCTGTAACTCTCTTATTTGACTCATCGAATATCCTACAACTTTCTAGTTCCTCATTAAATAAATAGCACAACTTCCTATCTTCTCCACACAATCATATTAGAAAACATCTCTAAGTCACAGAATCTACTTTTAACATATTCAAAGGTGTTTCTAATATTTGATAAAACTTCATTATAATTATTATCACATACCACACCTACTAATAGAGTCTTGCTATTGTCTGGATGTGAAGTTTGTACCACCTCGACAGAGAAAGCATGAGTATCGTCATTAAACTTTACAATAAAATCTATTCCAATTAAATGAATCGTTAAATCATTAGTTCTATCTACCTCAAAATCTTTAAAAATATTAACTAATTCATTCTTAAAGACATCCACCCAATCTACACTAGGTGCAAGCATAATATGTGTTTCTAGTTTAGAAATTCCACTACCAATTTCATTACTAACAGTGTAAGTATCATTTATAATCCTAGTTAAAAATCTAATGACACTATCCACACTTGTAAGAGGGAACTTCTCCACCACTGGTTGAAATTTATCTCCACAACACAGGTCTACTGTCATATAAAGGTCTATCTCTTGTTCTATCTTCACTTCTAAGAATAGACCATTCTCACATTTTGCAGTAGAAAATTTAAGTAGTAAGTCTTGACAATTATACATATCAATTATATCTAAGTCAAATGTTGTATTTTCAATTAGTTTTTGTAATTCAGTTATTTTTCCCATCTTTATCTCCACAATTCATCTAGTTCTTCCTCGATATTATAAATATTCCTAGAACTATTTTTAAACTCAGTGTAAATCGTGTCTACAGTTTCTAACACTTCCTTATAATTGATTTCACTTACACAACCTTTATACAATACCTTTTCCTGTGTTCCAAGGACACCAACAGATAACCTAACGCTAATGATGTTAGTATCTTCTGCAAAACTTATAATTAAGTAAACCCCATGCCGTGTAAATCGTGACCAAACTCCTCCGAATTTATGAGTTAGGTTCTCGACAAACTCTTTTTTCCAAGCACTACTTTGTGGAAACTTATACCCATCAAACTTCTCGTAGTACTTATCTACTTGTCTATTAAAGTCGGCTAACCTAGAAATTGCTATTGATAAATCATTAATAATTTCCCCAATATTCTCGATAGGATACTCTTTTTTCCATGTGGTATCATTATCAACACTATACATTTCTAAGGTACAATCCATAATGAATTTACTATCTTTAAGCTCTATCTCGCCACTTAAATATAACACGGAATATTGAGTACCCTCCACACCAAAATTAATCTCAGAATCCTCGTATTCTAACCATTCCATATTAAGTGCAAAATCTGTCCTGCATATTAGAGTGTACAACTCTTTTAGTTTATTCATAATAACTACTTTCTCCTACTTCCTAAAATAAATTTCTTGCCACATTTATTGCATTTACCGATAAAAGAACCACTTCTACTTTGTGCTAATTCTGAACCACAAGTGCATTTAACTTCCTTTAATCTGTTAGCCATAAACTCATTTATTTTATCAGAATTATTCTTTCGTTTAACAGATTCTAAAAGACCAAGAGCTTTTAATGTTTCCTTGTACTCTCGTTCAATCCATTTTCCACAAGGTTCAAGATGTAATCCATCACCCATCATGTCACCAAGACGAACTAATCTATCTTCTAACAAATCCTTATTCATAAAGTTCCTTTGTCTCCTCAATAAATAAATGGAACAACTTTAATAAATTAATATCCAAAATTCTTTAGTTGTTCAGCTATCCCATTAATGTCATAGAAGTCATGTTTAAAATCACTATGAATCCTATCAAGGATGCCTAGAACTTCCTTATAGTTACTTCCATCTACGGTTTCTCGTAGAAGTATCTTATTTCTAGGTGATACTTCCCCTCTTTTTAATATAACACTAAACAAGTCTGTATGCTCATCAAAGCATATCACTAATTTAATGTTCATGGACTTAAGGATAATGTCAGTATCTCCAAATCTGTTAGTTAGTTCATCAATAAATACTTGTCTCCAACCAGTAGTATCGCTGGGGGCTGAATACTCCTCAAAATCACTAAACCTCTTATCAGAGAAATTAGAAAACTCTATCAATCTTGAAAGTAAATCAGATAGATTGACAATAATCTCATCTCTAACTTTAATACCATATTCAACCTTAGATAGAGGAACAGTTACATCATCATATCCTACATAATTATACACAATATAATGATTGCTGTCAAACAATATTTTACCACTTAGATATGTTCCGCATAGTGTGCGTCTTGTTTTAAAATCAATCTCTGAATCTGAAAATGATATTTCCCATAATTTATGTCTAAAATCAGATTTATTAATTAAATTATATAATTCTACTAGTTCTTTTGCGTCTCTCATTAACGTTCTCCAATAATATCCCTCATCCAATAAGAATAGAAAATCGTACCATTATTAAGATAAGAAAGAAGAGTAGAAATATACTTCTCTTTATTCTTCTCTATCTTCTCTAAGATATAATCACTATCCCCAGACACAACATTCTTTGTATTAAGGTTAATCAACACATACTCATCATCAGTGTTATAATGAGAAGATTTTTGAACTGCTTTAATTGCCTTAATGAAGTCTTCCCCATAATACCAACTAAAAGTGTTAGATTCATTCAGGTCTATAATATATGTAGATTCTCTAACTCCATAAAGTTCATTTAAGATATATTGCCACATTTCTATGTTAATTGAACTCATTGGAACTTTTAATTTATATTTCCTCATTATTCACCTCAAAAATATCACTTAAAATTGGCGGTATTCCCCAATCTTTATCCGCATCTAGCCCTTTGCAATATCTATTAATAATATCTGGCATATATGGTTCTAATTCTTTTAGAATCATCTCCTCATTCCCAGAAGTAATAATAGAGAAAGGATTGTTCATACATAGAATATACTCATCTGAAGGACTATAATGTTTTGCCTTTTTAGCCAACTTCATAAACTCTTTGGGGTCCTGAAAATCAGAATTATTATATGCTACCCAAAGTGTAACTAATTCATTTTCTTCTAATATTGTTAAATCTTCTAATAGCTCTGCCCACTGACGAACAGTAATCTGATTGACAGGTACAATTAACTTATGCATCATATTCATCAAAAACCTCTTCTAATATCATAGACAATCTAATATCATCAGTTTCTAAGAGTGCTAAATATAGTTCTATTGATTTTTTCATATGTATTGATAACACACTTAAAATTAATCTCTCATCCCCAGATAAAATAAGATTATGGTCTATATCATATAACACATATCTATCATTTATGTTATAATTAGGGGACATAGAAACTAAATATGCTAAATGCATTAGATTATCTTCGAACCACTCTGCTAAAGACTCCTCTTGATTACGCATAATCACATATCTTAAATCGTCATATTCTTTTAAAACATTAAATATCTCTTTCCATTGTTGAAAATTAATTTTCTCTACTGGTATTCTCAATCTATACTTACTCATTAGTATTCCCTCTCATCTTCTTCAAATACATTCTCTAACATGCGAGGTAAATAAAAGACCCCAATATCTAAGTAAGCTATGTAGAGCTATTGCATCTTTAAAATGTGGGGATAGTACCTCTAAAATTGACTTCTCATCTCCAGATATGAGAACCTTATTGAACCCATCCTCTAGCACATATTCATCATCTATATTATAATGTGGGGAAGTGGCACTTAAATACATTAAGGGTAGGATACTAGTGCCGTACCAATCTTCAAGTGGTTGTTCGTCATTCTTTAAAATCTTATAACCAAAATCACCCTCACTCCTCAAAGTTTCAAATATCTCTTGCCACTGGTTGAAGGTTAGTTTTTCTACTGGAATTTTTAATCTATACATTCTACCCTCCCTATCTCCAACGAGTTAGACTTGGAAAATCTGCTAAATACAAACATACTGCTGGTTTAAAATCTGCATCTTCGATTGCCACATCTCTTAAATTAATTCGATAATTTGCAAATTTAGAGGTTGCTAATGCACGAGTACTTCTAAACACTCTAATCGTTCCATCAGAATATGTGTTAATTGCAAAACGTCTAACATCATATTTATCTGCCTCTTGTTCAACAAATTCTCTGACAGTCATGTACTTATCTACTTTATCACCCATTTTTCTCCTTTTTTTTAATTTTTTTTTAATTTATTTTATTTATTTTTAATTTCCATTTAATTTTCTGTAAATTATTTCATTGTTAAGTTTTTAATCAATTTCACAAGTTTTAACCTGATATGTTTATCACTTTTTGCTTGTTTTTTGAAAATACTTGTTCAGATTGAGGGGGGTCATCATTTTATTTATATTTATTTTTGTTTTTTTATTTAATATATTATAGTATTTAATATATAATATGTCAAATATTTTAAATTAATTATTTTATTTATTTTTTCTCTTTCTATTAAATAAATATGATAACTTTACTTTTCTGCTAACCAACTGTTTGATGATTCAACAGTATAAAATGTATCCGAAAATTCCTTGCAAATATCCCCAATAGTTTCAATAACACTGTACATATTAGTTTCAGTAACAACTCCATGTAATAAAACTTTTTCGTCATTTGACATCTTAAGTCTAACAGTGATTTCATTTGTTTCCTCATTAAAGAAACCAACTAGTGAAACACCACAATAATCCACGGATAAATTATCAGTATCAGATTTACCAAAAGCAGATGATAGTTCCATCTTAAATGCAGATTTCCAATCTGATACCAAAGGTGGCATATTAAACATTTCAAAGTTTTTAAACCATTTACTAGTTAAAGATTCCATAATTTCTAACTTCTGGACTAAAGTAAAAACTTGGTGTTCAATTTTTTTACCAACATCCTCACTATCAGAAAGACTGAAAACAGTATGAGATAAATTATAGGACTCTTGTTTATATTCGCTAACACAATCTAAAATAATAGAATCATACTCCCTAGTAAGAAACATTGCAACTCTTACCCCACAAGCATTTTTCTTAGTATAACAGAAAAACCCATTAGGTGTATCATCTATAGTTTCTACCCATCCATACGTCTCAAATATTTGTTTTAATTCCCTTAATTCCTTAATCATATCTTTCTTTCCTACGTCTCTAGTTTGTTTTAGTTCTTAGTCACAAACTCATCTATCTTGCTAGTATTCTTTTTAATCTAGCATATAATGACACTCTGCTCGTTTAAAACAAGCATTTTCTTGGGAACGTTCAGGTTACTCTTGTTCTTTTACAGAACTACCCTATCCGAACTATCTTACCACGGTTGCGTCTTTCCGAAGTGCTATTTTAAGCTACACTCAAGGCTTGATTTAATATATTTGTTGCGGCGTTAACATCTCTATCGTGATGTGTGCCACAATCAGGACATACCCATTCTCTGACTTTGAGAGAATTGACTATATCCTTATGGTAAGTACCACAACAAGAGCAGATTTTGCTACTTGCATAGAATCTATCCACCTGTCTAAACTCTTTTCCATACCACAGACATTTGTATCGAATAAAACTCAAGAGTTGACTCCATCTTACGTCTGAAATGGAATACGCTAAGTAGTGGTTTCTCTTCATTCCGTCAACGTTTAAATCTTCCATTACAATCAGGTCATACTCTTTAACTAGTTTTCGACTTAACTTATGGTTGAAGTCTTTAGCACAATTCACAACATGCTCATGCAACTTTGCTACCTTACGTTTCTGCTTTTGATAATTCTTACACTCATCGAGGTTCAAATTTGCTCTCTCCAACTTGGTTCTCATCTTTGAGAGTTTTCTCTGTTCCTTAGCAAGTTTATCTTTAAAAGCATATGCAAACTTTGGTCTTTCATGTCTAGTTCCATCACTACCAATAAGTAGGTCTTTTAAACCTAAATCGAAACCAACCTGGTTACCAGTTCTAGGAAGTGGTTGCACTTCTGTTTCAATACAAATAGATGCATAGTACTTGCCTGTTGCAGTCTTTTCAATAGTGAAGTTAAAAATCTTATACACCTTTGGCATATCAAAACGTTTAGTTTTAACTCTACCCAACTTTGGCAATTTAATGTGTCTATTGTCTAAAACTTTAGCATTGCTACTGTTGTAAGGAACTCTGTAAGTTTGTTTCGCAGTATGCTTAGTTTTAAACTTAGGAAAACCAAAATGACTTCTATTTTTAAAGAAGTTGTTTAGCGAACAGTTTAAATCCCTAATACTTTGTTGGAGTGCAGTAGAATCTACTTCTTTTAAGAACTCGTTTGTTTCCTTTAATGGTACTAGGTTCGTAATACGCGCATTTTTAGAGGGGAAGTGTTGTGTTTGCTCATATGATTGGATACAGTCCGCAAGTGTCTGATTATGGACAAAACGGCAACAACCAAAAGTCTTGTCAATTAAACTTTCTTGTTCCTCAGTTGGGTAGAGTCTTACTCTTATACTCTTTTGAACCATAGTCATACAATCACTCTCCTTTCTAATTAAATTATAATACAACTAAAGTAGACTACCAATAGACTCTTATATATACTCATCTAAAGCTAAGCAGTTTTACGAACTACTAGATATAAAAGACACTTATTCGCTGTGGCAATAGATTCCTCTATTAACTCAATCAATTCTTTTTCTGATTTCACGGTTTTAAGTATTTTAAGTAGACTGATTGGGTTAGCACCACGTCTTTGATAAGAAATGTTACCAGTACACTCGTATATTCCATTATCTTCAAACTCGACATTTAGGTTGATATAAGTCAATTCTCCTACTTTCCCAGTTATTGTTATGGAACTCATAGCATGATTTCGAACAGCTATCTTTAGCTCTGTATTCTTATCTATATAATCAACTGTTTCTTTGAACCATTTATTTACTATCTTCATTTTTAGTCATTTACCTCTTTTTCTAATGTACAAACTGCAACAATTAGTTTATTTGCTATTGAAATGGATTTATCTATTAAAGTAATTACCTCTTCTTCGGATTTCGTAAATTTACGTATCGCAAGTATATCTGTTGGGTTAGCATCATATCCTTGATAGGAAATAGTTCCATCACATTCATATATTCCATCACCTATAAACTCAATAGTTAAGTCTATATTGGCTAATGTTCCTATTTTTCCAAAAACCGTAATTGAATCCATATAAGTGTCTGTGATAGTTAGAGATGTATTCTTAATTACATGTTCTTCTATCTCTTTGAATGGTGTATTTGTTTCCATGTTATTAATCTCCATATTTACTCCTCCAGTTCTTTTCCTAATTGGTGAACTGTATTCATTAGTTTAGTAGAGATAGAGATAGATTTATCTATTAGGTTGATTACTTCCTCTTCTGTCTTTACTATCTTTACTGGTTGGAATACAGTTGTGAACCCATCATCATATCCATTATAGGAAATATCTATAATGCATTGATACCATCCCATTTCTACTACTTCGATACTTACTTGATTAAGAATTGATTCTCCTATTCTTCCTACAATTAATATTGAATTAGAATGTGGGTCGAGAATATTTAAACCTGTATGATTATTTACATAGTCTATTATTTTCGTAAAATGTTTATCTGTTATCATATTTCAGTCTCCGTATATCTTTTTCCCTATCATACATCTCTGCATACCTGTTAAATTATCAATTAATTCTTCTAAGGTCTTAATCATTTCTTTTTCACTATCTACTACTCTCCATATAGTTGTTTCTACTATTTCATCTTTACAGTAGTCTTTTATGTGGATTTTACCAGAACATCTGTACACGCCTGTATCCTTTTTATATATACTTAGATAAAATCCTGCACCATTCTTTTCCCATTTTAGTATCAGCAAATTAGGTGTTTTATCAGAAATGATTATATCTTTGTTGGATTCAATATATTTAATTAATTCTTCCATACATTCTCACCTCAATTATCCAATCTCTCTACTAATGATTCAATTACTTCTTCACGACCTGCCATTATATTCAGTAGTGACAAACCATAGTCCAAAACTACACTAAATGATGAATTGTCATAATCTCCAACAAACGTTACTGAGGAGATTTTTCTTCCCTCTGTGAACTTCTTGAACTCAGCATAATCGGTGACAAACTTTAGTATATGAGGTTGCATTTCTTCTGGTTCAAATTTAATGACAGCGGTGTTAGAAGAAAAAATAGAATCAAGAAATAATTTTTTGCAATAGTGTTCTACTTCACCTGAAACATCATACCTACTTCTAACCTTATTACCAATATTTTCTTTCTTAAATAATTTCACTTTTTATACTCCTAGTTATTTATCTCCCAAGTATATAGTTCCTTATACAGTACTTTCACTAATTAAGTTAATTCTTTTGACTAATGATTAAGGTAATCCCACTTATTGTTGATAAATTCTTTTAGTTCCATTGAGGAACTAATCATATCTTCTATTAAATTAATTACCTCTTTTTCACTGTATACTAGTTTTGAGACTCTTATCACTTCTACACTATCTGTTCCATTCTGAGTAACAATAGTTGCCCCACCACACCTATAACAACCCTCTTCTTTAGTTATATGTAAGTAAAAGCTAACCTTGTTCATCTTCCACTTAACAGTTGTAACATGGGGAAGTGGCTCAGAAACAGTTAATTTATCATTTGAATTAATGTAATCCAAAATTTCTTTCATAATTAGTTATTTAGCTCTTTCTCTATATGGTCGATTGTATTAATTAACCTAGCTGCTGAATGAATACAAGTATCTATTAACTCAATTACCTCTTCACCTGTTTTTACTCTTTTGGCTATGTGGATTATATCTGACTCATCATTACAATATCCCATGTATGACATATGACCTGTACACAAATACTCCCCTGTTTCTAGTACTTCAATTGTTAAACTAAGGTAAACCTTTTGATATATTGTACCAGAAAAACTCATACTACTAATATAGGTATGATGTATTGTTAATGATGTACTATTTATATATTCTTCTATTTTACTAAATCTCTTATCTATCAACTCTTTTATCTTCTCAATCATTTCTTACTCCTCACTAAGCATCCTTTAATTCCATCTCAATTCTGTCAATAGTGTCAGTTAAATCATTGGCACTTAGTATAACTGAACTTAATACCTTAATCATCTTCTCTTCACTGTTTGCTGTTTTAAATACTTCGACTACATCTACCGTAGTGTACTCGTATTTACTTAAATATGAAATATATCCAACACACGTGTATTTCCCTGAATCTGTTTGATGAATATTTAAGTCAATACCTGTCTTATTATCTCCTCTTCCCCACGTTTCTTTAACATTAATAGTGGTAGAGTCTGTTTCTGTGAAAGTGAATCTATTCTTAGTTATCCACTCTTTTAGTTTCTTAAATGATGTTTCTTCTGTCATCTTACTTACACCCCTTATTGCAACATATTAGCCAATTCTTCAAGCCCAATTGTAAAACCTTCTTTTGGACATTTTCTCTCAAATATCTCTAAAATACCATTGGCTTTTTTTACCTCCGATAGAAGCATATCAGTATCCTGCTCCATTTCCTTTTGAATGAGATAAATACTTGCAGTATTGTCAAAACTTAAATGTTTCGATAACATCAATTTCACTGTGACACCACTCACTTCATCACCAACTCCAAAAATCACTAGTGCTAATTCATACTCACAGATAACTTTACTAGCGTATATCATAGATGTTGTGTCATTATCTGCCGGTATCCAACAATCATCAACCTTATCCCAAGTTTTGCACTCTAGCCAATCTACTGCTTGCCATATTGTGAATAAATCATTCTTATTTCTCATAATTAGTCTCCTAATCTACAGATTTAAAAATTCTCGTTGCTTTCTAAGATATTCAATAATTCTTATACATGAGCTAGTCATAGACTGTATCAGATAAATTATCTCTTCTTCATTCTTTAAAGTCTTTGATACTTCGACCAACCCTACACTAGTGGCATCCTCTATCATAGAAATTCCACCCTTACAAGTATATGTACTATTATCTGACCACGTATTAATGAACAAATCGGTACGAAATTTCCCAAATGTTCCTGACACCACAAGTCCGTAATCTAAAGGTTCAATCTCTAACCCAGTATTTTCTTTTACATATTTCTCTAGTTTTTCCAATTTTAACATCTCTTCTCCAACCTATTTTAATACCCTATGAACATAGTTTTCAAAAGCAGTATCTAGTTCTAAATTCACAGCATCTAAACTTAAATTATTTACTTTCTTAATGTGTGACAGTAATTCATCTATACTACCGAATACTCTTGCTTCATGATGATAATACCTTGAATAATCAAATGTAATATCTACCTCTAGTTTCTCTTTAGAGTTTTTAAATACATCTATACTGATATAATCGTCATCTAATAAATCATGATGCAGAGTGAAAGAAGATGATGTCGAACCACTTAGTTCCCATTCACCTTTTAATATTCCCCACACTGAGTTAAGTAATTCTTCAATTGTAATATACTTTATCTCCATTTAATTCCCTATCTTTCCTTATTTAAGTTGTATTCTCTATTAATTATGACATATAGAATATCTCTTGAAGCATTTATCATTGATTGAAATAGGAATATTATTCCACTTTCTGTCTTTACTGTTTTGGTTACATTAACTAATTCTAGTTGAGTATGTTCATCATGAAGAAAGATTCCACCTACACACTTATATCTATCCTCTTCCTTACAAACACATAAATCAATAACAGCCTGTTTTTCCCTTGTTCTTAATGTAAATTCTGTATCACTAACAGTGAAGATTGCACCACTCTCGATAGCATATTTTTCTAATTCTTTTAGTTCTAACATATCTTCACCTCTTTATAAAGCAACTTCTTCGATTGATTCATCTAATTTATCTGCACCAATTTTAACATAATTAGCACATACAATGATTACCTTTAAAAATTCGATTGCCTCAGCTTCATTCTTGAATAAAATGTTAAATTCATTAAACACTACTAAATTATCTCTACGACCAAGATTCACCTTACCAACACACTTAATAAGAGGTTGTGGTAGGTTTGGCTTAGGTTGAACATAGGAAAATTTAAAACTACCAAAAACAGGTTCACATAACACTAGATTAACTTGCAAATCAACTTGTAAATCCCATGTGGAATCTTCTGTGCAGTTAAAATGTTTATTGTTACTAATAAACTCTTTTATTTTTTCAAAATTATTCATCTAGCAAATCCTCTATTTTAATACTTTATCAAAACTATTTTTAAATGTCTTAACCATTTCATCATAAATATTGTCAATTGTATCCGGACCAAATTTAAAGATTTTCTTTACAAATCTAATTAAGTCTTCAAAACTCTCAACGGTGTAAAATTTTTTGAACACAATTCCCTCTTCATGATTATATACACAAGCAAACTCTATCTCAGCTCCAAGACTTATTTTGGAAATGTGTGCATACATATACCAAGCTCTATGATTTTCTCCCTTACATTCCATGGAAACATGTGTGCGATATTGACGTACATCCCAATCCTCTGGTGCAAATTTTGATACTTCTCTCCAGATGTTATAGTACTCCATATCTTTCAATTCTATAATATCTTTCATCTACCAATATCCTCTATACACCATATTGAAATAAATCTCTGAAATGTGAATCTAAAGCATCGTGCATTTCTTGTCTTGCACTGTCTAAATCATCTTCACCTAAGTCATTTAGTTTACCAAGATAATTTTCTAAATCCTCAAGACTATGAAATTCCATATTAGCTGAATAGGAGAAAACCCCATCAATTAATACATAAGTTGTTAACTCTACTACCTCTTTGGATACTTCTATTTCTACTGAAAAGTTGGTATTTGATGGATAACCATACATTGCCTCTACTAATCCAGAACTATAAGTTGGCTCTACTTCCCAATTCGTCATTGTTTCTTTCGTTAAATTATAAACTTCATCAATTGTCATTTTCTATTACCTCAATAATTCTAATACATTTTTATCAAATGCATCTACTAATTCTACTTCTATCTTCCCTAATGACACTATGTCTAAATTATCCAATCGTTTTAAATATGATTGTAATCCCGTAATATCACTAAAGATTTTCTCCTTAGAACACTTAAACCCCTTATACATTAACCCAACTGTTGTTCTTACTAGCACTTCACCACTTGGCAGTAATGAGATGATTGCAGATAGTTCTCCAACTTTTTCTGGGATACTTGTATTCTTAATGATAATTACTTTATTATCAACTGTCTTTATCCAGTCATGGATATTAAATTCCACAATATTATTCAGTTCTGAAAATGTTAAACTCATACTACTAACACCTTTCCATAGATAAACTTAATCTGTTTAATTTCCTCAAATACTGCCTTAAACACTCTGCACTATCCAACATTATATCCTCATCTTTAGTACGAGAATCCCCCATTAGATTAACAATTGTTTTCTCGCCTACGAGTGGTTCAATGTATAGACTTAAAAATCCACACTTATATGGTTCTCCATAGAGGGTAGATAATGATATAGAGTGTGGATATACTCTCCACTCTTTTGACAGTTCTTCTCTTACTATTTCTTCTAATTTTTCAACTGTTATTATACTCATAATTACTTCCAGAATAAGTGACCTACATTATCATGAAGATACTCTTTCAATGAGGTATTTAGTTTCTCTTCTAAACCATCAAATAAATGATTTGATACAACATCTCTGAGGTTTTCTAATATTCCTTCTAATTCCTTGTCTGTATGAGCTACTCTATTACAAGAAGCAGAAAGTCTATTTGCAAATCTACATGTAAGTTTCACGGTATATTCATTATTCGTACCTTGTGAAATATATACAGTAGCATGATATGCAGGGTATAGACCCTCGCTATATGTGGCAACTACCCCATTAGAACCAATTTCTGCTTCCCAGTCTGTTAGAGTAGATTTTGTTAGTTTATATTCCTTATCTAGCAACATAGTTCCATCAACTCCTCACTTACTTCACAATTCTTTTTAAATTGTGCAATTAACTCGTCTACCTCTTCAAACACTTCTTTATAGTTTGTTTCAGTTAAAAACTTGCTGAATACTAATTTGTTCATATTATTACCCGCTACACAAACTCTTAAATCTAAACTTTCGTTTAGACATATAGATAATGAATATAGTAGTCCATGGTAATATTTTGTCTTTCCATAATTAGCATTGAAGTGACTAGAATACTCATCCATCAAAGTTATATAACTCTTTTCATTGCCAACAGACGGTAATGAGTCTACAAATGTATTTGACACCCTTACGATATTGTTTGTTTCATCTATTACAGTTTTTAAGATTGCTAATATTTCATCGGTTTCTTTATAACTGAATGTTTTATGGTCAAGAATAAATAAATTCTTATTACCTGCAGTTAATTTAAGAGTACATTGAAATGTATTACTATATAAATTAGTGAAGATTCCGTATAAGTTATTATGAGGATTCCCTATTGCTAAAACATCTTCATCAATATGTACAATCTTATACCCATACTCTGTTAATGCTGTTACAACGTTTTCTAAGAATGTTTCTCTACATACTTTAGCCATGGTATTTTCTCCCATCTACCCTATCGCACGTTCAAATACAGAAAGATATTCTCTCAACGCATTAGATAGGATTTCATTCAAACCGTCATTGAAGTAACAAGGAACTAAATCGTTAATATTCTCTAACATATTTTCTAGTATTTCAACTGTTTGAGCAGATTTTGTATAGGATACCGAAATAGATTTTGTCAAGCTACAGATAAAACGTAATACATAATTATACTGAGTGTCATATTCAATAGTTAAAGCAACAAAATCTCTGGCAGAAAGAATATCCCCACTATACGTTGCATACACTGTATTACACAATTTTTCTATTTTCCACCCCTTTAAAGTGGTTTTTGCCAGTTCATAAACTGTTTTCATATCTTTTTCTTTATTAAGTTGTTCTACCATACACTTACCTCTCGTTCTTCTTAACTTAATTTTATCAAATTGTTTACTCATTGTCAACAAAAAAGAGAGGAATTACCCCCCCCCCTCTTATCTAATTGCTTTCTTTAGTACATCTGTCAACTCTTGAGTACCAAGTTGATAACAACCTGTCTCTTGATGATTTTCCATAAAGGCCTCTAATACAGCATTTAACTTTTCTATTGCTGAGTTAATTGTTCTATTACTGCAAACAACAGTTTTCTCATATATGCACATAGTACCAACACTGTATCGGTTAAGCAACATAATTTTAAGTTCTTGACGTTTACTATGTTCGGTAATAGAGAAAGAAAACCGAACTTTATAGTCACCAATATACTTTAAACCTGTAATAATCCACTCAACATCTGGACCTGAAATAGGCATCTTATACTTAGATAGTTCATCCCATTTCTGTTCAGATAATCTATTTCCAACATCGTTTATTTTTTCTAAAGTTTTCATACACACCTACCTTAACAATGTACTTCTACTTTTACAGCCCATTTGATTTTGAACTTTTTCTTACATCTCTTTAACTCTAATTCATCAATATCAGAGTTAATCTTCACTAATTTATCTTGTAATGTCTGTATCTTTGTTTTCTTTGTCTTTGGAGTTATATCTTCACGACAATTCGGACAGAAATATCCCCAAGTTGTTTCAACTCTCTTACCACAATGAGGACATGTTATAGTCTTTTGAACTGGTCTTTCGAGTGTTATTAACTCTTTCTTAATTTCTTTTACTTTATTTTCAAGATTTACTTGTTTCTTAGTTTTAGACTTCAATTCCCAATCCTTAAATTTAACTGCCTTATCATTATAGCTGCCGACATAGTATTCTAAATACTTCTCCGCTTCTTTAAAAGAATCAAATTCAATATCCTTAATTTGAAGATTCCCATGGTAGCTACCACCACACTCCTCGTGGTCTGCATTTCGCCATGCAAACTCTTGTGCCTCTACCATAATTTCTGACTTCTTATCAACAATTAAGATTTCTGAACAATGACTCATATCTAATTACCTGCCTTACACAGATAGTATAACACATTTAAACTAAAAGGTCAAGAACTGTTGAATTAACATTTTGATTTTCAAAACTATAAATGCTTAATAGCATAATCACTTACAGAGGAAATAATCTCATCCATAGATAGAAATGTCTTAGGCAGTTCCTTTAAATAGGAATCAAACTTATCTAACAATTCCTTACTATTTTCCTCCGTGAACTCTGCATAATATACATCCTTTTTTGTGAGGTAGTGTAGTAAACATATACGCATCGTTAAGTCTGTAATAGTGGGTGGGAATACCACAACAGTGACTACACCTACTTTTTTAGAGTAGTATTCTCCATTATCATTGGCAACAAACCAATTGTCAACTAAAATCTCTGTAATCTTTGATACTATATTCTTTTCCCACTCTTTTGGTTCAGTTTTAATGATTGTAACTGGATATTCTCTACAACGATAATATTGTTTTGAGAAAATCCCATTAATGTGTCTATCCACTCTTTCGGCAAATTTTAGGAAATTATCCATTGATAAGTCATTGTCGTCAATACGTGCTACCCCACTAACTAGATTAGTACCTTCCCAGTTACTATTATACAGTGCAAGTTTCATATTGTAGGTAGAATCATCTATTAAATTAATTTCTCCATCAAGACTAATTGCCAAATTACATCCACTCAAAAAATTATGGTTGAACTTGATTGATGTTGCTTCCTCTTCGTAAATATAAAAATCTGCCTCATGTAGTTTATCAATAATTTCGTTCACTTTCATAATATATTCCTACCTTCTAACTCTTGTTTTCCACACCCTTATTATATCAATAAAATATTGCTTTGTCTAGTGGTACTCATCACTTTCTTCTAAATTTGTTTCTACTTCTTCGTAGAACGTATCAATGATAGTCCAATACATCTTAGTATCCTTAAAATCATCTAAACACTGACTATCTTCTCCATGGAATATTGTGATACATTCTGGATGAATATCCTTTAAATACACCACTGAATCTATGTCTCTTTCATATTCGCACCGATTGTTCCAATCATACTCAAAACTATTCTGTGAAAGTTTATCAAAGTCAACTCTCAACACTACACAATCGGAACTTTCCTTACCAGAAAACTCAAAATACTCTCTTGCAGCATCTGTGCTAAATGCGAGATATATCTTGTTCTCACAATACATGTCTGAAAAATTGTGGTGAGGGGGATTTAAAACTAACCCCTCTCGTAATGTGTTATCTAAATACTTCTTGCTCGTTGCGTGATATAAATACATTATTATCTCCTCAATTATGATTGCTATAAAGTGTTATTCTGCACTATCTTAATTAACCCTCTATAGCTACCACAATTCACTCTAAAATCCTCTATTAAACCATCAACAGTGTCAAATATTTCTTCACATGTTTCATCTGTTACACGGCTGTTATATATTACACATTCACAATTACCATCACGTAATGTTACAACTAAGTCCAATGTATCACCCAAACGTACATTTAATATAGAGAAAATTCCAGAATATTCAAAAGTGTACCCTAGTTTAGAATCATACGCAGTATTCTTAAAGTGGTCTAAGTACTTATCAACTACTTCTTTATCAATCGCTGTCGCTCCCATAGATTGCACTAAAGCACAAAAATCAATGGAAGATTTCTTTAGTTCCTTAAGATATTCTACTACTGCACTGTGTAAAAACACTATCTCTTCAACCTTAGAACAATTAAAACTATGCAATTGTAGTAAAGGTATATACCCACCTATCACATCAAGGTTAAGTGAACAAGTAATCTCATCAGAAAATACACTTATACGTCCGTATAAGCCAATATCCCCATGTTCATAACCAATCTGACCATAACCATGTTTCGTCTTGAACCCTAATTCTTCCAACTTAGTTACTAACTCTTTTTCTATCTTATCAATATCTTCCATCTTATTCAACCTCGTTCTGTAATCTTCTAAAATATTCTATATCACTTGGTAGATTTTTCATAACATCTGCAAGTAATTCATCTACTTCCTTAAACAATTCAATATAATTTGTTTGATTAACTGGTTTACAGAATATTACCCTTTCCCCATTTTCAAGTATAGATACTTCTAAATTACTACAATCTCGAATACAAATAGTTCCAATATATCTTCCAATAAGCACTCTACCATACTGAACAAGACCGTAATTACTAAAATGCTCATTGAAATGTTCCGAAATAGTACTTTCTTCAATATCATCAACTTTTAAATTTGGCAATGAATCAATATAGTTATAGATATTTTTAGCAAGTCTATTACCCTTATCACAAAAATCAGCAAAACAATTTAAGAAATAGTCCAATCTATCATAAGATACAGCTTTCATACGTAAAAGATGCCGATAAATAAAGCTAACCTTATCATAAAAATAAATTGAAATGTCAAATAAATCTTCATATAGTAGTATCTGACAACTTAAATCCTTTTCTACTTCATGGTTTATTACTATCTTATTCTTGAAGGAGAAGGTTGAATAACTATCTCCAAGTTTATCAACCTTATCCATGATTTCTTTTTTGACTACTTCAATATCAAAACTTTCCATTTAATTCATCCCTCAAAGTATTATTAAAAGTGATTTTTAATTCTGTATTCAACTTATCTGTTAAATCCTCATTGATTGTATTAGTTAGTTTCTTTAAGTACTTCTCTAACTCCTCAACATCAGAGAACTTAGTCTCAAAGGCCGAATAAACATAAGGCCCTAAAAAGCCACCCACACTAACGTGTATAGTATCCTTAGTCCATGGGGTAATCATGATATTAAATTGATACTCATTTAGATTATAAGAGAAGATTATAATATTCTCTACCTCACTTGATACATTCCAATTAGACAAAATACTTTTTATCTTTGGAAAAATCTCTCTCAACTCCATTTAGTACTCCCTAGGAAGTTCATACAACTCCCATTTTCCATCTTTATAGAGATAGGCATACTCAATGTCTTTAGCAAATTGTTTTAAGGTAGTAGTATGACTTTCACAACCACTCTCACCTCTATCTCTGTGGTAAGCGATTGTGATACCCTCATGTGGTTTTTCAAAAGAATGTTCTACCCCTTTTGGAATGTCTACTTCCTCATCAAGAACAGAAATATCTCCTAGTGCAATTAGTTTTTCAACTTTTTCACGGTCCTTATAATGTTCTTTTAACATTTCTAATGCATAAGATGGGTAACCATCCCAATGTAGATAAATAAACTCTACCTTATTCTTTCCTCTACTAATTCCAATATGTGCATTTGTGCTCATTTCTATATTCTCCTTATCTCATTTAATTCTTGGTAATTCAATCTTTTTCTCTACTTCGTATGTTTTACCATCGTCACCAATTATAGTTTCTCTAAGTGTGACCTCTCCGACTTCGATTTCTGGTGGTTCAACACCTTCTGGCAGTGATACACCATCAGGTAACTTTATATTTACCACCTTTTTATCATGTTCACCCTTCATAGTTAAGCACCTGTTTAAGATAATTACAAGCAACACTGGATAGTTCAGATTCTAAATCACCGACCATATCAGCGTTTACACTATCCTTAACCTTTGTTAAACAAGTTACCAATTCGTCATATTCATAAACTGGTATTAGGGTTACTCCTCTAATATAATTTGCTAGGTCGCAGATAACCTTCACATAAAAGGTATTGCTATTATCTTTTGAAATTTCCACTGTAACTGGGTAATCCTCATTAAAAAGATTCATATAATGAAGTCTTAAACAACATCTTGTTTCTTCTAATTTCCAACCAGTTAAGAAAATATTTCTTACTACTTCCCTAACTTCATCCATTGTTTTATCTATCATAATCTTACCCCCCTAACACTTCTTTAAGTTCTTTTACAAGTACTTCACAACCAGAAGTATAGTATCTTTCAAATGTTCTTAAAGCTCTTTCTGCTTTTACTAATTCTAAATTAAATAATTCATCATTCAGTCCAACATACTTCCTATAAAGCCTAAAAGTATTATCAACACCCATTGCTCTGAACAATGTCATACTAAGTTGGACACCCTCAACAGTGTTGTAGGTTACAAATATAAATAACTTATATACACCAAGTTCTTTTGTGGCTGACAGGGTCATATATTCCCATGTCGCTATGTCATCCCAACCTTGTTTAGTTAGTATCTCTTTTAATTCACTCTTTGAAAATTCACTTAATTTCATTATTTTTACCCCTAAATTTTTATAGACTTATATGTATTGCCAGTTATCTTCTCATCTAAAGCCATTAATTCCTCAAAGTTATAATCAATCGCGGGTTTAGCACTGTTCCCACAATATTTCTTAAAGTTATCTGTTAAAGACTCTAAACTAGGTAAATTTTCATTGAAATCATAAATAACCTTCCAATATAACGTACCGTACTCCTCAAAATCATTAAATTCTTCATTTTGAATATATAATCCAACCCCAATTCCGAGGCTAAACCAAAGCTCTTCATCTTCATCATAGATATAAGTGTTTCCACATAATTTAAACCCATTCAATACCTCTGATTCAAACGTTATATCTAAAACATCTCTCTTCTTAACTATTTTATAACCTAAATTAACTAACGCCTGTTCAATCATGAAATTATACATTCTCCTTTAATAATTCTAAGTAAGTATCACTATCAGGAGATTTCTCTTTAAACTCTCGAATTAAATCATCCACATTATCGAATACTCGTCTATAGTTTCCTTTATTCAATATTGCACTAAACACACTTATTAATGATTCATATGAGGAATCTACCTGTACTACTAAATGTAGTCCGTTATCTAAAGATATAATCATCTTTCCAAAATATCCATATACAACTACCCCAAAGTCTTTATTCACTCCAAATTGTGAGAAGTGAGAGATAAATTCATTTTTTATAGCATCGGTTTCATCCTTCTCACGAATAAATGACAATGTATTTTGATACTGTTCATATTTTTTAATCAACTGACGATTCTTATTTAAAATATTTTCTATTCTAGTCCACGCACATTTTCTATCATTAAACGGAATTTTGTTTTCACTGACTAAGATAGTTTTGTGAGTAGCTTCAGTTATTAAGAACACACGAAATCCAATTTTATTCTCTTTAAATAACTAGATTTTAATATAGATTTTATGTGTATCATCTATGAACGGTAGTATACCGTCTAAAAATTGTGTAGTATCTAAAGCTGTACAACCTAAATTCTCTAATTCTTCTTGTATTAGCTCTTCATTTAACATAACTTACCTCGTTTTAGTTGGTTAATTCTTTAGTTAACTGTTTAATACTTGCTAGTTGTTCATTCACTACATTAAGTTTATTTGCCACAGTGGTAGATACTTCTATTAACTTAATTATCTCTTCCTCTGTTCTTATTGCTTTAGGTATTTCAAATTCATACTTCTTACCTTTATCATATTTTGCATAATGAATATATCCTGCAAACCATGTTTCTGTAGAATTTTTTGGTTGAACAAATAAATTAATGTGTACATCTCCGACTTCATAGTTCATTTTAAGCCCACTGTTAGGCGATTCTGAAACTACTAAAGATTTGCTATTTGCATACTCGATTATTTTATCATATCTCATGACATTATACTCCCTTCATCATATGTTTTAATAATTGGTTACTAATACTTCAACCGTCTTTGTCTTATCTCGTTCTTTTAACTGATAGTTACATGTAGAGTAGTTCTTATCCAAGTAATGTACGTTATACTTCTTAGACCACTCAATTAAAAGTGTATTTTCTAATCCTTTATGGTACATCACATTAGATAATGCAAACTTTACCCCCATTGAATTTAATCTGTCTAACAAGTTTAATAGTTCAGTTTCTTCCTGTTCTCCGTAACCATTACCTAGTCGATTTTTCTCAGTATAAACAGCATTAGAAATCAGATATGGTGGGTCACAATACACAAAATCATTTTCTCCCAGTAAACTGATGTCAAAAGACCTGAAATCATTACTCGTATATGTGATGTTAATACTTTTAACCTTGTCAATAAACTTCTCTAAATTCCCTGCTAGTACACTAGTATATGATGACCTACTCTTACCACTTGGCATGTTGTACTCACCACGTTTGTTAAATCTAATCTGAAAGTTAAAAGAGAAACAACTCAAAACATATAAATCTAATGGTCTTTTATCCTCATTATACCTATCTCTTAGTAGATAGTATCCACCATTTTCATGATTATACAAGTCAAACTCATCAATAATCTTACTTATCTCTTTCAACACTTTTTCTTTACTACTTGATTGAAGATACTTAAGCACCCCTATCAATGGTTCGTTGGAATCGTTACAGATTATCTTATTTGCATGTACGTTCAATGAAACCGTGCTACTACCACAGAACAAGTCAACAAAAGTATTTATATTATCTGGGAATAGTGGGATAATTTGTGATAGTAATTTAAACTTGTTACCAGTATAGTTCATTGGTGCTTTTAAAAATTCATTTCCCATAGACTATTTAATTACCTCACAGTCTGTTATAGCATTAAAGTACAACTTATCCCTTCCTAAACCACTTAATTCATCACAGAGAGTTAAATACTCCATAAGTGTTTTAGTAAATACCACATGGACCTCTACTTCTGGTAAATGCGCATCATAGATAACAGTATCTACTTTGCCATCGTTCTTCTTTACTAAACTCTCTAATTGTGTTGCACTACTACTATCTGCACAAGTTATTGCCAACTTAAAATCATGAACATCAGAAGAATTGTCTAACTCCTCGGAAATGCTTTTAGATAGCTTACCAACTTTAATTTTACTCATCTCTCAAATAGCAACTCCACACAGTTCTAGTATTTTTCTTAATTCATCTAAACTTGGCATTTTATTGTTTCTAAGTGTAATGAAGAGCTTAAAATTTCTAAGGTCTACCCCAACAACAATCGGACAATCTTTAAAAGTTGCATTGATTGAGATAATATCTGTTTCACCATCAGTACATTTTTTCAAAAGTTCTTTTTCCGAAATATCACTATCAATTGTGATACTACTATTCCCTTCGTCATTACTTCTGGTTATATCATCTAACGATATGTTCCCTACCAACAATTCTGGGGACTTGATAACCTTAATAAGCCATGCTATCGCACTCTTTTTATTGCAAATTGTAGGAATCTCATAAGTTAAACTTGTGTTCCTTGTTGTTTTTATATCTATCACTATAAAATCCTTTCTAAGTTCGATGCCAATTCTCAACTTCACTAATCATTAAATCATTAAGATACAATTTCTTTTATCCTTTGCAGTATTGAAGAAATCTTATCATCATCACTAAATAATACACTTTCTTTTAAGAGAACAACTGACTTGCCTTCTCTAAAGAATCTCCAACCTGCATATTGTTCTTCTACATTCTGTGTTATTTCCTTACTCACAGGATTTTTCCATACAAGGAACTCAAAATGGTCTATCATTTCTCTTACCTCACATACGACAGTTCCATGTCTTTCGAGTTTTAATAAAATTGGTCTGTCATAGATTGGTGTACCATAAAAACCAAATCCCTCTAAGGTTTCACCTATCGTTAATCTATCCACAACTTATTCACCTGTTCTAAATATCCTTAAAGACTGTTTCTGCGGCAACACTGTCGTTTGCTGGGAATGCCTGCTTAAACCTATCAATAATATTCTCAATCTCTGTCCACATTTCTTTAATGTAGAGAACGTTAATATCACTTCTATAAATTGGAAAGTCACTTCTACCAATAGAAATAAATATTTCAACAAGTCTCTTTTCTTCGCTAACAATTACACCTAATCCACTATCAAAACGTCTGGTAAAATACAAATCATAAAGATTTGTGAATCCACAACTTTTAAGACGGTTTCCTATGTCCGTTACAGCCTTTGATATTTCAACACCAACAGGGGGGAGAAATGTATCAAAGGAATCTACCTTTTTATGTGTTTTTGCATCTAACTCTTTCACATTTTCTAACACATGTGTCATTATATAAATAATGTTGGAAACAGTTGTTTCTGAATAAGTTTTAGCTTTAATATCCATATTTAGCTCAACTGTTAAAGATAAAGAATCCCCACTATCAACAGCAGTTCCAACTACATATACACAATATTTATTTAACACAAATGTTATGCTATTGCCATCACGATTATAGCAATCATATCCAATCGGAGCTAATTTGCTTTCCAACTCATAAAATTTTGCATTTTTAACCATCTTTGTATTCTCCTCCTAGGCTAATTATTTGTTCTGCACTAAATTTAACCAATCAACTAGTCGCATCGTTACTTTCCACTCTTCTTTATTCTTTCTATGAAAGACAGTAGGAATAGTATTTTCCTTTTCACTATCTCTAATAGACTGTTGTAATGCCTTTTCTATGTTCAGATGTTCGTCTCTCTTCACCTCTATGTGAAATTTACTCAATTCTTCGCAAAGTACATCTGAAGTACCATCTGCCTTCCCACTAAACTGTTGAGTACGTCTAGCAGCTAAACCTTTTTTCTTTAACAGATTCACTACTTCCAATTCCCCAACTTTTCCTTTTCTCTTAGAATTAATCACAAAATATCTCCTTATTACCAATCATTATATCATATCTATTATATAAAGCAATACTATAAATATATAAGATTTTCCACTTTTCATCATTCATAGCACACTCTACTCATTTGTTCACTCTGGTTCACACTCGTATCGTGGTGTAATATTGGACATTACCTCATTTATATAAGGCTTACTACTTTATCTAACTCAAATATCAGATTCCTTAAGCATTTCTTTCTCAATGCCCAAATTCCACTGGTTATTTTAATATTATTTACTTTGTTAACCTAAATCCTTAAAGCCAACCACTCACGTTTCAAGACTTGACAGTAAAACGTTCGTTAAACAAATTTATGTGGAAAAGTTTCCCACAATCGCAACTAAAAACGGAGAGGAGAACTAGGCATGGAAGCAGAAAAAGAGATATAAAATGCCTATCTGAAAGCACATAATATATCTCTTATAGAAATTACACACTAAAAACGTGTGAGTCTGAACAGTTTATGTCCTTCAAAAGAATTGTATTGGTATCCGGTGAACTATTCCCAGTATATTCACTCATATTCCAAGCCCAATGAGTATTTTTAACGTAAAATGATACGTGAATATAAAAAAGACATAGAGATTACTCCCTATGCGAAGATTGTTATTCTTACTTATCCTTGGTTTCCGTTAGGTGTTTCCCTCGCCTAGCAGTTTTTTGAATAGGTTGGTAGTCTTATTTTTACGGACTACACTGACGATGAGAGAATAAAATACAATAAAACTCTCTTACACCGAGCCTTTTATTAACCAACTAGGGGGGCTAACCTCTGTGTTCACTCCAATTTATACTGTCGGTGAAAAATGCCATACTCATATGGGTAACATAATGTTCACAGATACTTATGTTGACAGTTCTATTCAATTTTAAATGATTAGTGCTCACCTAAAGTACTATTCTCTATCATTATAGCAAAAAATGGAAATTCTGTCAAGTGGTTTATGTTAAAATTTTATAATTTTACGGACTTAAACTCGCCACTATTTAACGTAAATGCAGATAGTGCTTTTGGTTCTCCATAATCACCTAGGTCTAAGTATACTTTAACATATAAAGAACCTTCTCCAACTGGCATACCCTCTGCTACTAAACATGGGAAATTAGTCAATGTCTTTAATAGTTTATTCCTTAAATACACTACATTCATACCAATGTACTCACCTATCTCATCTGCACATTCAAGCCCATACTCTTGGCATATTTCAAGTATTTCTGCATTAAATTTTTCCCTGTTTGTCACTTCAAAGTATTGTTTTCTCATGATTGTTTCTCCTGTATCCTCATTATATAAATAGCATAACTTATACTACGGAATATAAACTCTTTAATGTCTTGACCGTTTCCTTAGCCAAGTAACAAGAATAGTTAAATGTATCTAGTGCAGCCTCTTTATCTTCACACTTAATAGTATCCTTTCTATCTATATTAAAGTCTGTGTTATCCTTATAGTATATATTGACAACATTATCATCTATTGAAAGAGTTAATTGACCAAAAATCATATCATATACTTCTTTCTTCTTTTTGGTTACAATTGTATCTACTCTCATTCTACGATTAACAAATATGTCATATAAGAAATCTCTGACAGCTCTACCAGCAGCCTTGTCAGCTTCCATAAGCGAAAATGCTATCCTATGTATAGCACCATCAACCATGTGTGGTTTACAGGAAAAAGACATTGTAGTTTCTTCTCCTAATACGTTCATTTTCTTCTTAATGTGATATAGGTCATCTTCTTCCTGTATTGTTAGCTCAAATGTATATCCATCCCTAACATCCTTAATAATAAGGGTTGAACCAACAATCTCTGCATCTCCAATCCAAAAATACTCGGAATTAACTAATTTTTCAAGTTCTAAAAGTGTCATAATTTCTCCCTTAATACAATACTGTATCATCAATCGAAACACCAAGAATATTTAAAAGACTATCCTGACCTGTTTCTATGCACTCACGCATCGCTTGTTTAATCTGTACATCTGTGATTCTTGATGGCAAACACTCTGTAGGAACAGTTTTCCCAAACATTTTACGATACTTACTTAATAGGTCTAAGTACTCTTTATCAACATCTGTACTCTTCTTGTTGATTAGATATTTCATAAAACTCTTAACTTTATTTCGCATAATCACTGTCAATTAACTTTTTAGCAAATTCCCCAACTCTATTCCAAGTGCAGTACTGGTTCATGCCACCACTCCAGTCTTTTGCATGTTTCATTGTTCTGATTAATATTCTAGTATCACTATTCCAGCCAAAATATCTAACATCACTAACACTAACATAGATAAACTTCGCACCATCACTAAGAACTGCACTGAAACAAAAATGGTTCTTATTAAAGTCATACAATTCCATTCCGTTTTCGCTTGCCATCTTCTTTAGGTCTGATTTGCAATCTCGTTGGAATTTTTCATACCCCTCAGTGGTAGTGCAACCACCGTCAAACTCATAACCAAACCATTTTTCTGCGTTCAACATACTTTTTTCTCCTCTGTTAATTTAACTTAATTAAAATTTCCATACTTTTATAAAATAAAAAGGACTCTCTAAGAAAGTCCAAGTAAAAATGCATTAACAATGAACATTAAGAATAACCCAACATTCACAAGTAACATAATAGCATTTACAATCATTGGCTTAAATCTACTACAGTATAGGTTAGCTGTCATCAAAGCACTATTCAAGAATAGACTTATGATAGTAACAGTAGATACTACAAATACATCTGTAGCACTAAATGTTCTATCAAATACACTAATTCCCATCATGATATAAGAAATAATTTGTGCAGCAATAGTAAATAATAGACCATTATTCTTGCTCTTATACCATAAGAAGAACATATTCCAAATTGATAAACAAGACACAACGTACAATATCTGTGCAATGTGATACAACATATTTGCTGGTAGCATATATTAACCTCTCCCAAAATTAAAAATGGAGTTTTTATCAGTTATTGCCCACAGGATTTTCATAACTGATAGGACTATCTCTAACCCATTCTTTCTCATTCACCTTAAGGGTATTCCACCCTAAAATACAGGACTTGCTTTTTATAGGATTTATAGTGAATATAGTAAGATGTCCTAATGCCCAGCTCTCGAACAAATTAACTATAATCACTGACCTCAATAGACAGGTTCTACTGGGTAACTTAATTTGGCTATTCCTGTCATAGAGCCAGAAACCAATATTGGTTATGACACATCCTTCTGATATAGCGCCCACGGTTTGTGCGGTTGCAGGTTCATCACGGTGGTGTCAACCCGAAGTACAGTTACCGTCAGTACTCATGACCATATTATTATACAACAATTTCTAAATATGGCAATCCACAAGCGTTACTGTTGCATGAGGATTTGTCTTTTTTAGTTCTCTTAATGTCTTATCAAGGAAGTTAGTGTAATTCTCTAGGGATTCCTTAGTTGTATCACTTATTGCAAACCAACCCATCTTTCCCTGTTCGTGCCATTCGCCATCCAACAACATTGCGAACGTACTAAATGAAGCACGGTCCTTAGCATAGTTATCTCTGTTGCCATACATTTCTGTGTAGTATTCTGGCTTGAACATTGCAAAGAAATCACTAGGGCGTTCAACGTCTGTGAGTGGTTGCTTATCAACAACAACTTCCCAGAAACGCTTTGCTTCATTGTATAGTTCGGTATCTAACGATAAGTCTAAGTCTTTTATCTCACACGTATCACATCTTGTGCCATCTAACTTCCGTAATACATTAGACCATCTGCCACCAATCTGATACCAGTCCCATTTAGCATCTTTATTGCCTAAGCAATAGAGGTTACCTTCGTTGTCATATTCAGACACATCAATATGTAGGTTTTTGGCAACTTCTAAGTACTCATCAAGATTAGACTCGTCTACATGACCATCATGGAAATCGATACTACACTTTTCAAAATAATTTAAAACCTCTTGAACACCCCAACCGTCATAGATAACAACTTCCACACTACATACTTCACTATCTAAAATGGGTAAATCTTTATCTAAATCTTCTTTAGAAATATACTGAATAAATTCATCATTCTTGTAAACCATAAGATAGTCAACACCGGAAATTTTACTTACTAAATCTTTTAAAGTCATGATAGTATTATTCTCTATAACAACTTTTCCTTAACTTGCTTTTGAAGATAGATAGAAGTAATCTTATCTACATTTACCAGAATTTCATAGCTAGAATCATCATAGTGTTCAAACACATTAGTGATAAAAGCACCCTCATTATTGATTACAATAGCATTAAAAACTGTTTCTTCTGGGTCAACTGCTCCATGGCAAGCAACTAATGTTCCTTCTTTCTTATTTGCTAAAAGTTCCTGAATTTTAGTAATCTTCTTGATTGTATTCTTATCTAACATAAATATTCTCTCTTTCTTTATCTTTCTACATCAAACAATTTAATTAGTTTATTATCATCTTGAAAATAGACTGCAACAACATCCTCAATAGAACAACGTCTACCAAAATTATTATTAAGTTCAGTTCCAAACACAACAATCTTATTTCCTGCCATTTGAACACGAAGAAGCTGTATAAAATACACATCGTTATAGTCTTTGGAATAAACACATTCAAGAACTATAGGGTAGGTAGCATCTCGCAATAATGTGCTAATTCTCGTTGCATATTCAATCTTCTTAATGTATTCCATATTAACTATCTCCTGTTCACAAATACATCATATCACAAAAGATATAAGTTTGTCAATAGATAAAAATAAAAAGCACCCCTGGCTGGTATCGAACCAACTTCGCTTTAAATTAAAGCGTTTTACCAAGATAAACTACACGTGTATGGGCGTGACTATATTTATGCACTCCACGCTTTAGTGCCTTCTTTTTGACTGTCTGCCCACTCGTTAGACTTTGATTTTATGCACAGCCACGGTTTCGCAACCATAATTTGCTAACAACTGCGATATTCCATCGCTCATACAGGCCTTGTTGGACTTGCTAACTGCTTTAACTACATCTAGGAACGTACTAAATGAGTTACAACTGTTGCAACGATGCGTTCTGACGTTCTTCTCATTTGGCTATCCGCATCGAGCCATAGGTGTTCAGATGCAGGACTCGAACCTGCTGATTTACCTATATCCGAACATGGGATGGAGTGTCTTATTTACCCATGCACATCTCCATAAAGCATGCTTTAGATTGCCCTACACACTTGTTGGTGTACTCCTATTATTTACTTCATCCTGCAGAGACTTTTCATAATAGTTTCCTTTTTTATTGCAACAATCAAGGTGTACCTTTCACCTAGTCCAACAACTTCGGTATTCCACCGATAATACATGATTTGTTCTCACTACCACACCGTTCGTAGATACAATAAGAATGTCACACGGTCATAATATTGTGTTTATTGCATTACAAACTACTGAGGGATTACGTGATGTGCGTTCTGACATTCAACTAATTTGGGTATTCGCACAGACCCTGTAAAGAGAGCACCTAATTAGATGTCCTCGCATCTCTTGTTCCCAATCGGGAATGAGTCAAGCAAGTTTTACCTTGCAAATAAATTCAGTCAACTCCATTATCGCTTGGTTTTCGCTAGGAGTTGTCCGTTACGGATAGATACTTGTGGTCAGGTGTACCTTAGACCGCTATGACTTCCCACATCATAGAGAGTAACTCTCGGTTAGCAAATCTCGATAATGCTCCGAGCATCTTTGGGCTTATGTTTCTTTATTAAACGGACTTTCACCGTAAGACCCTCTACCATGGCCTTTTTCTTTTGACTATTGAGCATAGCCAGCCAACCTTATTACTGCCTATCCTTAATGACTAAGGCTTTGAGTAGTTGACCATGAGTTCTTTTTAGGTAAGAAAGAACTTAAACCTCTTTAATCCATATCCTTGAATAACCAAGGCTTTAGGACAGTGGTCCTAGGGGGAGTTGAACCCAAGCCACATTCACCCTTATAAGGAGTGCCCATTACCGTTATGAACTATAGGACCATAATATGTAATCACCATCTAAGAGGTTAAGTTCCTTATTTAACTTTATTTCCACTATTTTCCTAGGAGTAGTGTTCTCCCCATAAAATAATTTCCTTAACATTAGATGGAGTTGGCAGAAGTCGAATCTGCGTAGTCAATTCTCTTGACAGGAGCTGACAGGCCCCTAGTGTTTCCGTACACAAAACAAACTCTACTGTGATTACACATATTATTATACAACAACGTATTTAATATGTCAAGATATTTTTGAGATTAAATACTGAATGAAAAGGTCGATATTAAGAATAAATTGGTTGTATGTATCTATTCTCCACGTTTTCTTTTTGTTAAAGCCAGATATACCAATTTCGTATTCAAATCGACAACATTGTTCTAACATCACAGCACACACAATGTTTGTCTTTAACTCTTCAACATCTTTATTTGTTTTAAACTGTTCAATTGCTCTACAAGACCACAATAAAGTGTTAAGATTATTGAATACATTATATTCTTCTAACTCTCCAGTAAAAGAAATTCGATACGTGTTATAAACTAGTAAATCTTTATACTTATCAATTAGTTTCCAATCTTTTTTAGTTAAGTTTGTCATGATAAATATTCTACTGTTAGTTTAGAATCTCCTTCATCAAAACCCTCTGCAAAGAACCCAAAGAGTGAGTTATCCAATGTACGCACTAATCCTAATGCGATACCGAATGTTGGGTAGTTATCTATTCCAGTGCTTTCTCCATTAATTAAAACATCAACTTCAAAGCACTTTTTCATCTTTTTGACAACAATCTCATACATTTGACCTTCCCATGGTTCAACCTGTAGATTACATATATTACTACCTACTTCGCAAGTCACTGTAAATAAAGGGGCTGCCAAACTCAATAATGCCAATTCTTCTTCTGTAAAACCCATTAGATTTTTCATATATTCTCTCCTATTGATTTGTGCAAGATTATTTACACACTCTATTCATAAGTTCAGCAAGTGCTTCTACTGTTTTGCCTGCTTGTACCTCAAATTTATTGCCTTGATGTTCAATGTACATTTCCTTAAGAGTGTGAATGTTATATCCACCAGCACTTGTTGGGAAATAATCGTCTCGTAGCTCTACCAGAGTGCCTTTAATTTCTGTAATCGTGGCATCATAAACATTCTTAAGCTCATCACCACTCAATGCACCTAATCTTTCAGAAACTCCATTTTTTAAAGTCCACAATTCTTGATAGAACCCAGTGTTAAAATGGAGATAACGTTCGAAAGCACCAATAAGATTTTCAGAAATGTCAATCTGGTAATCACGATGTTCAGAATCATACTTAAATAAATCAACTAAAATTGATAAATAAGGAAGTACATCATTTAATTCATCGGCAAACCCCCAATGTGTATCCTCTGATATGTAGTTATCATCGTTCCAATCACCTTTAATATGTAAGATATACGACTGGTCTTGGTCTAACTGTTTTACGAACTTTGGATTTAACTTTGGCATACGGTGTCCTCTTTCTTTCTGCTCTCTAATTACATAATTAGTATATCACAGTTTTTAAGAGATTGTCAATGCCTATTTACCCAATACGTTTACAAAACTCTCTATTTTCAAATAGCTCGCTATCAGACATATTTAACAGCTTAGCAGGGATAACATAATCATTTTGTAATTGATGAATGATTACTGATACATTAACATCTTTACCTACAACATGCCATAATACGTGTAGGTCTGCACAATCACTGAAATCCAACTCTCTAGCAACCTCGATAATGTGTAATAATCTTCTATCGAACATATTATTTAGGTAGAGAATCTTATTCTCTAAAATTTGAGATAACATCTTAATGTCAGAAAGTGAGAAATCTTCTAAATTATGCCCTGCCCAAATATCGTCAACTGCTTCCCAAAGCTTAGAAACTGCCTTGCCATCATTAATAGGTGCAGAATTTGGAGTTGTAAATGTTACATCTCCTCTGCCAACATCTCTAGGTATTCTCTTGTTAAATAATGCTTCGTACTCAACTTCATCATCAAAGCCTGAATGGAAATATACCTTTACCGAGGCTAATCTATAAATGTCTCCATATTCTCTGTGTTGTTCTAGTCTTTGAGTTGTTAGAATAATATTCTGTTTAGCAACCCTACCAAAACGAATGATACTTAATGCAAGGTCGTGAACTAATCTCTGACCCTCTTCTGACATATCGGATGTGTAGAACTCATCAAAGCATAATAGCAATCTTGTTGGATTATATTTACCACTACTTCGTTTATGACTGAAATAAAGATTACCTTCCACCATTCTCTTTTCATAATACTTATCTGCTAGTAACCACTTTTGTTGACCATCTTCATAATACCAAACAATATCATCTGGCATGTACTCTCTACCACCGATTACAAATGTAGTTACCTCTTTACCAATCAATTCGTCTAATGTAGTTACACCTTCATCGCAAATAAACTGGTTACGCAACTTCTGTTGTGCCATAACTACGTCATGCAAGGATTTTAGTTCTGGCTCTGTTAGAAGATGTTTTTCATTTAATAAATCTCCTACAATCTCTTTTACCTCTTTGTAATCTGCTTCATGATAATCTACATAAAGAATGTCTAAATTAGAGTATTCTTCTTTTGCTTGCTTTAAAATCTCCTTAGTTGTACGAGATTTACCTGTACCACATTTACCTACAAGCATTATACTAGTTATCTTGTTTAAATCTAAATCCAATTCTTTATTTTTACCTAAATTAATTTTCATGATTTTCTCCTATGACAAAAATTCTTGCTCTGTTTCGGCACTTTCTTCACTATCTTCAACTAATACCTGTAATATACTTGTATCCAACTGTCTTAATAGTGTGACGATACTAGCAAGAGATTCCTCATTAATACTAACAGTTTTCTTATTTGAAGGCTGAGTTATATCTACTGAAAAGTAACCATTACCATTAGCATTTATACTAATTGTAGAAGTGTATTCAGCAACAAACTCCCACTTAATTACACAAGTATCTTCATCAAAAACAACAGTTGCTAATGGAACACTTGCTTCCAATAATGTCATCTCAAACTCTGTAAATTTACTCATCTAAAATAACCCCCATTCTGAAAATTTTTCAAATCCACCTAAATCATCAATAAACTTCTTTGCGATAGAAACAATCTCACTATAAGGTTTTCCATCAATATATTCATCACCAATGGCACAGCTTAGCTCAACAACTTTACCTGTTTCTTGTGCTTTTAAAAATGCATAGATATTAACAGATACATCTGCCTTGGAACAATCCTTACCATTAATTCCACCACCAGTAACAGAGTCTGCCATATCAGAGCCTAATTTACGATTAGTACATCCACTATCTACACAATATCCACCAGTCCAATCACCCAAAGGATTGACAACTGCATTAGGATACTCCAACTTTAACTTTTCTGTTTCTGCATTACTCTGACAGATAATTAATCGTTCCCCATCTAACACATACTTACCGTCAAATGGATACTTGGCATAAATCTCTCGTGCAATCTTGGATAACTTCTTTTGTTCTTCAGTCAAAGGAACACCCCTAAAAATACCATTATCTCCACAACGGATTTTATCCATTTGATTTCCTGCTAAATGCACATCTTGTGGAACAATAATAACTTCTGTCTTTGCTTTTCCTAAAATACGTTTAACAATAGACTTAACTTCTGATGTACTCATCTTAACAGAAGTTTCTACAATGACATAACAACTATTGTGTCCCAATAACACCTCTACTGCAACGGTAGGTTGGTCAGACTTAGAATATGCTAAGTCTACGATTGCACCACTGATTCTATCTGCGATTTTATCTGGGTGCATTGGATTAACTTTCTCAAACATTTTTAATTTCCTTTCTTAGTGAAAAAGAGTGCCTAAGCAGACACTCTATCATATCTTTCGTTCTGCAATGTTGTCATCATTACAGTTACTGGGTCAATCTGTTGCTTAACAACCTTTTCACCCTTTTCGTTTACTGTTTCAACGTACTCTGTTCCGTCAATAACATTCTTAAATAACACTGGGGAATATCCACTTACCATAGCAACGTTAGTACCGTTCTTATCCTCTTGAAACATTCCACAATTACTTGTACGAACATTCCAGTACACGATAGCAGGCATTTCATAACCATGTTCAGCGAACTTCTTAACCCAATCTCTGTGAAGAGTGTTACCACTTCCATTAGCATGGTCAAATTGCATATCAGAGATAACATACAACTTATTTGGTAAGTCTGACTGAGAACAGTTGTTCTTAATAGCAGTATCTAAGATTAACTGTAATACCTTATTGAAGTCTGTATTATAACCCCAATCAGCATTTCGCATATTAAGTACCTTATCAACAATATCTTCACCTTGAACCTTTACAAGTTCTGGATATTCAGAGAATGTGATAAAGCTATTCTTAAATACTCCGTTACTCTTATCTGCACAGTATAGACCTAATGAAATAGCAACTTCAATAGGTGTACCATACATAGAACCAGATACGTCTACTACACATAGACCTGTTTCTTCCTTACCTTCGAACCAGTTTGGTAGATTCTTCCACATAGCATCGTATAAATAGCGATTTGCTAATGATACGTCATAGTCTCTTAAAACCTTACCAACAATGTCAACTGGTAATAAAGCACCAGCATTAATCTTAGTCTTACCCTCACTTAACTGCTTTAGGTATTCCAAATAACGCTCTTCTGCATGTTTCATGAATAGTTCACGATACAACATCTGTGCCTTAGAAGGTAACTTAGAGAAGTCAATATCTTCGTAACGCTTTTCACATAACTTTGTTTCAACAATATCTAAAGCCTTACGTAACTTAGATAATGTCTTACGATATTCACGTTCAGACATATTAAGACCATTAACAATCTTCAATGCTACCTTACGTGTATTCTTAACACCATTTACGGATGGTAACCACTTAGCCATAAGACTTGGTGCTCCACCTTGTTCAACACTCTTTAAATCTGACTTTAATGTATCATAGATATAACCAAGAACTTCACGTTCAACTGGTGTATCTAATAAGCATAATAAGTCATCATAACGACCATAGAAAGCAAAGTTATCTAAGTTCTTAACAACTACTTCTGGCTTATTCTTTGCAAGATAGTTCATGATAACACGGAAAACTCTACGTTCACCCTGTCCACCACGAATATCACGGATATAGAATAACAACTTCATTGCTAATTCCTTATCCTCTGCAAAAGCAAGATTAAAAGTCTTGATAATCTCTGTTTCTTCGTTAGTACGCATTGCACCTAACTTACCAAAAGCATCTAAAAGACCACTCTTAGTTGACTTTAATGCAACTGCTCCATTCTCTGTTTCTGTAAAATTTAGCTCATTCTCTAATAAATTTGTAAAATTCATAATTAACTCTTACCTCTTTCCTTCTTGTTCTGATTGGTTTTCTGACTAGAAAAATAGTTCCATAATTTGCTGTATAGTAAGAAAAATTTACTCTAAGCCTTTGTCTTTTCTTTATCTGGTAGAAAAAATTTTTTTGCTGTGTGCTTAGAAAAGTGAACATTTTACTAAAGGGCGAAAACGTACAAAAGCCACTATGGTGGTTGCTCAGATTTGCACTGAGGATATTCTAATGAAAGGAGGTAATTTTGAATATCTAACTAATACAACCACATATGACGGGGGAAAGACTCGAACTTTCGACCTTGAGATTATGACTCTCACCATCTGCCAACTGATATACCCCGTTATGTTGAGAGGAAATAAATCCTCTCGATGTTTTGATTTACCGATTAAAATGGCAAGTCATCAGATGCTACATTGAAATCATTCTGTGTAGCCTTTGGTTCAGAAGTACCTTCAGACTTCTTAGAACCTAATAGTTGGATATTACTTGCTACAATCTTTACATTGTAACGTGTTTCTCCTTCCTTAGTTTTCCAAGATTCCTGAACTAACTTACCAGTTACACCAATCTGAGCACCCTTTACAAGATACTGTGTTAGTGTTTCTGCTTGCTTTCCCCAAACACTTACGTTGAAGAAACTTGTCTTAGCCTTTTCGCCAAAACCATCTGATGTTGCAATAGAGAAACTAGAAACTACTGTTTCTCCTGCTTGGCGCATTTCAGCATCCTGTGCTACACGCCCTACGATTGTTACTACATTTAAATCCATAAATTTTTCTCCTTGTTACCGACATTGAATAGCACGGTCAACTTGCTATGAACCTGTTTTATGTCGAAGTTCACGAACACTAGAAAGTATTTTCACTTGAGCGGATTCAAAAGTCTGCTTTTTCTTATTTTTGTTTGCTGTTACCTTCTACTTACACTAATAGTATATCACACCTATTTAATATGTCAATAGGTTATTTGAAAATATTTAATCTAAATTTTCAAATCCACGTTTATCTAATCTGCAGAACGCTTTAATATGTTTACCCGTTGTATGACTCCAATCAAACCATAGACGTTTTAACTCTCCATCTGGGCTTCTTGAAATGATTGGTGTCTTGTAACTATACAATGTTTCTGTTCCATCCTCATCAACATGTACAAGTGCTTTACCATAGAAACTTTCCTGCATTTGTTCTGGTAGTGGATGTAATTCATATATCTTTAACATATTTTACCTATCGTTAGTTAGTTCTATAAGCAAATAGGTCATCTGTTAATTCTAATTCTTCACCATCGTATCCCGAAAGGAAATGACCGTAACCATCTGCATTAGCTGCATCCTCACAAAATTGCTCGAAACCACCATCTACACACTTCTCCAATAGTTTATAAACAGCTTCATTCTTATCTACCAATGCTTTAAATACTTCCACTGGTAACTCTGTCTCTTCTGCTAAAAACTCTGGAACGAAATAAGAACAAGTTTCTTTAATGTTATCTTGTAATTCTTCATCTCTTTCTTCTTCATCTAACACTAGATACTCACTACCATCGTCTAACTCGAAATAACGACCAGATATACTAATGCTATCTTCTGAAATACCTAAGCACTTTGCAAATAAGTTCTTCTTATCTTCTGTACTGTAACTCATCTTTAGTTCCCCTATTATTTTCTTGTTTTAAAAACAATATCTTCAATGTTGCAATCCCACTTCTTCAAGTCATCTGCATACTTCTGTAAGGCTCTTGCAAACTCTTTTGCTTCCTTTTCACCAATATGTCTTGGTTCTAGGTGAATGGCTTCTCCATGGCCTTCTTCAAGATATGCAAATCCAGTGATTTTCCCATCACGTGTTACATAGACCTTAAAGAACCCATAAGTTGAACTCTTGTAAAAACTCATGAACTCGCAGGTTCTATCATTCATACTAAAGTCAAACTCTGAACCATCATTGGCATTCATATAAAAGATAGTTCCATCATCTATTAACATGCTGTCAGTAATCTCTGGAAATCTTTCTCTAATATTTTCTCTAATATAGTTTAATACTTGTTGTTTTATATTATCTGCTGTTGACATAATATTTCTCCTTTAATTAATTATGCTTAGTTTTCCCTCTTAGGGATAAGTTCTTCGATATTATAATCCCACTTCCCTAAATCATCTGCAAAAATTTACATTACTCTTACAAACTCAGCTAACTCCCATGGATTCACGTACCCTTGTTCTACTGCAATACCAACATCATCCCCAACATCTAAATATACTCGCCCTCTGATTATCCCGTTACATGACACATATACATCAAAGAATCTACGAGTAGGTTTTCTATAAAAACTTACAAATTCGCAAGTTCTGTTATTTACATAAAAGTCAAACTCTGAACCATCACATCCATTCATATAGAATACAGTACCATGTTTCAAAAGCATATCATCGACTATCTGTGGGAATTTATCTCTAATGTTTTCTTTAATATATTTAAGTATTTGTTGTTTTACCTTATTTGCTATTGATATTCTATCCACTATATCTGGTCTCCCAAATCATCAGGGATATTCCAGTTTGTGTACTTATCCATAGCATCTGGTTCATCTGGGACAGGTCTCTTGAAGTCTACCTGAATATCACCAGTTTTAGGATTCCAAGATACCCAAGCATCATAGAACTTATCTTTCTTCTCAGAATACATTCCTGTTAGATAAACCCATTTTCCACTAATTAGTAGTTGCTTTTCTTCTGTGGTTAGTATATGCTTACGGAAATCCCTACCAAAGATACCAAGTTTTCTAAATCCATAGAATAGGAATCCTTGATATTCTTGCTTTTGTAAATTCCCAATAAAAGTCATTTCTTCGCCCTTAGAAGTAACCATATCAAAATAAATATTATTACCTGCTAATAGTTCTCCACACTCTTCATCAGAGAAACGATACGAACCAAATACTCTACTAAACTTAATGTTTTTACCACTAAATTTACCTTCATATTGTTCCTTTTCATCCCCCAACTTAGGTAACTTTAACCACTCAGAGATTACCTTTTCTAAGACTTCTTTATAATTGCTATAATCATCTTCAAATGCTAATGGAACTCTAAAGCAAGAACAACGAGTAGTTAATACTTGAATTGTATTTCCACCACACTTTTCATCATATCCAAAATAGATGTCTTGAACTCTTTCATCTGGTACGACTTCTTTGGATAGCGCAACATACATTTCATTGAACTTATCTCTATGTTTCTTATATTCTTCTCTATCTACTAAGAAACTTCCCTCTCCATACTCAATTCTTACGATTGCCATATTCCTTTACCACCTTTCTCAAAATATCCAACTTCTTTTCCTTGCTAACGTTTCTATCTAAAATTACAACCTTTTCTGTTGCTGTTGTACTATGGCAGATAATTGATGGTTCTACCACATCTAATTCTAACTCTGTAGCTCTACGAAGAGCTTGACCATTAGAAATGTGATACTCTATCTGACTACCACGCTCTGGCCCATCAACAATAATACTAGTTTGTGTTAATTTTATCATTTCTATATTCTCCAATTAAGTACCATAAAGTCACCTCTACAACCAATTTCTTCCTTGTTGTCTATTCTTATCGGCTGCGCAAAGTATTGAATATGGTAAAGGTAATCCCATGTCTTGATAGTATCTGACAATCTGACCAACTCTGCCAAACAACACAGTGATTAACTTTTTGGTTCGATAGTTGAATATCTTAATTGTACCATCATCATAAATTGCATGTATTTCTAATCCCTTTTCATGATGTTTATCTACCACAAAAGCATTTACCAACTTAATGTTGTAATTCATGTTTCTAACTCTCTCACATCGGTTAGTATAATGTTCTGATAAATACTTAACTTCATCTAAACCTTCGATAGGGTAAGTATCAAGAACCTTGAAATATTTTTCCATAAGTCACCTCACAAATACAGTTTAGCATAAGAAAAAGGGAAAGTCAAACATTATTCTTTGCTTTCCCAATTACGAACTTCCTTACTATTAATAAATTCCTTATTAGACATTATGTCATATATAATAGAGTTAATATTATTTCCCTCTTTTAAACCATTTAAGATTGCTCTCTTAATTGTAGGTGAGAAATATAGATATTCTACATCAACTAAGTATCTATCTGCCTGGGGAATTAAATGCTGAGAAACAATACATCTCATATTTGCAATTAAATCATATGTCAAGTCAGAAGAATTATCTAAATGATAAAGTAATCTTCTTAAGGTACCTGCTACATCATCTGCGTGGAAAGTAGTCATTGTTAAGTGCCCTGTTCTACTAGCCTCTATTGCGGTTGAAATGGAATACTTATCACGGATTTCTCCCACTAAAATACAGTTAGGATGTTCACGTAATGCAACCTTAATACCATCTGCAAACTCTCTAAAATCCTCACCCATTTCCTTTTGAGTAATCTTAAAGGAATCTGTTGACTCAAATCTATATTCGATAGGGTCCTCTAATGTAGACCATACTGTGTTATCTAATACATCTCCCTTTTGAGAGAAAGTATTGATACACGCTGCCATTGTTGAGGACTTACCATTTCCGGTTCTCGCAGAGAAGATAATGATACCATCTTTGTTTTTGAGTGCTTTGTGTAACATATCTTTACAATCTACTGGATATGCAATGTTATCAAAGGTAATCTTCTTTGGTTTAATCATTCTAAATGTTGCTACATTCTTTTCTTCTGAAAACCCTAAAGCACATCTATAACGATACTTGGAAGTGTAATCCTTATCTAACTTATCTTCTGGCACATATACTTCTACTGATAAATCCAACTGTTTATTATGAACATACCCATCATTTCTTTCATTAGAAACGTATAGGTCAGCAAATGTACTCCAAACATCCTTAGAGGTAGGTGTACATGGAACCCTATAAATATTACCATATCTCGATAGATAAGGATATTCAGTAACCTTAATATATAAGTCAGAACAATCGTGTTGAGTAGCAAAGATTAATAGTTCCTCAATAGATACTGTTCTTTTATTAAATTCTTTTTTTAACTCTTCCTCAAAGGAAAGTGCTATCTTAAATGCCATAATACACCTCTACTAAAAATATTGCTTTAACTCTCTTACTATTGCTTGTAATACTGGAACAACAATACTATTACCTGCTTGTCTGTATAGAATACCACACATACACTCTTTTCCACCTATATATCTTTGTGGATATAAAGCCTGTGTCTTTTCAAAGTCAGTTTCATCAAATCCCATTAACAACCAAGATTCTTTTTCTGTTATATGTCTATACTTATCTCCAACTGCCACAATGTTCGAAGTTGGCACTTTTGCATAATTTGATACAATCGTTCTAGCATAATCGCCAACAAGCATATTTCTACCATTAAAAGGATTGTTAGGTAATTTACCAAACTGAATTGCCATTGTTCTATCTGCAACTCTGTATTTATCTGAATAGAAGTTCCTATCTATAAACTTATTTATATCTTCCATAGGTGTAGTCTGTAAATTATCAAAGTTAAACTCCTTACCATTAAGAATACTAACGGTAAATACTCGATTTCTTGTTTGTGGAATACCAAAATCTAAAGAGTTTAATACTTTATATGTACTAGTATATCCAAATTCATCTAACGCATCTATATATTTTTGGAACTCTGGATAGTTTAAAATATTCGCCACGTTTTCCCAAATAACAATCTTAGGTTTATGCTTTGCCTCTCGTATAATTCTGACAGTTTCCCACATTAAACTACTTTCTGTACCAGAACCTTCTACTCCACCATCTCTTTTACCGACCGTTGAGAAGCTAATGCAACTCGACCCATGTACGAGTAGGTCAATTTGTTCTTCTGGTAGGTGATAATCACACACACTCATAGGTGAATAGTTTTCATTATATAAAGCATTATAAGATTTACAAGCGTTCTTGTCTATTTCTACATATCCTACAGATTCAAACTCTATATTTTCTCTCTCCAATGCTTTTCTAACTGCCCCTATTCCACCAAATAATTCTACTAATTTAATCACAAAAATAATTCCTTTCTATATACCTCACACTTTAATACCTGTACAATCTTTAATTAGTTGTTTGAAAGCCGTTTCAGAATTAAGGTAAATGTATAAATCAAAATAATTCATCCAAACTAACTTTGCACCTGCATACCAACTACAGTAATTGTTACCATAACTATATAAAGAAATCTCATGCTCAAACCATTCTAAATCAAAGTCAAAATCATTATGCATAGCATAAACGGAAAACTCACTTAAGAATGCAAACCTAATTTTTGACATAAGAGCTTCAATAATTTTAGGTGTGTCCGTTACCTCGATGTTTGACAACGTTGGATAAGTAACTCCTAAACTTTCTAACTTACCTAACATCCTATCAATATACTGTTCCTCTACTGGGGTGAGATTAAACAACAAACCTAATCTACTCATATCTTTCTCCCAAGATAAATAAAAATTCCCTTACATAAGGCAATGAGGTTGCCCAACTAACAAAGTTCTCTAATTCATCATTGTCTTTACCAGACCACTCATTTAATTTGTGATTCTTTCTTTGATGAACCATATTTAAGATATTCTCATAATTCATCGTTACTGTTCTAGTTTGGCAATATCCTGATGGTAGCCATCTGATTAGTTCTTTCCAATATCTATTATCTTTTGTTTCCAAGTACTTTTGTCTTAACTGTTCTAAATAAGAGATAATTGCAGTTACTTCCCCACCTTCAAATTCAATCTCTTCAAAATCATCTAGTTCAAAATCTTCTAGTTCGATTGGCTTACTAGTTAATTTATGCATTGTTGAAGTTGAATTAGCAGTAGTACCAACCTTATAAGTGTCGTATTCCTTCCACCAATAAAGTGGTGCAGTAATATCTACTGAAACGAATATTTGTCGTAAGAACTTTCTATGTTCTGAACCCCCTCTAATTAAAGCAAGACATAACTTTAAATCATTCTCACCCAACTTAACTTCTGGTTCAAAAGTGGAATCAATTCTATCCCAACTATTTTTGGGATTTCGCATACCTCTAATAGCGTGTTTAAATCCCCAAACTTCGGTATTTCTAAATTTCATAATACTAGAATATCCTCAACTCTTCACAAATCTCTTCCATGACTTTATCAATAGTGGCTTCCCCACTTACCCAACCGTTGATGATTCCACCATTCATCTCTAGCCCATCATATCGAATAATAAAGTCTACATCATCATATAGTACTCTTTCTTCAACTTCTAATTCATCAATATCAAAATCTTCTGGTTCTGTTTCATCATACCATTGTGTTACAGCCTTTAAGAACTCATCTTTGATAACTCTAAGCATTGGAGCACAAACCTCTGAAAAAGTACTGTTTAATCCTGTTATCTCAATTTCAGGATACTCTTTTCCTAGTTTATCTAAATCATTTATTAGTGACTCTACAATTTGTTCTTCTTTCTCTGAGAGTCCAAACACTAAACCTATCTTACCCATCTTCCACCTCGTTATTGAATCTCGTCTATTTCTTTACATTTTTCTAACAACTTAGCAAATGCAGTTTCCTTATTTCCTGCAATATAGGAATCTGTAAATTCATCATCAAATTCTGCTCCTGAATATTCGAAGAGAACGTGGTAAACCCCATTAAACGGCTCGATTTCGAAATTAAGGTCGTATATATCAATGTCTTCATCAACACTTTCAATATACTTCTCAAAATCAGCTAGGAAAGCACCAAATATCTTATTTGTTAAATACCAAATAATGTCAAACCCTGACAAAGCCAATCCCTCATCATCTAACTCATCTGATGACCACTCAATTCCCAATGATTCTACTGTATCTAACAATTCATTAATACGATTGTCTGCTGATTCACTTATACTTAAAAATCTATTAACACCACTCATTTTAGTCTTTCTCCTCTGCATCAATTCCAAACTCTTCTAATAATTCCCTAAAAGCCTTGTCGGAATCACCAGAAACATAAGTATCAATACATCCATCTGATGCATATTCATCATTGTAGCTAATCTCATAATCACTATCTAAACAGTTTGTATGAATATCAATTTGAAAATTATCTAAATCAAAGTCAATGTCATGGTCAATGATATAATCTGAAAAATCACGTTTGAAAGCGGTTCTAATTTCACACATAAGATAGTAAATAATCTCATTTGTATTTGTTGTATCCACATCTGACATATCTGGATAACTAATACCTAATGTGTCTAAGTCATCCATCAAATCCTCAATGAATACCTCATCATCACTGCCAATACCTAATAACTTACCCAATTTACTCATTATTTTACCTCTCTAAAAAGATGTTTATATTCAAGTTCCATACCAGTTGCTAACCAAGTAGCATAATCATCCAGCAGTTCTTTAATTCTACTCATAATTTTACCACGGACTTCCTCAGATGTATAAGAGAAAGCCTTGTGTCTAATTTGTACATACTCATCATCGAAACAATATCCAGCATGGCTTGTATCCCGGATTGCATCGTATGGTGTTTCATAAAAACTATTTAAAACTGTATAACTATTATCGTTGAATACTAAATCCTCTAAATCTGGTTCAAGTCCTACAACCTCACGAGCCATTTTTACTAGGTCATCTGTAGGAATATCTTTCATTTCTACCGTTAATTCGTATTTCTTCCTCATTATTCAACAAACCTATCCATTTCTTTTGAAAGTTTCTTACATTTGTTGTAAAGTGTTTCATTCAATTCAGCAATCTCTGAAAAGTTTTCAACACGTTTAACGAACTCACGTACTGGGAAACGAGTATTGGTGTATAACTCAATCTTAACTAAATATTTATCCTTAGTTAATTCGCTGATTGTAAAGCTATAACTAAAATCTTCCTCATATCCATTCACGAAGGTGTATCCATCTTCACATCCCCCATCGTAAGACATGTTATCCAATGCTTTAACTAGTTTTTTATAATTTATCATAGGCTCACTCCTATTGATGGGCTAAATATCTCATTAGAAGTATCTCCTACATTAGCACCACTATTCATTTGAGTACTAAGTACCATTCTAATCCCTGCAAAGTGTGTATAGTTAAGAGGTCTACACTTAACATAACTTTCCCAATAATCAGTTGCTTGATTAAGAGATTTCACAGTGATAATATCCCTATCATTTAATTTATGTATAATCTTACTTACATTCATTTTTAATTCTTCCAAACTAATACCAGTAACAAGAATAGTTACTTCAAACTCTCCCATTACTTCCCCATTCTTAATCTCTCTAAGACCCCTTGTAGTTAATTCTACAGAAGAGAAACTATCTTCATTTGCTTCTATATCAGAACCACTTGTAGTAGAATCCTCTGCCTCATACTTAGCAAAAGAACGTTCTCTCTTTAATTTAACTGCTGCCTTTTCCTTTTGTAAAGTCTTACATGTAATTACACAGTTTGGGAAATTCATAGGGAAATTACTATTTTCAATTACAGTAGGAAACTCTTTAATTGTTAATATCGTTGCATAAGTGTCTTGAACAGGTAATCCAAACACATCAACTCCATTATTATGTAAGATAAAGTACCCAAATCTATCTTCATAAACATTTGTTAAACTACCTAAGATTGATTCAAAAGAATCTTCATTAAAGATAGATAGTTTATCATAAGATAACTCATAGTTTGGATAAATCTTACTTGCTAAAGTATAGAACACTAATTCCTTGGTAGCACGTAAACACTTATGTCTAATAATGTTATAGATGTTCTTTTCAATCTCTAATACTTTATCTGTATCTAAGGAGATATTACCTACATTAGCAATCTTATCTATTAACTGAGACCAGACTTCTTTAATTGCATCACCTAAAGAATAGGCTTCAATATCAGTAAACTCATTTTGTTGAATATCCACACTTAAAAGGCAATAGTTCTGTACATCTTCTTTTACAATTGTTGTAAACTCAGGTGGCATTTCTGTATCAGGTAAATACATTCTAATTGTCTCTAAGAGATTAGTTCTAACATCCTTAGCCTTAATGACCTTATCAATTCTCTCAATCGTAAAGGTAATACCATTTCTCTGATTAGATAAAGAAGATAATAAAGTAGTTAATTCTTCAATATTACTCTCTATAACACCTTTACTAGCGACAGTATAATTTACTACTGGTAATAGATAATAAGCAGATATAATACCATTGTTATATAGTACATTATCTCCTACTATCTTTATTTTGTTTTCACTTCTGCTTACAATATTACTCATACTTCACTCCTAACGATTGTATCTACTGAAATCTTACTTTTCTTAAAGAAATGCTTTTTAATATTAGGTTCTGTAGTTATACTCTTCTTCTTACTAAGATAAGCCCTTAAGTATTCACCAAGACTATAATGTTGGACTTTAATATAAGTAAGAGAACAACCTAATATAATACCTATTGATAGCCAGAACACAGTATAATAGAAACTTAGATTGTCTAATAGATTTAACATGTTAATCTTAAATGGTCTACTGATAATAAAGCCAATAAATAAAGATGCTATTGGATATAAGAGTATTACTAACTGACTAACAGTAAATCCATTAGGTACTGCTATACCAGCTATAGAGTATAACTTATGTTCTCGCTTGATACACTTTGTATAATTAATTAACCTCATGATTACTTCCTTTCTTTTTTAAAACACTAATTAGTAAAAGACATCTGATGGGAAAATATCATTCGAGGGTAAAAGCGTTCTCTCATGAATTTATCCCATCGCAAGCCTTGCTAACGCAATCTTGCACTTGGTTATAATAATAAACTTATTATTTGACTTTGGTAACTAGAATTGCAACAGAGATGTAGTTTCTAACTCTCTAAACTACTCTTCTCTTCAATAAATAAATAGTATAACTTAGACCCTAATCTCTAAGTTAAAAGACTATATACCTCTCTCTTAAAAACTATATATATTTTAAACTTATAACCTAATAGTAAAAAACACAATTATATTATTCTTATATAGCCCAATAGAGGTCACATCTTATATATAGACTTAGATACAAGATTTTAACCTATAAAAATACCACTTCTTATAACAGCTAAATTTCAAAATTATATACTACCTAAAATTTATAGATTTATATTTAAAAAATCAAATCATATATTCTCTTATATGTACCAATAGTAGTCACATGTTATATACAGTTGTGTTTACCAAATATTTCATACATATTTCTGAAAATTGTTTCATAGGGTATCTTCATAAACTAGAATAAATCCTTTACACACTTTGCTCTCTTATTTCTTCTCTTGCAGTAGTTATAACCATTCTTATACATGTTATTATCACTTAAATACATTTGTTCTGCAAAATAGAAAGGTTGATTATACTCTTCCATAATCTTTTCTATTTCTTTTTTATGTTTCTCTTGTTTTGCCAACATTCTTTCACATTGTTTTGCAACTTTTTCTGGAGAATAATCTCTTTGTTGTGCATAAGCAATCCACTCATGATACTTCTTCTTTGTCTTTTTAGCACATCTTAGCCACACTTCTTCATATAGTTCTTGTCCAATATCCCCAATAATTAATTCCTCATCATAAATGTTATATACTTTGTATCCCATATTTGTTAATTCATCAATCATGTAGATATGGTGTACACTTTCCCAAACGAATATTTCATTTCTAAATAGGTTACTGTGGCAATAATTAATTAGAGTATCTTTATATTTCTGATAGAACTCTAGATAATCGTTATAACTTGGACTATGATTTCCAGTTAAACTAATAATAAGCCCAGTTATCACTTTATGACAACCTAAATAAGATGATTTAAAGATAATACCATATTTCGCATACATATAGTTATCTAAATTTACGTATTCTTTTTGAATTTTATCACTTGTATTAAATTCTTGAATTGCACCACAAGTTCTTGCCATATACTGAACACTAAAATCTCTCATAAATACAGGTAGTACAGTTGTCTTAAACTTCTTTCTAAACACACCATCAGTAGATAAGTCCTCTGCAAAATATGGGTTATTGTTCTTATAAACTTTCTTTACCTTTTCGATAAGAAGTCCATAAATATCTACATTAAACGCTTCTGGTGTATCATGTGTTAAGAAGTAAGAAGTTCTAATGATACTAGCGTTACTGTCAAATGTACTTAGAGTATTTAGTTTTCTACCTATTATTTCTTCTAATTCATTAACTCTTTTGTTAAAATCACTTGAAGTATTACAAGCCTTATTCGATATACGCATGCGACCTTCTCTTAGCCAACCATTGCATTCTAGTTCTGGGTTATTTTCTGCATATTTATCTAACATTCCGAGAACATCGTCAAATATACCACTATCTCCCATTTCTTTACATTTTTCAGCATTCGCTTTTTCATTATCCCTTGGTGCATGCAAACGTAATAAGAGATTTGCTCTTTCACAAATCTCTTTCCCAAAATTAATGTATTCTGCTTTAGGTTGTTTACCACTCTTGACCATTTTACCCTTATTATATAGGTCAATAACTTCATGGTTATATTCTTCAATTTTGCTTTCAGGTGCAATTCTTTCGTAAACATTGTACCAGTGAACAGATTTCTTACTCTTAACGCTTATCTTAAAACAAATAAGACCCCTGTCAATAAAGTGTTTAATCTCTCTTAACACATTCGTCTTACTCTTCGCACCACAAGTTTTGGCAATATCATAAATTGGTAATACGATTTCCTCTTTATTTGAACAGAAAATTCTGCACACAATAAGTGTATTAATATCCATTCTTCTAGCACCGTATCCAACTGCTTTACCAAAATTTAATTGTGTGTCTAAATCCTTTTTACTCATAATTCATATCTCCCCATTGTGAGGGGAGAATACTCCCCTAATCCATAAACTTATTAAATAAAATTCTGTTTCGTACTGCTTCTACTGCTTGTTCCTCTGTAAGACCCTCATCTTCTTTACACCACTCATATGTTGCATACACAAGTCCTGGACAAACTCTATCAATTACAGTTATCCCATAGAGTTCTTCTTCTTCATCTAATGCCCATTGAGGGTATTTAAGTGGGTAATCTTCTTCATCTCCCATAAACAATAGTGCAAGTGCCATTGTCATGTCATCTACCTTTGGTAGTGGTTGTTTAGCTCTTTTATAGTACATTCTGTTCTCCTTTTAGTTGGTAAAATATTATTTACTAGAAATCATATTTAAGCAATTATAACACCAAAGTATTTTCTTCGTAACTCTCTAAGTATTACATCCTTAGATATTCCATCTTCTGTCATTGTTTTTAATAAGAAATTAACCATTTGGTCTCCAAGTAAGTCTCCTAATGTCTTTCCATAAACATTCTTTTCAAATTTCTTATCTTTCTTTGTGTACATAAACTTTCTTCCTCTCTACTCTCAATATATAAATAGCATAACTTTCCCTAGCAAATGTCCAAGTTCTTATACCATATATTTGGCTAGTTACTTTTGTAGACACATTGATGGTGGACTAGAAAAAGTAGGATTTTATAACCCTACTAATTCTATTAATCTGTCTGATTATGTCATCTCACATCTTATATGCCAGGACACATTCAACTTTATATACCTCATTTTATCATAGAAATAGGAAAAGTCAATATGTTACTGTCCGATAACTACATAGTAATCTGGCATCCAATTACTAATACTTTGTGTTGTTACCCCAACACTCTCATTCATAGCTTGAACTGTACCACCATTACCTGTGGCAATAGACACATGTGAATCATTATTATAGAAGTATAATGCTCCAGCAGGTGCATTCCATACATCATAACGATGTGTTCCTAAGTTTCTCTGGTCATAGGTTGTTCTAGCACTAATGCCATAGCAGTATTGTACCAATCCAGAACAGTCAAATCCACCATTTGCAGGATTATTACTTCCCCAAATATATGAATATCCTATATAAGCCATTGCTCTATCTACTGCCTCATTTCCTGTAGCAGTATAACTGACATTTCTAACTGGTGCAGAATATATACTTCTTTGTAACAAAGATTGTTGTCTTTCTTGTTCCAATCGTTCCTGTTCAAGTCTTTCTTGTTCTGCAATACGTTCCTGTTCTTGTTTTTCTAATACTTCTTGATGAGTTCTTACAGAAACTTTTAATGTCTTCTCTGTTATCTTACCCTTTAAGTCTGTAGCTTTATACTCTACAGTATAATCACCATCAACTGAGGTATCTACGTTTGATTTAACCTCTAAGGCAGGCAAGATGTTTGCATCTGTGTTTATATAAGTGATATAACTACTAGGATTAAAGGTATCCCCATTATTAACCACTACGTTTTCACTCTTTAACTTAATGACTGGTGCATCATTGTCAAATCTAACCATGACTTTCTTTGTCATTGTTGGAACTAAATTCTTTTCTTCTGTTCCACCTTTATAGATTTCTACAATCATTGATTGTAAGTCACTATCTTCGGATACTACAGTGTATTTAACTGTTATATCCTTCTTTTCTTCTGGTTTCATGTCCTTAGTAAAATATTTCTTTAATTGTTCTGAAATATCTTCCTGTCTACTTAATCTGATTGTCTCTTCTACCTCTGTTACGGAGTTAGGTTGTTTTGTTTCTTCCTCAGCTAAAACTTTTGTAGTAGTTAAACTACTCATAATAAGCACTGATAAACTAATGTTTCGTATTAACTTACGCAATAATTTTCCCTCTTATTAGTTATATATTTACTTTCTAAAGCTAGTTTAAGGACTTGCTCCCGGTCCAATGATTAAAAAGGGGAAGTAGTTTTCTTCCCCACACTACATTTTGTTATACTTTCCAAGTGCTATCTTGGATTTCATGGAAGTTGTTTCAAATTCATCTGCATCTAATAGATTCTCTAACGTATTCTTGTTTGGTCGATAAATCCATACACCAAATAGGTCAGAGTAATCAGTCATAGATGTTTCTAATGGTCTGAAATACCACTTTCTTGGCGATTTTCTTAATCTTGAAAGTAAGATAATCTCATAATGTCTACTCTCAATCTCCTCATCCCAACCAATTTCATCAATAACCCCATTGATTTGAGAAATAACATCTTCATAAGTATCACATTTTGGTAACTTCTTCTCTAAGATTAAGTTAAATGGGGCTTTCGCACCTTTATTCATACTATCTAATGACGCTTGTGTTGCTTTTTCGCACACCATTAAGCAAGAGAATAACCCAATATTTTTAGGCACAAAAGATGTGTCATGACTTCTTCTATACAAACCAGCACATTTCTTACAAAAGTGTTGATGATTTTCTACATCTTCCTCACAAGTCAAGTATGTCTTGACATGTATTACAGACATATTCACTGTTTTGTCTAAGAAATCTTTGTAATCTTCTACATAGTTATCCAATTCTGGAATAAAGTGGTTTCTAACCTTATATAAAAATGTAACTTCGTCAATAGGTAAAACATATTCAACACCCATTGAACCACAATCCTCTGTATCCGTAATAGTCATACTATCCGTTGAACTAGTAGCCTTCTTATATAAATAACCACTATCTTTAATAGAAGTAATGTTGGCAGAAATAACATCATTCATGAACTTTCTACTTTCTTCCTCAGTATAAAGGTCATCTTTTCTAGTGAGTGATTTATCAATGTCATCTTGCTTACCAGTAAAGTTTGTTACCTGTTTGATTCTATTCATAGCTTCATCTGATTTATCATTATGTTCCCCATAAGCATTAGCAAAATCTGCTACATTAGGGATATAGCAGTTAGAGAACATTTTAGAGCCTAGGAACTTATACACCTCAAAGTACTTATCCCTAGGCAATTTTTCTAATTTTTTGCAAATCTCAGTATAGTCCATAGCAAAACCTCGTATTAATAGAAGAAACACACTAATCCTAATAGGATAAGCCCACTCACACAGATTGTAGCAACAATGGTAGGAATGAATACGATACCATAACTTACTGCAAACAATAAGATGACATATAGGAATAGCCCTGTTAGAGATAATCTAGTACCTCTAGGTAAATCTTCTAAATCCTCAAATAAGAAATTCATCAACTTACCTGATTTACCAACTAACACAGCAGACACCAGAGTTATGATAGCAAGAATAGCAAATACAGATGTTACTTCTGAGAATGTTCTAACTGTCTTATAGGATAAGATAGTCATTACTACAAAACTTAATACAGATAAAATTTTCTTCAACATAGTATTCACCTTAGAACTTAACCTTTCCACGACACTGATTTTTGCTAGACCACTTCTTTTTATCTTTTACAACCTTATGACCACACGCACGAAGTTGTTGGTTTAATTCAAAGTTTCTCATTTTTGGCATTTTAATCTGCATAGTTCTCTTACCTCTCTTCATGTTTATATATTATCACAAAGCACTGGAATTGTCAATACCTTAAATTAAAAACAACCCTAGACAATATGCATCTGGGGTTGTTTAAAACGTTGTGTGGATTAGTTTAACGTGCCATACAGACACGAGTATATTCTAATATATAATTTAACTATATGTGAATTAAACACTCTATTCCTGCACAATACTCGTGTCACGTAATGCTTTATCCATAATAATATCCGAAATCTTGTACAACTTATATGCAGTTAATTGGTCTTTAAAGTAGTCATATTCCTTGTCAAAGGCATTTGGTAAATATCCAAAATAACCTTTTTCGGAGTGACCTTTTTCTATATAACCAGTTTCTGAGTAATAGTAGAGATGATGGTTTCCAAAACCCACTGATAGATATACAAATCCATTATCAATTCTATCTAACAGTTCTTTCTTAACTTCGATAGGACAATCAATAATATCACTATCAAGTGTATAGTCGGTTGATAATGTCTTTTCTTTTAATTGTTCGTATCTTTTCTTTTGTAATGTTTCTTTATCTTCGTACTCTGCAAATGAAAATATTGCAGTAATTCCAATGGCTGAACTTATGATAAAAAGAATTATGGCAATAAGTTTAATAATATTGTTCTCAATGACCATAAAAGTTACAAAACAGATTAACATAAATAGAATAAGTGCTTTGAGTATCTTCGCTCCATCTTTAGGAGGAACAAATAATCCAAGCCACAAATCTACTTCTGTTTGTGACTCTTTTTGTGTTGTGGCAATATCCTTTACTTTTTCTTTAAAGGAGTCAATATCTTTTTGTTTTTTAAGTTCTTTCTTCTTTTCTTCTACAACAGTATCAAGTTCTGCGATTTCTTCTAATGCTTTTTGTTGTCTGCTATATGAAATAAACTGTCCTGCCATAAGTTCCACTCCTATCTAAAGTTATTAATATCCAAACTCTTGTCGAGTTCAGGAATATCTTTCTTTAATCTAATTTCGAGTTCTTGAATATCAAAGTTAATGCTATCTAATTGTTCTGATACTTTCTTTTCATTTTCTTCTCTTAATTGAAGATTTTTAGCATATTCTCTAACATCCACTAACTTATTATACAAATCATTAATATATGTTAAAGATTTTTCTTGAGTATCTTTTGTTTCTTCTATTAACTTACGTACTTCCTTAATTTCTTCCATCTTTTCAGTTACAAGTTTGTAATCATCTGAAATTGTCAAAGACTCAACATCATTCTTCCTAATCACAAAAGTACACATTCCTTGTACAAGTTCATAAATTTCTAAGTGAAAACCTTGATACGCTTCTTCGAACATGTTTTGCAATTTCGCCATTAGACTAAAATGCATATTATCACGACCATACAAAATTAACTTTGAATTAACGTGAAATTGAATAATATTACTCTCATTGTACTCAACATCAAATATATTAGAACGTTTTTCTTCTGTTACAATGTTAAATGTCTTACCCTGTTTCGCTAAATCTTTTAATATTTCTACTGTTAGTTTCATTTTATATCCTCTAACATGGTTCTTAACTTACTTGTCTGAACTTTTACTGAAAAGACTGATAATAAATAAGATAACAAATAAAGTTTGAAATAATGGGAATCCCATGAATGTAGAAATTCCAAACAATCCGAAAAGCCATACCAATGCATAAGTGATTGCTAATACAAGTAATACCTTTAATGCAAGTAATAACACAACAGCACAGATAGCAGATAGTACAATTAATAAGTTTTTCATTCTAACGTTCTCCTTTAAGTACTCTACTACTATACCACAATTTATAAATTTTGTCAAGAAAAAGAGTTGTTTTTTAACAACTCAATTCTCCTGACCCTAAAAGGAATTATTCCTTAGTTAATTTATATACTCCTGCACCAGATACTAATGCAAGACCTACATAAGTTAAGAAATAAGATTCTACTCCAGTAGGGGTATTTTCCTATATCTCTAATAGTTCACGAGGGAGATTATAGGTGTTTTCGCACTTGCTATCTTCTTAATTAACGAAACTTTTATACTTGCTTTGGCTAGATATTTTTTCCCTGTAGTTCTTTCTGTTCTCTCAACGTTTACTCTGTTATTATCTATATCAATGAGATACACGTAACCTGTGGACATTCTGCCCACTATAAAACACTCGTTATTGTCATAGAGAACCTTATCGTAACGTTTAAACCCTGCAATCTTTCCTTTAGGTATAACTACATATTTTCCATTTGTTGTGTTTGTCCTAACGTAATCACCTTTAGGAACACACTTCTTCTTATACTTATTTGAACCATTGTTTTTGAATAGAACTCCTCGGCTGGCGATACAACAAGCATCTATCATATGTGATTTTTCTAATTCAAACACTCTACGCATTTCTTTTGTAATGAACCCATAAGTTATTTCGGCATCAGGATATTCTCTTTGTAACATGTGTCTTAGTACATTCATCTGTGTTGCATATCTTAACGTTCCCCTAGCCTTTTTACCAAACTTCTTTTGAAATGCTAGTAATTGTGATTCTGAGCTATGTGCTAAGTGGTGACAATCAGAACATAAGGTGATTAGGTTCGCTAATTTATCACTTCCACCTCTGCTATGTGGAATTAAGTGATGTACTTCTAATCTACAATCCTTCTTACCACAACATTGGCACTTGTAGTCATCTCTCGCTTTTGCAGCCTGTTTAAAATTCTCTTGTTGGTACAACTCTCCCTTAGCATAATCCCACTTATGATATGCTAAAGTAGGGTCTTGAATTAAATGTGGGTCAAACTCTCCTATCTCTAAAACTACTTCAGTAATAGGAAGTATTGATTTTATAAACTCGATTTCTCTTTTATGTCCTTGAAATTTTGAAATTAAAGTAGGGTTGTAACGGTCCTTACGTTTAGAGGATTTTCTGTTGTTGAATCTCGCCGGTCTATAGCGTAATTTAGTTCTTCTTGCTCCACGAAATTGTCTACGTCTATCCATCTTAGACTTAATATCATCTCTTAACTCTACTTGACTTTCGTAAACAACTTCTGATGTTGTATCATTAACAACTGCACTACCTACATACTTAGAGCCTGTATCTACTCCTAACGTAAGTGGTTGTGTAAAACTTGTACTTTCATATAGTAATTTTATTGTGAATGGACACTTTGAAACTACCTTTGCTCTTCTCTGGTTTAATAAAACTCGAACTTTAGCACCATTATGTGTAGGCATAAGTGGTTGTCCGTTCATATCTAATACATATACCAACATAATGGTACTCCTTTCTTATAAAAATAATTAACTAACTCACTCATACGAGTGGTAATGTGTATTTTGATACTGTTACCATATCAAAAATCCAACTTCCTCTCGACAATGTTATAAAGGCTTTTTGCACTATATACACAGGACTCTTACATACCCAATCCAACTTAATACATAGCGACAGTTGCTCCCGACTGAGGCGGCATCTGGAGGTGTCATAACCTTAATAACGTAGTATTTATTTCTGAATACTTAGTCTGTATGGTGGGTGCTAGTTTACACTAACAACTTTCGTTTGGCATTCCACCACCAAGTTTGTTGGATATTCTCTGTAAAATCTTCTGCAAATACTGTTGTTAGTTGAGCAACTTGACCAGTTAATATTAAACCTGCAACTGCCCCCGTTGATAAAATTCTTGTTATTTTACTCATCTTTTCTCCTTAATCTGTTGTTCTATAAAAATAAGATAATTCTTCACCTTTAAGATGTTCACAGGCATAAGCATCTGCCTTTTCCCATAAGTTGTTGTATAATGTTGCTAATTCATCATTCTTTTCGTAATGTTGCCAGATTTTCCAATTCAAAATCATAACAAGTTCAGTTAGGTACTTGTAATTATCTTTCCATTCCTTAAATGCTCGGTTGTAGGTATCCTTTACAGCATCTATTCCAAATTTCTCAGCGATTGTAAAATCTTCGAAGAATGTTGTGAAACATTCATATCCTGTTTGGTTAAACATAAGTTCTTTAAATGTCATATATAGCATCTCCTTTTTGTATATTCTATCACGAACAATTTCTTACTGTCAATACGAAGAAAAAGAGAGGTTTTATCCCTCTCTCTTCTTAACTATATTTGTTAGTGCCAGTCCAATAGAACTAATAAGAACCATGAACATGCTAATTAAACCATTAGTATGAACCCCTGTAGGAATATCATCTTTCTTCTGTTCTTTCTTTTGCTCAACCTTCTTATAGATGTGTACAATGTCTCCATTATCCTTTATCTCAGTTCTAACAAAAGTATAAGACTGGATTTCTCCGTGTTCCTTTACAAGTTTATTATCTTTCTTTAGTTCTTTGTTTGTTCCTTCTTCTACCCAAGTTGTTTCATAAGGTCTGTAGATATGTGTTCTAGTGTTTCCTACTTCTCTTGTTTCAACAAATTGGTAGTTCTCAAATGTCTTACTATCTTTAAATTCGTCAGTCTTTACAGGTTTATCTAAGTCCTCTAAACTTGTGGTTACCCACTTTGTAGTGAACTGTTTAAAGATATGTTTAACATTTCCTTTTTCGTCTGTCTTAGATTCCACAAACTTATAGTCTTTAATGTCATTACCTTTTTCAACTGTGCTAGAACCCTTTACACTGTCTTTTAAGGAATTACCATCTTCATCAACCCATTCAGTTATATACTGTCTAAACACATGGGTAACATTACCTCTTTCATCAGTATTTGTAGTTACATAAGCATAATCAGGAATCTCTCCATGTTCTTTTACGGAATCCCCTTTCACTAAAGGCTTTAATTCCTTGTTATCCCCATCTACCCACTTAGTTGTGTATTGACGGAAGATATGTGTTACATTGCCATTGTCATCAGTTTCACTATTCACATAAGCATAATCTTGAATAGTTCCATGTTCCTTAGTGTCTTTATCTGTAACCATGTCTTTTAGCTCTGTTCCAGATTCATCAACCCATTTTGTAGTGTATTGTCTGAACACATGAGTAACGTTTCCATCATCATCTGTTCTACTCTCCACAAAGGAATAGTGTTCAATATCACCTGCAGGTTTTGTAGAAGTATCAGTAACTGGTGTCTTTAGTTCCTTGCCAGACACATCAATCCATCTTGTATCAACCTGTTTCACAACAACCCTATTATAAGTGATAGTATTTGCAATTTCACCTACTTGTGGATAATTAACTACAGGTGGTTCAGTAGGTTCATCAACTAATGGTGTAGGTGTAGGAACTACTGGTTCTTCTGGTAATGTTAGGTCTACCTTACCCAACTTAGGAATATTGATAACTGAATATCCACCCCAACGACTATCATTTGTTTCAAAAGATACATTTAAAGTATTTCCTGCAAACAATGTTAGTCCTTCACCATAAGGGGTTGTCTTTGTATCATCAATACCAAAGTCTGTCTTACCTTTATATGTTACACTTGTGCCAGTATTACTTTCAATTGTTGGATATTTTGTTCCTGTTTCATTTGCTGTACCAACATCAGAAGGTAGAGTAGGAATAATTCCCTTAGCACTTTCTGATGATACAGTAGATTTCTCTGTTTCACCATCTAGGTCAATTGAAAGAATTGTATTCGCTAATTTAATTGGTTGACCTGTTGCATCGTCATAGAATTGAATCTCATAATGACCACCTTGCTTATCTGTACTGTTATCAGATTTAGGCATCCAATACATGTGTAATAGACCATCTTTTACTACGTTGATACTTCCCTCTGCATTAACTACTGGTGTGTCATTTGTTGCATAATCAAGAACAAACTTAACATGTGCAGAGATAACCCTTCCACTATCTGTTTCTCCAATGTTTCTTAGATTCATATTTAACAGTTCTCCTGCTGGAGTTCCTGCTTTAATTCTCCAAGATTTAATTGTCTTAATTGGATAGTTGTCTAAGGTCATTCCACCAATATATCCATTTGTATTATCAATCAATGAAGGTGAGGCATTAACAACCTCTACAGTAGAATTGGCTGACATCTTAATAGATTTACTTGTTGTTTCATATCCACCATTAGCCAATAATTCTTTACTAGCATTGATAGCAATATTATCGAAGTAATTAATAGAGTTCTTCTTCGTTTCATCATAGTTACCCCGTAATTCGATACCATTATCTAGTGTAGTAATGACTGGGTTAGCATTTAACCATGTCTCATTTTGTGCTTTCTTTGCATTATAAGCAGATAGTTTAGACTGATACTCTTGTTCCTTTTGTAAGTTCTCTTGCTTGATTAATTCATTTCTCTCAGAAACATCTCGTTTATCTTGTTCATACTTTGTGTTTCGTTCTTCTACTGCTTGTTTATAATTAGCAATAGCTGTATTAATTGCTTGTTTCTGTTCTGCAAGATTTGCTAGTGCTTGTTCTTCTGATTCAAACACCTTTGTTTCACCTTGATTAAATTTAAAGTCAGGATTCTGTTCCTTTAACTGATTAATGTAATCTAAGAACTCTTGACTTGTTACGTCTTTATTCTTTTGTTCTGCGTAAACAGATACAATGCCATTTTGCATCGCTACTACTGTTCCAGCACATTGTCCAAAGACTAATGTACTTAATAAAATTGGTTTACTTAATTTATTTTTCTTCATTTTCCCTCTCATTGAGGGGTGGGGAGTTTATTTCTCCCTCTTCCCCTTCTTAACAATATATATTACACCTAATCCAACAAGTACTAACATTCCACCAAAAGGTAAGCTGATACCAGTTGGAACATCAAATCCAAGACTATTATGTACTTTGATTTCTTTAATTGTATCTCCTGTAATATCGACTGCAATTGTTTTATCCTCAACTACATTGTTATCAGCAGTCATTGTTGTGGTATATAAATTTTCCTTTTCAGTTAGTTCTACACTCTTAATTGAAGTGCTAAATCCACTGAATTGCAGAATATCACCATGTTTCATTTGGAACTCATACAGTCCATCTGCATTAGGATGTAATACTTCTTTCTTCCCTACCTTATCAACGATTGTAACATCACCTGTATAAGTAGAATCATCCTCTGCCACTAATTTAACAGTAAAGTCAAATAATTCATCCTTATTACCTTGTGTTCCTGTTACAGTCTTACTTGCTTTAAATGTCTGTACCTTACTGTTGAAGAACGTGTAAGAAACATAACTATTATCTCTTGAGCCAGAAATATAAGGTGTAGCCATTTCTTTGCCTACAGTTGTATTATCTGTCTTATAACCTGACATATCCTGGTAATTAGATACAAATCCCTTAGTATTTGCATGTTCAATTACCGAAACTTGTGCATACATAGGAATGTCATAAACATCTACTCCACCATTGTTGGCAAGTTTTAAATTAATATCAGTATATTCCCCAGTTGATTTAACAGTTTTAGCCTCATCATTACCATATACAAAATATCTCACCTTGTCATTTTCTTTTAGGCCCTTAATAGATATGGTAAAGTCAAATGGTTCTGTTGTATCACTATTCTCAACCATCTTAGACACACTTAGTTGGTATAGGTCTGAAATATCGTTTGTAACAACTGCACGATTAACTTTACCTGTCTTAGCAGTATAAGTCTTAGATATTAAATCTTCTCCCTTTTTACCCCCTACATTATCAATTAAAGAGCTATCCTCAAAGACTTGTATAGATGGGGTATATGTATAACCTGTACCTGCTTCTGTTGTCTTTTCTCTGATAGAATATTTAAACTGGTCTAATCCCTCTGCTATAATCTTAACTGGAGTTGTCTTAGAGATATTAAAAGTCAACTTAGCAAGACCATGCTCATCAGAAGTAAAATCCCTTTTCGCCCCATACTGTTCGTATTCGTAATCTGTATTAGGAACAAGTCCAGATAATGTTACTTCAAAGTCAAAGCCATTATCGCCATTATATCCTGCATAACTCTCTGGAACATTCTTTTCAATATTCAATTCAGTAGTGTTATCTGATACATTTGGAAAGGTATCACGTGTATTAGTAAATACTGCTTCTGTATTTAAGTCTAATGTACCTGTTGTGTTTTCTTGACTTGTTAAAGTCCAGTTCTTAACACTTCTTTCAGTAATTGTGTATTGTGTATCTTTTGGTAGTTCTAACTTAATAGATTCATTCCCCATTAGAGTAACTGTACCAACCCCATCTTTGAAAAGAACGTTATTAATTTTCTTAATTCCTGAAAGATTTTCATGATGTAATGTAATATCAAATACAAACTGTGTACTATCTTCCACATCTACGTTCTTACGTATTGTTAAAGTCCTTGTTTCTGTATTAGTTGTGTTTGTGTATTTGTTAATGACAGTTGCAGTTGTGTTTCTATCTCCCACTTCTGCAATCGAAACCTTATTACCATTAATAGTTGTTGTACTATCAGTTCTGATATAGTTAGGATTTTCTTCTTCAACAATGTAGTGTTTCTCTTTTCTATCCATGACCTTCATGTTGTATGTCATAGTACCATCTGCATTGATTGTCCACTTATCATCTTCTGTTTCATAAATTCTGCCACCTGATAGATTCGGCTCCATATCTTTGGCAACTGTTTCACGAATCCAATATCCATCTGTATTATTGAACTCTGTACATGTAGTAGCATATTTTCTATCTTCTTCAGGAATTAAAGAACCATCAGAACGATACTTTAACACCCAACGACCTGTGTAACGTGGTGTAAAACCAGTATCGTATTTATTGAAGATTGTATAGCTACTATAACTCGCTGCAAGTCCAAAACCATCTGCAGGTAACTTCGTATTTACTGATGTTTTAATAACTTGTAGACCTGATTGACCTTTGAGTATACTAGTATCATTTAAAATATCTGTGGTGTAGTCACTTAGGTCTATTGACGATAGATGTACTTCCCAAGGGTCATGATTTGCTTCTAACATTTCTCTGTAGTTATAGTTTTCTGTTGACGTGGTGGCAGTAGTAACACGTGGTAATTTAGACACATCAAGTGCAACACCAATTCTCGCAAAGGCACGTGTGTAAATACCCTTTCCGTTACTGAGGTCAAACTTAAATGAAGGAACTTGTAATCCCTCAAAGATACTGTGGAAATTTCCACCACCACTCAAATCAAGCCCACTTACATCGAGTGGTTCGTTTGAATTATATAGAGCAAACATATATTGTGCATCAAACGGTTTAATATGTTGGCGTGAAAATAAATCCTTTACAGGAACATTTGAACCAGCAAACATACTATGTGCAGAATTTAATCTTGTTAAGTCCATTTTTGTAACATCAATCTTATCAATAAATGCATAATTAAAGGCATTTGTGGCTGTTGTAGGTTGAATATCCAATTTTTCAAATCCTACAACCTCTTTAACTGACGCCCAATCGAACATACCATCTATGCCCGCAATTTTTAGTTTTGACCAGTTATCACCAAATATGATTTTATCCACACCGACAAAGTTGAATACCCAATTAAACATGATACGTTTGTTGTCTGGTGTGCTATCATTCATCTCCTCTAGTCCATCTTCACTAATAGGAGTAGTCTTAGAAAAGTCAATTTCTTTTAATACCCCAGATTCGTATTCTAACTTAGGTGATGATGATTTAACTCTTCTTTTAAATTTGCCGATTCTACCAAAACCATTATAACCATTCATTGAAGTTGCAATTAGTCTAGTATCACTATCATATACAAGAGATGTAATATCTAAGGTTGGGTTAGTATCATAATAAGCACTTATTGCACTCATTACCCAACCATTATCTATCTTTTGCATTTGCTTAATTGTGCTATTAGATTTAATAACTGTATGACCATCTTCATAAATCTCTAATGTAGCATCTGTTGTTGTACCACCTGCATAGTCTGATAAGTTCATCTTCTTTACGACATTGCCATGACTGGCTACAGGCAGAATAGGAGAAGAACTACCTTCTGCATGTACGCTATGTGGTAACAGTGTAACAATACACATTATCATAAGTATAAATTGTATTAATTTCTTTCTCATACGTTCTTCTCCTCTTCCTATAATCCCTCGTCAGGTTCAGCAATCTCTGGGATTCCATGGTTATTCTCACTTGTGTTATTTTTCGCTTGTGGAATATCGTTAGGGTTCGTATATATTCTAATCTTAGGAATATATCCTTCTGGGTTACCCCCTACCCATTGTTTTGTAATTGTAATAACATCAGTTGCAAGTTGCGTATTCTTAACTACGTAGTCATCTCCAACCTTTTCCATATCTAGTGTGAAAGTACCATCTTTCTTAACTTCGAGAATATATTCTCTACTGTCTCTTAGATAAGACTTTTTATCTAGGTCTTTAGGGTCAGGGTTTTCTTGTACTGTATAGATACCTACTGGTACATCAACTTTAGCAATACCTCTATTATCTACCCATACAGTCTTATTGATTACTCTACCTTCTGCATCTTGACCAGATATTGTAAATGAAATACCCTCAGAGGCAGTATAACCACTACTAATAGGTTCGTTTGTTTCAGCATTTAACTTCTTAAAGGAAACAGAAACTAATCTACGATAGTTATATACAACATCTTCGTTCTTGTTCTCGGTTACATTCGTAATCGTTACAATACCGTTAGCATCAATCACTACTTTATACTCATCGGATGATTTAACATATTCTTTAGGTGCTTTTGTTTCAAACATCTTATAAGTACCCATTTCAATGTTCTTAAATTCCACCTTACCATTTTCATCGGAGGTAGATGTTTCTAAGACATCATTTCCATAGTCAGACTTACCTTGTAAAGTGAAACTTGCACCTCCTACTGGCACACTGATACCCATACTATTAGGATATGATTTCTTTTCAAACTTAACATTTGCACTTACTCTAGGTTTATTTTCAAGTGTAATAGCAGATGCAGTCTTACCATCAATTAATACTTCACCATACTTGGTTACTTCCACAATATGCTTTGTAGTATCAATGAAGTAGTGTTCTGTACTATCATATTCAACTAACATATACTTACCTACTGGAATCTTCTTAAAACTAACAATTCCATTAGAATCAGAAGTTCTAATCATATCAACTTCTTCATTATAAGCAGAAGTACCAAATAGTTCAAACTTAATACCACTAGCACCTTGCTTTGTTTCACTATTAATCTTATTAACAAAGACATTACCGGTAATCTTATATGTATTTGTTGTATAACCTTGATTAATATAAGCATTCATTTCTTCTCCACCAATCTCAATAGATGTAAGATTTGCATATACGTTGTTAAAGTTCTTATAGATTGTTCCATTAACAGGTAAACTATCTGGTGCCTTCATATTCAACTTAGCAACCACAGCCTTACTCTTGTCTAGTGTAAATGGAGAACCATCTTTAGAAGTACGACAATCAATTGCAATTGTCTTGATTGTAGAGTAGTCACTAAATTCTGAAATAGGTCTAAACTTATTTAGCATTTCAGTAGAACTTAACCCACGTAATGTTTCTAAGTTCATTGCAACATCACTAGCATATACAACCGGATTAATGCCCATATTCTCAATCTGTGTTGTGTCGATTGATTGTAAGATACCTCTCCAGTTAGATACCTCGCCAGAAGAAGTAGTAAAGTTTTCAATGGAATCAAATAACACAATATCTTTAGAAGAGGCATTACTTGCATTTGCAAATGTTAGTTTATACTCATATTCTTCATTAGGAGAAACTTGTGTGTACTTACTGTAACTAGAATCAGTACTATTCTTAATTGACTTTTGTAACCCAGAAGAGAAGTAAACTAAAGTGGCTAGATTATATGACTTATCGGCAAAAATCATTCTATCTCCTAAATTGTCCGATAGGTTACTCATTTCACGCTTGTAGTGTAATAAGTTCTTAGCAACACGATAAGAACCATTTGTAATACTACTATTCCCTGTTTCAAAAGCAATAGGGTTGTAAATCATATTACCATAATCCCGTACACTATCATAATCTAAGATAGTCTTAAAACGTAATATACCATTATTAAACTTGTCAGGAGAAGTAAAGGTATATAGTGTTCTACCCGTATTTCTGTAATTCTGTTTTGAAGTAACTGAAACTGATAGTTTTTGACCTGTTACATCATCAACTAACTCAACACTATCCTCATCTAAGATAAGACCTGCGGGCATTAAGTCAAACCACTTACCACCTTCTTGTGGGATATATTCAAAATCTTCCCCAGTTAACTTAGCAATTTCTTGAACATCAATTTCCCATGTTACTTCATACTGTTTCTTGATTCTGTTATTCCTAACATTTGCTACGTTCTTGTGAATACTGCTTGTTGTTTCAGTTCTACGTGCAAAGTCATATTCTTTAGGTGCTTCATACTCAAAAATCTGTTCGCCAGTACTATCATCTAAAGTTGCATAAAGATTTGATTGAATTGTGATAGAATCCTTATTTTTCACAAACTCATCAATCTTTGTAGAGTGCTTTAACATATACTCTGTACCAGATAAAATCTTTGTATAGGCGTATTTATTAGAATTAACTAACTTATATGCAACTACATTATCATCAAGAATTAACTTATTATTAACACTATCTAAACCATCTCTATGGAATGTATAAGTATTATTCTTAGGAAAATAATCTGCAATATGAACATAGTCATTATCTTTATTAAGATACTTAGCATACACTTCAATAACATCGTCATCACTTGGGTTAGTATTGTGTTCTACAAACTTATTAGACATAGAACTAAATGTAGCAGTTCTATATTCAGCATAGATAGACAAATTCTTAATCTGATAATCATTAAAGTCTAAGTCATTATCAACTGTCTTATCTTCTGAAACTAAACCAATTCCATTTACAAATTGTGTATATGTTACATTTTCTTTGAAATAATTTTCAGGTGTTATAGGTAGTCCATTAGGAACTGTACGGAATGTAGGTCTACCATACATAAACTGTCCAAAGTCTAACCCATCATACTTTGTTAAAGTACCGTTTTGGAAGTTCTGTAAATCAAATCTTGAATACTTATCAATCTTCACATTCACTAATGACCACTTTTCCATTTCTTTATTATTTACTCTAAAATAGTTATCACCATTCTGGAGTGTAATAAAGTCACCCTTCTCTACTTGCCAAGGTTCTTTTGAGTATTGAATTGTCGTTTCGGATACAGAAGGCTCACTTGCGGGGTCTAAATTATCTGCACCTTGTGTAGTTACTTCATTTGTTACCTTAAAGTTAATTGTTTCTTTTGTACTATAAGTAGCCTTGGGGAAACGATATAACACATAGTCATTTCTACCGTTTGTATTATTGAATAATAAACTATTTTCCTCTGTGTTTCCAGTTTTCCAACCAGATACACCGATGCTATACATATAAGGAGTAAATTCTTCTCCTGTTTCTTTATCAACTGCTTTTGAGTTGATTGTTAGTGTATGTGGCTGACTACCTGTAACGAAAGACGACACACGTACTTGGGAATATAGGTAGTCATCAGCATCTGCTGGCTTTTCTCCCCAAATATCTTGCCATTCATCCGTGATTGCTTGGATACTATCAGCATCTGATTTAGAACCCAATAGAGTAACACTTGTGTTGATTGTTACTTCTTCTGCTGTGGCTGTCGTATGTAGTTCTCCACCTGCTGTATCCATTTTGATTTTAGCCTCTAGTGTTTTAGCAGTTTCACCATCTCTAAAACCGCTAATAGAACCAGATAACTCATAACCAAATTCAATGTTATATGTTGTACCCGTCTTTAATGGTTTAATACTGGAAATAACAATGGAATTACCTTTATCTTCGTACATCCACATGGAATCAACTTCTACGCCTTGTGATGTGGCATTTTCATATTCTTCTTTTGTTGGAATTGATACCTTAAATTCATCTCCAACTTCACCACTTCTGTTATTGAACAGTGTCTTAGGTACTTCAATTGTTGTTGTCTTAATACTACCATCATCACCAGAAGTGCTTAAGGCTAATGTGTATTTTACCACATGGTTCTTCTCGTTTACATTAGGACTATATGTTTGTTCTGCATTTGTGATTGTGAAACTATCAATAGTTGTAGTACTATTAGATGTTACAGGTTCTTCTGCAGTTACTTTCTTTGGGGTTATACCAAGAAGTAAACATAGAGTAACTAGCATAATTTTGAATATTTTTTGCATACTTTTCCTTTCTTTTTAGTGAAAAACACTCACTATGTCAATAAATAAATAGCACAACTTAGAAAAAGAGGATATTTAATCCTCTTAAAACTACTTTTCGATGTGTTCAACCGGAACATCGGTAATTATGTCAGAAATTTTATAGAATCTGTTGTCAATCATTTGGCTTGTCAAGTATTTCTTTTCTTTGTTATCAGCATTACAAAATTTCTTAATATTTTCATGATTTTCAGGGATTATCATGTCATCTCCCCGTTTAATAAGTTTTCCATCTTCGGAATAGAATAATAATTCTCCTTTGACAGCTTTGATATATGTTGCCCCAAATTCACTAAAAAGCCAAATACTTAAAAGTTTTTTATAGGAGATAGGACAATCAATTGCTCCACTCGGAACAAGGTAATCTTCTCGTTTCATCTTTCGCTCAATCAGAATGTATATTTGTTTTTCTAATGATGTGAAGAAGATTAGAGGTATTGTGATAGCCCAAAGAATAGGTAAACCAATTAGCATAGTATTAAAATCCGTAGTATTCCTTTCAAGGTAGAAACGAATTATAACTACGGTTGGCATAACAAGAAGAACAAAAATAAGGATTGGGAGTACTGATAAGATTTTATCTAATTCCACCTTACTAAAATATTTTACAGAACTACCTACCCATTTAGATACTTTCTTCTTAGATTCCCAATTAGTTGTTAAAACATTATTTCGAGATGGGATTTCATTCTTGTTAGTTTCTTCTTCAACTTCCATGTCAATCTCGACACATTTATCATAGGGGAGTTTTGCTTCTTCTACCTTAAAGTTAGTCATACACTTATTTCCTTTCATTCTATAAATTCTTTAGTTTTTGAGCGTATAGTCTGTACCAAAATAAGTGCCAAACAAGTATGTAACTTTTTTAGATACTTCTACCTTATCTCCAACAGACAACTGGTCATACACTTTCTCACTAACGCTAATAGTATCCTTCGCACCTTCATCTTCTATCACGATTTTATAGTGTGTATTATGGAAAAATAGTGGTGCATTATTAACTGGGATGTAATAGCTACTAGTTGATGTTTTCTTATCTACAACAACAGTTGTGATTTCTGAGGCCTTAGTCTCCATGAGGTTACCACTTGGATTATTCTTTACCAATCCAAAAATCCACACACATATTACTAAGAGTACAACAACACTTATGCCAATAAATCCTTTATCAAGTTCTTCTTCTGTGCTGATATGCATTGCTAAGGCTATTGCAAGTATTACTCCAAGTAACATAACAATAAGTACCATAAGTTAATTACCTCTCTTAACATGATTAATCATAGCACAATATGTCAAATTTGTCAACCATTGGACTATGATAAAATAAAAGAGAACTAATTATTAGTTCTCCTCTTCTTCAAGTTTCTTAAGTTCTTCTTCTCTTTCTGCAATCAACTTCTTAAATGTTTCAATATCGTCTTGACATTTATAGATTTTTTCACGTCTTTCAAACTTTTTATAATTAACAAGGTATTCTTTCAAATCTTCGAAATCGGGTGACACGAGCCAGTTAAATTTTAGTCTGTGTTTAGCACCTTTCAAATCACAGAAAGAAACTTCATCCCCTGCGTAGAAAATGTTTTTATATGATGTATCGACCTCAACTAACCCATTAGAAATCTTAGATACAATAAATGTAACATAATTTTCAAGTACTTTATCGTAATTATAATATATGTAGTTAAGGTTTGACATATCCTGTGCAGAAATGAATCTATCCTCAAATGGCGATTGGTCAAGATGAACTGCATGTGCAGCTAACTCAATAGCACGATGATACTTTCTACGGTCATATTCTGCGACCTCATCATCAGTTAAGGTAATATCCATAGTTGCTGTGCTATACCCCAATAGTGTATTTTCGTTAAAGTATTCAATAATTAACTTTTTATTATTAATGTCAATATTTATCACTTTTTCTAGTTCAATCTTAGTTTTGTGGTTATTGTTGTATACGTTGAATAGCATTTCCTCTGATGGTGTAAAATCTTTTCTTTCCATGTTCAGTATTCTCCTATTTATCTTACAAAGTTATTATACACTATCTTGTGGGAATTGTAAATAGGGAAAATAAAAAGAGTAGTATTTCTACCACTCTTAGTTAATCTTTCTTACAAAAGTATAGTATGGGAAGTTACATCTCGTGAATAAGCTAAGTTCTTTCTTTTCCACAATTTCAACTGTATTCCCAATTTCAACCTTATTAAAATCATCCTTAAGGATTCTTACAACAACCTGTTCTTTCTTAGTTTGAACAATCAACTTGTACAAAAATTCTACTAAATCAGGATTAGATTCCCAAACAATGTTGGTGTTAGCCCACTTGTTAGTTACTGTTCCAACCATCTTTCTTGAGATTTCCATCAATTAGCCTCTTCCAGTACTTCCGAACCCGCTTGTACCTCGTTCAGTGTTGTTTAGTTCTTCTTCAATATATTCTGTATCTGGTACAGGTACAATTACTAACTGAACACATCTCTCTCCTGCTTTAATCGTATGTGATTCTTGACTAATATTGGTAATACGAGCCATCACTTCTCCACGATAATCGCTATCAATGACCCCTACAGAATTAGTTAAAGTACATCCATACTTAAAACCTAATGAGCCACGAGCAAATAGTAAACCTACATAACCTTCAGGAATTTCTACATAAAAGCCAGTGGAAACAATAGCGTATTCACCAGGCTTAATAGTAATATCTTTATCTGTATTATTAAATAGGTCAATACCAGCAGAACCAACTGTCTGCTTCTTTGGCTTTTCATAATTGCCGATGTATCTATATTTAATTTTCATTACTTTGTATCCTTTGATTCAATTTGTTCTTTCAACTCTTCGAGGTCATATACCATGCTTAATGTGATAACAGTGTTATATATTACCATAAAATATGTTAAGTAGACATATAAATTTTCCTTAGTGAACAAACTTAAAATAACACCCACAACAACTGCTAAGAACACAACTATCAGGTTCTTTATATATTTCATGTTATTTTACCTTTTCCCCAATTGTAATCAAAGTTAGAAGGATTAACAATAAAAACATATGTGTAACACCCTGTGGGTTACCTGTAAATGTTCCTACTACCCCAATACCTAGTGCTATTCCTACCACAAAATAATATATAAAATTTTTTAATCTATCATTCATAATTTACTTACCTAACTCTTTCTTTAGTTCTTCTACCTGTTCTAATAATTCCTCTAGTTCTTCTTCTTTTTCTTTTCTGTCAAAGGCTTCCTGCTCTTTTAACTCAATTTCTTTCAGTTTTTTGTTTGTTTCGTCTAACTCGTTTTTAAGTTGTTCTCTATTTTCTAACAACTCTTTTTCAGACATTTCAAACATTTCTTTTTTAACAAGTGTCTTACTCCAGTTTATACTTCCATAGTGGTCTTTTTCACTAGATTCAATCACAATGAATGTGCAACCTAAATCATTATTAATTTGCTCATAAACTTCATCAATATCCTCATAAATACTGTATGAGCCATAAACACTACCAATTAGGTTTTGAACAAGATAGACTTGACACTTAATCGTTTCGTGTAGTTCTAGTAGCTCTTTTCGTAGTTGTTTATCTCTGCTAATATCAATTACATCCACACTACTTACCAATTTCACTTTCTAATTTCTGCACTTGTGCCATCAATTGTGCGTATTCACGTTTCTTAATTTTAAGTTCTCTCTCTTTTTCAGACTCTTCAAACAATCTTAACTGCTCTTGGTTATACGCATCTAATTCTACCTTTAAAGCATCTTTGTTCTTTAAAATTTCCTCTTCGGACATATCTAACAGTTCTTTCTTGATGTAGAGTATATACATGTCATCTTCATTTTCATGTCTAAAATGGTCATACTCAACTAAAACAAACTCGTCTTCTTCGCTAATATCTGTTATGAGTGTATAGCCATAGTCAAACCAACTGTCATCAGTTCTATAATCCCTACCAATGTTTTCGTGAATAAAGTTAATCTTATTGTATAATTGTGTCTCTAATTCGCCTCTTGCCATCTCAATTTCTACAAGTTTTTCTACTAATCCCATATTAATATCTCCAATCAAACTTATCAAACAATTCTATTTTATCACTTAGCAACTCATCTGTCAATTTATCGTAACCACCATTATATTCTTTCTTAATATTATTCAAGTAGGTATGAACCTTATGTCTACCTCGTGTCATTAATTCCATCTTATTGTGGCAATTAGATTTATTCCATTCTCTTTCTTGAATGTTTCTGTAATAATCATAGTTCTTAACATGAATTTCTTTACGTTCTTTAATTCTACCGAAAAGTGGTCTATCCCAGTATTTTTGTTTCCTATAACCAATACAAACATATTTCCATTCTGGGTATTCATCCCATGTATTACGAACATATTTAAAATCAAAATATTCGGGATACCAGAGTTTTAAATATTCGACAGGGAAACGTACTCTGGATTCATGTAGTGTATCTCTTTCAATTCTTGTAATAATAGGAAATGCATTGTAAGTGCGAACATATCTCTCTAATCTAAAGTTTTTACGATGGCAACCTTTAATGAAATCAAGTCTTTTATCTCTTTTTCGTCTTGCATAACGATTTAACTTTTTGTGCATTATTATCACCACCTTAAACTATAGAAATTATATCAAGTTCTGTATTACAGACTACTTGTCAACCTTTAAATCCAACATTCCACTTTCAAGCACTTCTGGTAAGAAATGGATTTCATAAGCAGAACGTGATACATCAGCACCACCGATGTCCTCTACAACATAAGTTGTATCATCATTTAAGAAAATCATATGCTTATGATACTTTTCTCCATCTTTAACAATGACATTTAATTCCTTAGTATCACCATCTGTCTTTAAACTCATAACACCAGTCATCTGCATTAATACCTTATCGGTACGTGTATTAAACACAGTAATTCGTCTTGTTACGTTAAAACTATCTGCCTCTTGTGTAATATTATAACGCACTGTATCTGCTTGTGTGCAGCCTGTTAGAAGTGTTGCTGATGTTAATGCTACTAATGCTAATTTCAATATTTTCTTTAAAGTCATATAACTATACCCCTTTTTCATTAAATATATTATTATAGTTTCTCTAATTCTTCTAACTGCTTTTTCTTTTCGGTAAGAGATTTTTCATACATTTTAATATCATTTTTTAGATTATTAATGTAGTATTGTTTCTTCTCTTCCTCTACTTTAGCGAGAGTATCAGCATATAATTCTTTAGCTTCATATCCTGTCATAGATAGAAGTTCATTTGGAAAGAAATATTCTACTTGTTCATATGTATCTTCATCCATAGTTATTACTTTGATACCATCTTTTTCAGTGTAATATCTTTCAACAGTGTTTGAGTCTCCAGTTACTTCCTTTGTGAAAGATTCAATTTGTTGGTGTAAGAATTTCTTTATTGAGTCACTTCCGAGACTGTTAAGTTGTAGTAATAAGGAAATGTTTGGAATTTTAAAGTAGTTGTGTTCTTCCCCAGAAAGTAGTCTTACTACGTGATTGATAGAACTGGTGTACACTTCTTTTTCATACTCATTTCGTTTATCGTAGTCAATTCCTAAATCTTCAAATTTAATGAAAATGTCTGACTTTTCCAGATAAAAATTAAAGCAAATGCGTAACCCATATACATAACTTGTAATAGAATATATATCCTCTAATTTAATATCTTTTTTGAGAGTATTTTTCACATAATTAAATGCTAGTTCTTTCAAAGGGTTTAATTCTTCTATTTTCATACTACATTTCCTCGCACTTTCTTACAAATAATTCTGTTCCCAACAATCAGTCTTTAATGTGTTATCAGTATAATAAACATTGTGGCAATAGTATCCGTTATGGTAGTTATACACCCATGCATATACAGGGGGTTCATTCTTAATATTGACCTTAACTGCAAATTTATCATCCATATACTTATTACATACTTCTTCAGGAACGTCTACACCAACTTCAATGGATTCAACAAACTTTTCCACCTCGAAATGTTCTAGAGTACAATCAGTACCAAAATCTTCGCAACACTGTGGATAGTCATTAATACCAAGAACAAAGTTTTCAAATTTCTTATTCTTTCTTACTGGCACAATATTAATCGCCACTTCCATAGAATATTTACATGGGGTTGGATTTTTTGTATTAATCTTGCAAATACTATTAATCTTATATACTGTACTCATACTGTACCTCTCTTATTTATAGTTCTATATTATCACAAAACAAAAGATTTGTAAATAGAAAAAGTGAAGTATTTTAATCTACCTCACCTATCTTTAATATTAACTTATCTTTCTTTTTACTTAACTTTATACTCTATCTCATCAGTGAGAGTGGTATCTTTACTATCATCGTCTACAACTGAAATGATTCCATCAATTTCTCGTAACTTTGTTAAGACCTCTTTATCAAAATCTGACATATCCTGTTTCATCTTTAAAATCTTGTCTGTTAATTTCATACGTTCTCCTTACTTTACGAGTGCGCCATATTTCTCTTCTAACTTTTTATTTGCCTTTTCAGCACATTCTATTTCTCTCTGACTTCTACGAATGGTAGATAGATTTCTTTGATACTCCTCTCGTGAGTCTTGAAGTTTCTCTAAGGCATTTAAACTTAATGAGATATTGCGATAGTCGATTAATTGATTATCTGTTGCGTTAAAGATAACTAAAGGAATATCACAACTGAAAACACCATCGTCATCAACACCATAGGCTTCAAAAGAACATCTAACGTCTAAGTGAACCATATCATCTTTAATAGACACACTTTCAACTCCGATAATTTCTTCTTGAATATACAAGAGACCTAAGTAACCTTGAATATGTTTTAATCTATCGGTCGCTTCTTTCATCTTGCTCTTGTATTCTTGCTCTGCTTGGATTGCTTGCTCAATTAAACTCATATATTCTCCTTTAACGCTTCAAGTTCTTTTCTACTCATCATTAATAATTCTTCACTTAAACAGAAGAATGTAGTAGTCATACCATTACTTATATAGAATATATCTAAAATGCCATCTCCATAGTCTATAATGTCATCAATACCGATAATAGCATCATTATTGTCAGGAATATTATACTCAAAATCTTTATAAGTGAAGTTGCTACCAAGTTCTTCTCTAATCATTCTTAATTGTGATAAAAGTTCAGCATCCAAAGATTCTTTTGCTTTATATGTACTTTTAACTTTCTTTAAATCTACCATGACAGACTCTCCTTAATACTTTATATACTTATATTATACAACTAATGTAACAAAAACTATACAGGATTTGATGCAAATTCATTACTTGTCTACTTCAGGAAACGTATCTCTGTAAGACTTTATTTCTTTACGAACTTTCTTAATCCACTTTGTTAATGTTTTCTTACTCTTCTCTAATTCTGAATGATACTCTTCATCAGATTCACCGAAAACATCAAATGAACTCCAACTAACGAAATTCTCACATATATCACTTAATATCCGCTCAATGAAATCAGGTCCTTTAATGTTATAGATTTTTCCTTTATTTTCATCATAAGGACAACCACACACATAACATTCTTTTTCAGATACTACTACAACTTGTGTCCCATGGCTTTCTCCATCAAACTCAAATAAAATACATGGTTCAACATTGTTTAGATATTTATAAAACTTCTTTAACATATTTATCGCAATATTTCCATCTATATAAGATAGAACAACAGTACTAGAACCACTTTCATCTTCAAATGATAGGAAAGACCACCCACCACAAGGTTTATCTAATTCGACACTTACCATATATACCTCTTTCTATATATCATTATACGATTTATTTCTCAACTTTGCATGGAGCGTTATATGTTAATAGGTCACTAATGGAGTAAATATAACCGTCAATCATTTGTTTATCTATTTCGTTAGTAATAGGTGTGTTCAACCATGATTTAAACTCCTTATCAAGACTACCAGATTTATTATAAAATAATGTATATCGATATGAGGAGTTGTTACCCTTTTTAATTCCTACTAAACCTTTTTCTTGAGCGAACCATTTTGCAATTTTTAGACGTTCCTCTAATGTAGTATCAATAATATTAGAGTCGATTTGGTCTAGTCTAGTTAAAACTTTCTTTCTAAGTTTGAAAAATGTCTTATACGTACCATCGTTGAAGTCCCATGTATCTGACACAATTACAAATCCAAGTTTAAACACTAACCACTTTTGTTTCCATCTTGGCAATAGTTCCTTGTTAAATGGTCTCTCGTTGTCTATTGTCTTTTCTCCATCTCTCGTAATTTTTAACATATACACTATCTCCAGTTCTTTTTCTTGAACTTCTCAAAAGACTCTACAACATTATACCATTGATTAGAGCATTTGTCTAGTTTATGAAACACATATGAGTCACCAATTAGTTTATACATATCTTTTTCGTTACCATAATTGGCACTAAAACTAAATTCTTCTGGGAAATTTAATAATTTTAGCAAGTTCGTATAGTCGTATTCTTCTGTCTTAATCTTAAACTCTAGTGTATCGTTTAAGCCATTAAACCCATAAAAAGGGTCGAAATAGATACTTGCATATCGCAATTTTTCTCTTGCAATATGTTTAATAACAGGAAATTTCTCTAATTCCATCATTAAGTCACTGAAATACTGCACAGGCATTTTGCTGGAGAAGTTAATTGAGCCTAAGTTTGGGTGATAGTTCGTGCCATAACCTTTTTGTACAAGTCTTGTGTACTTGGTACTGTCACCACCGTATGAATTATCTTGAATTTGAAGGTTGTGTGTCAATAATTGCTTATAGTCTTTTGTTAATTCTTTCTTAAGACTATCAATATATAGTTGGAAGTGCTGTAAGATTGTTAATGGACTTCTAACATCAATGTACTCTCGTGCAAAAGCGAGTGAACTATTACCATTCTGGAAATCTTCCTTATGTTTAGATAGTTCCTCTAATCTAGTTGAGATGCTTAAAACATCTAAAGCATACTTTTCTTCACATGCTTTTAATCGTTCCTTAAGTGCTGTTTCTTCATTAATAACATTAATATAATCCATATCTAATCTCCTACTTTAATCACTAAAAATATTCAATACAATGTAACAGTAATTTTTCTAGTTCTTCTTCACTTTCTATAGTACTAGAAAAACTAATACAATATTTATATATTTCCCAACTGTCCGTAATAGAATTTAACCAGTCTACATCTTTTTGATTAAATGTTGAGTAAACATTTAAGTAAATACCCACACCTACTACTGGTTTAGCACCATTATAGTCTATTGTGAATGCGTGTTTATTACAATAGAATGAAACAGAATTGTCCGTATAGGTTTTAAGCACAACTTCATATTTACGTTTTTCTAAGTCCTTAATAATATCTTCGATTTGTTCTTTATTCATATTGTCCTCTATCTGGTGATATTATTGTATCATATATGGGAAAATAAGTAAATAGAAAAGAGAGAAGTTTTTACAATTCTCTCTAATTTGTACTCCTTTGTCTACAAGTGGTTCTGACTAATATGTTCTTCTGCCTCAGTCAAGTTTTTGCACACTGTCACTTTACCACTTAGTTCGGGTGGCAATACATACTCACCATCATAGATACCAGTTGTTACTAAATAGTTTTCCGTTATTCCAGCACTTACACTCGCTAATACATCAGATGTCTGGTCACCCACCATAATACTGTTGCTCATATCAATGTTAAATAATTCTCTCGCTTTCTCAAACATTCCAGATTTAGGTTTCATACAAGGACAATTATCCTCTCTCACATGGGGACAATATAAAACTGCTAGTATGCTAATACCATGCTTTTCTAACTCTTTCACCATATAAAGATTAAACTCTTTCATGGTTTCAATATCATAATGACCTTTCCCAATTCCACTCTGATTTGTTACCACAATAATATCATATCCTAATGATGTGACTTTTTGCATAAATGACACAGTGTCAGGGAAAAATTCTAAGTCATTAATTAAATGTGTTTCAACCTTATCAATATGAATCGTTCCATCTCTGTCCATAAAGACTATCTTTCTTAGTTTATTCTTGTCATATTCTCTGTTAAGATATGAAACATTATCTGTTTTAATCATTTTTAATCCGATACCTCTCTTGGTTTATTATATCACTTATGAAAAGAAGGAGAAGTTTTTAGACTTCTCTCTTCTTAATCACATTTGTTAATGCTAACCCAATAGAACTAATTAGAATCATGAATAGACTGATTAAACCACTACTGTGTACACCTGTTGGTATATCGTCTTTCTTCTGTTCTTTCTTCTGTTCTACCTTTTGTTCTGTCTTTTGCTCTACCTTCTTGAACACATGAACTAAATCACCATTCTCTTTAGTTTCAGTTCTTACATAGACATAAGAATTAATATTTCCATGCTCATGTGTGCCATCTTGTTTCTTTAATTGAGTGTTTGTCTTATCCTCAACCCACTCTGTCGTTAGTTTATGGTAGGTATATACTTTAGTTCTACCTTCTTCTTTAGTATCAATGAGTTTATAGCCTTCAAACTGTTCTTCCTTCTTAAACTCATCTGCTTTAGCAGGCTCTGCTAAGTTCTTGTTGTCCTCATTAACCCAAGATGTTGTAAACTGTGCAAAGATATGTTTTACGTTACCCTTTTCATCTGTCTTAGTTTCTAAGAATTTATAGTTAGGTATTGTTCCACTATCCTTCACTTCCTTACCAGTGAATTTATCTTTTAATGGTATATTATCCTCTGTTACCCATTCTGTAGTGTATTGTCTGTAATGATGAGTTAAATTACCATCAACTGTTTCAGAACTTACAAAAGTATAATCACTAAAATCTTCTTTATCTTTTGTCTTATCTCCTACAAATTCAGGTTTAATGTCTTTATTGTTTTCATCTACCCACTTAGTACTGAACTGTCTAAAGATATGTGTTGTAATATCTCCTTCAGTTTTTGTTTCAACGAAAGCATAATCGTCAATAGTACCTTTGTCTTGAATACCATCTTCCTTAACAGGTTCTTTTAATGTCTTACCATTTCTATCTTCCCAACGAGTTTCTAATTGTTTATACACATGTCTGACATTACCTTCATTGTCTGTATCATCGTGGTCAAACACATAATGAGAAATAGTACCTGCTGGTTTAATATCTGTATCTGTAATAGGTGTTTTTAATTCTTTTCCATCTTTATCTACCCACTCTGTTGTTAATTGTCTAATTAGCACACGACTATAAGAAATAGTATTAGGTGTACCATTATTACCAGAATAGTCTGGGTCATGATGTGGTTCTAAAGCATCTGGATATGTTGCTAGTAATGGTGGTAGAACATCTTTTATAGTTACTGCACCATTTACGATTAACCATTGTCCACTAGCATTTGATTCAGCAGATAGACTAATAGTGCTACCACTTGTTACAACACCTGTACCACTACCAAACCACATGTTAGGATTACCAATTCTATCCCATCTTGTACTATCCCAACCTTTATAGTTTGTAGAATTGTCCGTATCTTCATCTACTGCATAAATTTCATGGTTGGCACTTTCCTTAATTAAAGAACCATTGATAGGTACAAATCTGAAATTCTGATTGTAAACCTTTTCAACGTATCTGTACCCAGATGCAGTCGTACCAGAGTTTAAACTGCCCATATTTACTAATGCTGGATGTGCTTCATCAAACTCAATTAAATTACCTTCTTCATCATAGAATTTCATAGTCAAGTTTGTCTGAACAGTGTTATTACCTTCTTTAGTATTATATGTCCATAGACCTAAAGCTGGGTTCTTCAATACAAATACAGAGTGTGGCTGTGTTTGATTAGAAGAAATAGTGTATTCTATCTTACTAATCTTCTTACCTGCGTAACTACTATTCTGTAAATTTGTATAAGTTGCTGTAATGCTATCACCCTGAGATAAAACAACTGGCAAGCCTAAGAAGTTATCATTACTTGCTTTCCAAGTCGCATAACCACCAGACCATGATTGTTCTAATGTATCTCCACTTTCAGGCTTATAGTCTACATTTCCATAGTCATTACCATATCTGTTGTCAGAACGTTTCCAATACCCTTGGAAGTTGCCACTAACTGTTACTTCTGCATTAGGTTCATCTTTAAAAATAAGATTCTGTGCTAACGTTTCCGTTAATTGACCTTCCTCTGTTTTCTTACTCTCTAGTTCTGCTTTCTTAGCATCCCATTCTTGTTTTGCTTGGTTATAGGCTGCTACATCTTGGTTATACTTATTAACCTTAGCATTATATTCATCCTTTGACTGTTTCTTTGCATCTTCATACTGTTTGATAGATTGTTCTAACTGTTGCTTTTGTTGTTGTTCTGCCTGTTGTGCTTCTTGTAGGGAATTATACACAGTTGTATTTTCTTCAAATTTGAAATTAGGATATTTCTGTTTTAAGTCATTAATGTAATCTAAAAACTGCTGACTTGTTACATCTTTATTCTTCTCTTCTGCATAAGTTTGTACAATACTGTTTTGAACCAGTGCTACTGTACCAATACACTGTGTAAATGCTAATGTACTTAATAATACTGCTTTATGTAATCTGTTTTTTTTTGTTCATCTTTGTCTCCTTTTAACATTTATATATATATATCAAAAAGAGAGAACTTAATCTCTCCCTTATTTCTTTTTAATCGTTATATAATTATAAAGAAATTTAATTACTTTTCTATTTTTCAATTTTAATTAATTCTTCTATGACAGATTCAACTAAACCATATTTTTCTTTTAGTGATTTTTCACCAACTTTAGCCTCTGCTTCTGGTTTATAATCAATTCTTAACATGTGGGTTTCGTCTAAATACATCATAGAAATAATTGTATTATCTTCGCCGAATTTAGAACCGTAAACTCTTAACTTGTATCCGTTATAAGTTCCCTCTTCTGTTTCTACATTCTGGAGGTATCTATTCCATGCCTCGTACTGTGCTTGAAGTGTGCCTTTTTTTAAATCTTTCTTATCCATAGTTATGGTCGATACTTCAAAAATATCGTCACGTACCTGCAAAGGTTTTGACATGTCTGCCATACCGGTCGTGATTTTGGAAATGTGAAAGTTGCCTAACTCTTCTAGTGTATGCTTATCAAGAGTAATTTTTCTTTCGTTTTCTAATTCAGGATTTGTTACTATGTAATTCACAAATTTCTTGTTTTCCACAGTCGTTGCTGTTGTATAGTAAGAGTGTGGAAATTTTACTTCAACATCATGGTCAAAACTGTCGATACCCTTAACTCCATGGACACCATCTTCTGTTGCATTTAACTTAATAGTGTCATATTTGTCTTGTTTTAGTAACCGAACGTCTGGCACTTGTTTCTTTTCTGTTTCTTGTGTTTGTTCGTGTGGAATGGTTGTGCCCTGTTCTTTGAAAGCACACCCAACCAACATTAGTATCGACAATGCAGATAATAGTAATTTTTTCACTTATTATTCACCTACTTCTTAATTGTTACTAATTCGTCAAGTAACTCAACTACTCGCTTGTGAGCATCTTCCTTAGACATGTCCTTTGTGTTCTGGTGCTTGTTGAAGTATGTTAAATATAACTTGTTTCTAGTATCTAAATATAAGTAGCCTTCAACATAACCACCATCATCTGTATCTACCTTGTTAGTATATAAAGTATAACCCTTATAATCACTCTTAATTAGATTCTCTTTCTTATCAAAATCTAGGTAATAAGAGTCTACGTCTTCAGGAGTAGTACCATGTTCTGTATTTTTGAAATGCTTAGGCATGAAACTTGCTGTAAAGGTTAACTTATCATAAGAATAGGTGTCGTGGTCTTTCTCAAAACCTGTTGCAATTACCTTACCAATATAGTCATTATTGAGTTCATCTGTTGACTTCTTGTATTCTTCATCCCAATAGTGGTCTCTCTCTTCTACTTCTTTATTTAAACGGTACTTATCTGAAATATGTCCGTTCTTATCTACTACGATTGCCCTTACAGTATAGTTGGTTGGTAATTTAATTGACACATCGTATGCAAAGTTCTGAACGTTCGGTCCTACTGGTTCTCCATCATCACCCATGATACGATTACCATTCTCATCGACCATTCTTCCGTCATATTCTGCTCCAGATGCTCTTATCTTGAACTCTTCGAGTTGCTTCTGTGAAAGAATATCAAATTTTGATGTGTCTTTTTCTTTTTGTTTTGGTGCTTCTGTTGTCTGTTCTGTTGTAGTCTGTTCATTTTCTTGTTTAGGTTCTTTAGGTCCACAGCCAACTAAACCAGATAACATTACTACAGCACATAATCCTGTCAATAATCTCTTGTTCATTTTATCTCCTATTTCTTCTTAATTGTAACCAACTCGTCTAGAACCTTTGTTGCTAACTTAACAAGTTCTTCCTTGTTTAAGTTTTTAATATTCTCTGTTTCTGGTTCATGCTTTACCCATAGACAAGTATGGTCGTCTAAATACATAAACATATGAACACCCGTAGGTACTCCATCTGTGGTTTTAACCGGTACTACTTTTAACTTATATCCGTGGTAGTCTAACTCTGAAACATCACTCTTCTTAGGGTCAACAAGGAAATTATTTTTAACATCTTTCTCCTCGTAATTCTCTGTTGAGTATGTTAAATGTGTCATGAGTATATCTGCAAGATTGCTGTTGCTATTTTCTGCACGCATACCTGCATAAATCTCCCAAACGTGTTCGTTATTTTCAATATCTTCTACCGTTGCTCGGTTTTTTCCTTCTGCTAGTTGGCTGTTTTCCAACACCTTATCCATCACATCATTCCAACGTACAAACTCTTTTGCATCATTCTCTTGGATAGATGTTACGTGCATATAATAGTTTGATGGTACTTTAATAGAAATATCATATTCACCTGAATCGGTGCGTGCTTTTGTTGCCCCATATCCTTTACCCATACCTCTAAGATGAATAGTATCATACTTATCTTGGTGGAAGATGTAATAATCCTCTGACTTATTACCATAAATTGATTTTTGTTCTGCTGTTTCTTTTGTTGTTTCAGTGGTATTTTCTTTGTTTTCAGATACTACTTTTTCTTGTTTGGCACAACCTACAATTGGTAATGCTAACATAGAAACTAAACCTAATTTAATTAGTTTATTCATTCCCGAAATCTCCTATCTTAATTATTAAATTTCCGTTATCGTCTAACTCCATTGTTTGGAGTTTATTATCAAATCCATGTGCAAACTCATCATAAGACACATAATATGTGACTTCCTTATCACCTTTACGAACAGTTGCTAAATTACCAATTATAC